GTCCTTAAATCCCTACGTCTTTAAATCCCTACGTCTTTAAATCCCTACGTCCTTAAATCCCTACGTCTTTAAATCCCTACGTCTTTAAATCCCTACGTCCTTAAATACGTAATATATTTACTCATATTTTTATTTATACGTTCAATATAATCGATATTCCATCCAATAAATTTAAACGTATATTCTGTATATCCTTTTTTTGGTATATTATAACCCTTTATATAATATCCTGGAAAATCATAAATAACATTAATTTCGACGCATTTTAGAAGTGCACCCATATTTAGTAAAAACTCACATTCTATATTGCTATTCGCAAACAGTTTTTCGAGACTGTCATGAATACTGAATGGTTCTGATATAAATGTATAATTAAACGTGTCAAACATATCCTCGTCAATAATAATTCTCCAGACAATATGTTTACTAACATCATCATCATGATTAAAAGCATATTTAATAGCTATTTTCTCTTGAATCGATGTTGATAAAAAGGTTTCTGTCGTAATTATATTCCCTAAATATACATTATATAGCATTTTTTTATAGCGAGGGTAATTGAAACCACGAAACAAAACCATTCTCTCTCTTGACTGTCTTCTTTGACTATACCTTGGTATATTAACTACAGCATATAAAGGAGGTAGTTTTGTTGCTAATGAATTGTATAATATTTGAATATTTTTTAACTGTTCTAAAATAAAATTATAAACATTTATTTCATTCTCTTTCATATATTCCTCATAATTTTTAATTTTAGTATTAGGATTGTCAAAAATGTTAGACTGTATATACTCTAATAACTCAGACTTTGTATAATTATTTAGAAATAATTGTTGATGATTTATTAATAAATATGTAATAATGTTGTAATTTAACCTACAGTATCCATCACCCTCTCTTAAATCAAAATAATCATCAGCATCATCTTCATTCTTCCATTCATATACAAAATCTGTTATCGGTTTTTTAATCCCATTTCGTGTTATAGTAATTCGATTCGTATAATTCCGCAAACTCGGAAAGAACTGAATAGTAGTCATCTATAATATCACCACATATATATATCTATCTTATATCTCAAAGATATTTAAGAACTCTTCAATATTATATATTAATGTTTAATTTAAAATTATGAAAAATAAAGAGGATGACGCAAAGCGTAGTGGGTATTTTAGGCCACAAATATGTAGAAATTGCGGTATTAACGGGCATTTATACAAGGATTGCTTACATCCTATAATGAGTTTTGGTATAATCTGCTATAAAATCGAGAATGGGGAAATTAAATATATTATGATACAACGCAAGGACAGCTTGGCTTTTATGGAGTTTGTTAGAGGAAAATATAATCAGTCTGATATTAATTATATTAAACAACTGATTGATTATATGACTGAGAATGAAAAGGAGATGATTTTAGAAAATAGTTTTGATACTATATGGAATTATACATGGTGCCAGACATCTCAAAATATATTTAAACATACAAAGGAATATATTGAGTCAAAATCTAAGTTTGACTATGTAATAAATAATAATAATTTTGTAAATGTTATAAAATCAAGCAAGGTAAAATGTAATTATTTAGAACAGGAATGGGGGTTTCCTAAAGGACGAAAGAAAATTCGTGAGAGTGATATTGATTGTGCTGTAAGAGAGTTCTGTGAAGAAACACAGTTATATAAAGATGACATTCAAATAGTTAATGATATAAATCCATTTCAAGAAATATTCTTCGGTACTAATAACATACTATATAAGCATGTTTATTATATCGCTAAAATTGTCAAAGAGAAATCTAAAATATTCTTAGATAACAATTGTTTAGAACAAGTTAGGGAAGTTAGAGATATTAAGTGGCTAACCTATACTGAAGTATTATCACATATTAAATATCATAATATCGAAAGAATTGAAATTTTCAAGAAAGCTCATAATATAATAAATGAATCTTTAATATTATAAATCTTCTTTAATCTAAATAGAAAGGTAAGTATTAATGAATAAAAATGCTATAAATCCTGTAAAAGTCTGCCCTGAAGGAAAAGAATTAAACCCTGTTACTAAAAAAACATGTCTTAATCTATGTAAAGAAGGAACAATACGAAACTTATTAACAGCTAAGTGTGATAAAATTCCTAATGAAAATAATCCTAAAAGAGGAAGACCTCCAAAAAATAAGAAAGTTGTTAAAGAGTCGCCTATGCCACCGCAATCACCTCCAAAACTAAATAAATCAGACAAATCAGACAAATCCAACAAATCAGACAAGTCCAACAAATCCAACAAATCCAACAAGTCTAACAAATCCAATAAAAGCAAGGACTTATCTATTTCTTTGCCAGGATCACGTGCTTCTTCATCTCATAGTAATTCTAATAAAGAATTTGAACTATATTATCCTGATATAGAAGATCCTGACTTTACTTCTAAAATTTCTAATAATAAGGAATTTTTAATTCATAAAATACCTGATTTCCCTATAATAAATAATGTAAATGACTTTGACAAAGTATCAAATAAATTTTGCGAAAAATTTGACAAAATGTTGTATCAGCATTTTATAGCACAATATATATCATATAGAACTCCTTATAGGAGTGCTCTGTTATATCATGGTGTTGGTGTAGGTAAAACATGCTCATCTATTACAATAGCAGAATCGCTATTAAGTTCTCAAGTTTCCTCGGAATCAGATCCTATGATATGGGTTATTATGCCTCATTCTTTAAAGAACAGCTTTAAAACTGAGGTATTTAAAATAGATGGCTATGATACATTAGAGAAATTGTCTAACCAATGCACAGATCAAAATTACATAAAATTACTAAATATTTATAAATCAACATTCGACAAAGGAAACAAGGAGAGACAAGATAAAAAAGGAGGTGTTAAAGAATACAGAGAGCGACTTAAAATAGAACTAAAAGCTCTGCTAAAAACCCGCTATGAAATTTTTACATATGACAGATTTGCCAAATATATTAAAGATAAATATAGTAATAGTAAGGAGATTGTAAAAAACAAGGTTATAATAATAGATGAGGCACATAACATAAGAAGTACAAATAAAAAAGTAAAGGAAACATACTCAGCTTTAATGAATTGTCTTGAAAAAGGAGTTAATAACAGATTAATATTATTATCTGCTACACCTATGTATAATGAACCCAGAGATATTTTAGAACTTTTGAAATTATTAATTATAAATGACAAGCATACTAATATATTGAATGAAAATAAGAAGTTATTTAACAACAAGACCTTCAACATAGATGATGCTAATGTTATTAAGCTTATTAAGAGTTTGTCTGGTAGATATATCTCTTACTTAAAAGGCAAGAATCCTTTCACATTTGCACTAAAGCTCAATCCCAGCAATAGTGGTATAAAAGTATTAGAGAAAGCTCCTACAAAAGACATGAATAATAAGGCAATTAAGAAGGAAAACCTTGAATGGTTGAAAAATATAGATGATGAAATCGTAATATCTAAATTAGGAGAGGCTCAGAAGAAGATAATTCAACAACTTGAACGACGTGGTATGAATGCGGATGCTGATGCTGATGCTGATGCGGGCATGGATGTTGACATAGATGCTGACGTGGATATTGGCGAAGAAGATGATGATAGTAATGATAAACAGAATAATAATATGAAATTATTACAACCTATGAATATTGTATATGATAATAATATAGGTATTAAGGGTTTTTATAATTTTTTTAGTAAAACAAAGAATAGTGATCCGTTAGAATTAAAATATGCGGAAGGTTATAATAATGCTCTACAACCTGATGAAGAACATTTAGGAAAATATTCAGGGAAGTTTTTAAATATTTGTAATTTTATTCGTAAATCAAAGGGAATAGTAGTTATATACTCACGATTTTTATTATCTGGTATAATACCTATAGCAATATGCCTTGAACACTTAGGATATAAGCGAGAAGGAACTACAAATATATTGAATAATGCTGAAATTGTAAAAGACAAACCAGTATATGAAGGTATTAATAATCCTAAGTATTGTATACTTACGAGTGATAACAGAGAGTATATGGGAAATACTAAAATAGATGAATTGATAAATATAATTAATAGCAAAGATAATCAGAATGGGGCAAAAATCAAGGTTATCCTTATTACTCCTGTAGCAAGCGAAGGTCTGAGTTTTTTCAATACTCGTGAAATACATTTAATAGAGCCATGGTATCACTTTAATAGAGCTGACCAAATTATAGGACGTGGCATTCGTAATTGTAGACATAATCAACTTAATATCGAAAATCGCAACGTTTCAGTATTTATGCATGCGAGTGTTAATGATGACGCAAAGAGAGAAAGTATAGATATTAATGCCTTTCGAATATCAACACGAAAATATATTGAAAGCAAGAAAGTTGATAGAATTATAATGGATAATGCGATTGACTGCCATTTAATGAAAAATATTAATTATTTCCCTAAATCTATTTTTAAATTAGATAATATAAATATTGAGACATCGCAAGGTGCCCTTATTAAGTATAATTACGGTGACAAAGAGATTAACGAACCTAAATGTAATGGTAATGGTAATGGTAATGGTAATGGTAATGGTAATGGTAATGATGAAGGAATTAAAATAAATAGTCGGGGTTTTCGTAGTGAAATATACAAACATCTTTTACCAAGTATTAAAAATAGTATTAGAAATATAATTAATATTGAAAACAAAACAGGGAATATATATATTGATTTTCCTATGTTAAAAAACAATATGGGATACAAAATTGATAATGATATATTAATGTATGCTATTAAAAATATAATATATCCTAACATATTTTTTAAAAATAAGTATATTACACGATATAAGGATGGTATATTAATAAGCCCTATAGATGTTCATACTAAGGGCAAAATAATTAGATATAATAATGATATGTTATTAAAAAGAATAGACGCAAATGCCGCAAATGCTGCGAATGCTGCGAATGTTGACATAAATGGCAACTCACCTAATGCTGAAAATAAAGCTATAAATGACAAGAAAGCAGTCCAAAAAATACTTGATGAAATGAAGATAGATTTGAATGATGTTAATAAAAGCACAATATCTATATATTTAAATATAACAGCAGACAATTTTAAGATATTAATAGGTTATATTTTAAAATCATATCCAGCAAATACTGGTGCTGCTAATAACTTTGACGCAAGTATTCATTTTATTAGCGACTGTTTATATAAACAAGGGATATTAATAAAAGATAAAGATATACCATCATATACCAATAATGATAATGAATATATAGGTTACATAAATATGTTTAGTGAGAATAACGAAGATGATAACACATATATTCAATACAAAGATAAGAATAACAAAATTATAAAGAATAGAAATGACAAAGATGAGTATTTTAAGATGATTGACGATAGGCAGGTAAAGATGATTAGAGAAAATATAAAACTATATAACGCAATTAAACAGATGGAGGAGAACGCAAGACCTGCCTATATAACAGAATATTTTAGTAACCGTATATTTAAAAAAGTATATATTCCTCATGATATGAGTGAAGAAGAGACTGCATGGGGCATTATAATACGTGCGAAAGTTAAAGATAAAGGTGAAACAGTAGATAGGTATATATTTAAAGTATTTAAACCTGTTAAGGGTAATCTAACAGGTATGGAATGTACATCCTATAAACATGAAGATTATACTTTAATTCTAAATCAGCTCACTACTGGCGTTGCTGGCGAAGATAATAAAATGAAAAATAAGAAAGTATTATGTAGTCATATAGCTAATATATTACTTAACAAAAATAAACTTGTTTTATATCCTCTGTATAAACCAAAGGAATAAGATATGAATTTCTAAGGAATCGTAATCCGTCCTCTATTTTTTTCTTTATTATATAATACAATCTTATCATTATAATAAACCTCTTTATCAAATAGAAATGATATAAATAATGCCGTCGATTTATTCCATCTATTATTAACTATTCCTGACATTATCTCAGCACACTTTGTTAATCCAAATATCTTTGAAAACTCCTCTTTTGATATCATGGTGATTAAAGATTCCTTTATATAGTCTGTGGAATTATGAAAAGATAATGTCTCGCTCATAATAATCTCGAATGGTTTAATAGTCGCATCCTTAGAAGGCTTCTTCTTATTAGATGATATATCTGTAAGTCGTACCTTTGAGGCTTGTATTACTGGCGCTGCTTGTATTACTGGTGTTGCTTGTATAACTGGCGCTGCCTGAAGGACTTTCTCTTCGCAAACTTCTGGAATATGCGATGCTTTCTTAGTAGTATTAGAGTTTTCTTTATTTGGCTGCTGATGTTGTTGCGAAGCCTGTGAATGTTGCGAATGCTTATAAAAAACTGCTTGTTCTACATCTTTCCATTCAGCTAAGGATACATCATTACACGCACCTAATTTATTATAGAGTATATCAATCATCCTGTATATTCTGTTTGTAATATGTAATATATATCATTTTTTTATGTAATTAAATAATCCTCATATGTTAAATCATTCTCTAAGCAATTGCTATAGCTTGTATTTTGCTTCATAAACTTCTTTTTCAATAAATAAAACTTCATGCTCGAAGAAAACTTTTGCTTAGGAATTGTAGCATTCACAACAGAAGCTTGAATAGAACTATCTGTATTCCCTACAGTATTAGCAAAGTTTCCGCTACTAACTCCATTAGCTCCGCTAACACCACTAACACCACTAACAGAGTTAGCAACATCAACTCCATCAACTCCATTAACTCCACTACAGCCTTTGCTACTTAAAGAAATATCATCTTCACCATTATCCTTTGTATTAATGCTATCATTCAGTAATGTTTTCATCAACTCGTATTTAGATATTTCATTCTGCGATTTAATACAAAATAATATATAATTATTTATTTTAATAAGCAAGTCCTCCTCAATCCAATTGAGATTTAAAAAAATACCATTATTATTTTTAGTATAATTCGCATTTGTATCTAATATTATTTTGAATAGTTCTAAATTTTCACTCTCGGTTAATTTAGATACATTCATTTGTATCGTTTTACATATATCTATTTTATTCATTTATAAATAACAATAGGCTATATTTTTTTATATATTAAATTATAAAGATTGGATTATAGGATATTATTCATAATCATCTCCTCCAAAATCAAGATCTTCATCAACATCATCTTCTACATCATCCATGTCATCTAACTCGTCTAATTCATCTTCTTCTTCCTCTTCCTCCTCCTCTTCATCTTCATCAAACATACTAAATCCTCCTCCTTTAATTTTCTCACTATCCTCATCTATAATAATCTTCCTTACATTATCAACCTCAACATCTTCATCCTCGTCTTCCTCATATAAGTCTTCATCATTATTCAATACATCATCCTCATAAGCCAAGATATCTTCTTCCTCATCGTCAATAGACGGACTGTCATCTTCATCTTCTTCAATAACGGTTATGTCATCATCTAACTTATCTTTGATAATTCTACCGATGATAGAGATCATTTTATCATACAAAGTAAACTTTTTACCACATACAACCACGTTTATTTCATCGCCTATATTAATATTGTCTATATTAACATCTGAAAGTATTCCTGAAGTTATCTTAGGAATTATCACTTCTAAAATAGCCATGTCTTCATATTTGCCGATTGCGAGCAATCCGAGATTATTCTTAGCTTTCACAATACATTTAACCGTTGAATCTTGCGCAGGATTACAGATTTCCGCAATACAATTCAAGTCATACGCTATATTGCCATTAAAATGCGATTCCTTTATATACCCAGGAGATCTCTTGATTATTTTTATGCTATCTTTTTTAATATACCCGTGCTTACTACAACTATTCTCAAGGGTCTCTTTAATTTTTGTAAGAATGCTATTTTCAAAGTGTTTATTTAACTCATTCGGTGTTAGTATAATTGTTGTATTAAATTTGATAGGCATAAACATTTTTGACATTCTATTACAATATATGTGTTTAATCTATAAGAATATATCATTTTTTTATTTATATAAAAAATGATATATAAATCTATAATATCTATATTTATTAGATAATATATAATAATATGGAAATATCAAAAGATGATACTATTTTCACAATAATAGATAATATATCATTAAATGGAGATGAAAATATTGAAAATATTATTAAAGTCGAAAATATCGACTTATGGTCTGAAGACAACTATTACAACTTTGTAAATATAATGAATAGCGAAGGTTATGTCGAGGAATCTGAACCTCAAACATTACACGCATACTCAAACGATTATTTACTAACTATTAAAAGTGCCAAGAAAATATTATATTACAGTCAGCATAATAATTACAAATATGACGCAAAGCTTATTTCTTGGTATAATCACAACATGGTTTCTAAAAATGTTGTCAACATGCTCTTTAATTCAACCCTTACATTTTTGAATATTCGAAATACAAAGATTGACACCGAAACAGCGCCTGTGTCAAATTGGGATAACATGCGGAAATACTTTAAAATCAATAAATGTATCACATATACAGATACTGCTACCAATATCAAATATATTGTAAATATTAGCAAATGCCATGACCGTGATTATTATGAAGCAAACGAAAAAGATTACCATCAGGCTCTTAACAAAGCCAAGATCATCAATAAGACGCAGAAATACGAGTTTTACATAGATATAACAAATACAGATAAAGATAATATAATACCTGCGATCATTAAAATGGAGCAAGCCCTACATTTAAATAGCTTTATAATTTCTAAAAATCAGCAAGCAGAAGTTATAAAAGACTATGGAGCTCTCGTTAAAGGCGATATATATACAAGAAGATATGATGATAAGAAGCCGCCGCTATTAACCCCAAAACCTTTTACGCTCGAAAGAATGAATATGCTCAACCCGAGTGATTACGAGCATGGCTATGGAATTACAAGCATCCTATCAGAATATACAGTAACCGAGAAAGCTGATGGTGAACGACTGCTAATGTATATAAATAGCATAGGTGGTGTATATTTAATCAATAATTCGCATCAAGTTATTGACACCGGTTTGAAAAGTCCCAGCGAATTATATAATTCACTCATAGACGGCGAATATATAGTTTGTAATAAGCGAAAAGACAATTCTTCGGTCGGTCTATATGCCTCTTTCGATATTTATTATTACAACGGAAACAAAATAACACAACTCCCTTTAATTTCTAATGGAAGCAGCAAAGGAGATAAAGGAGAAAGTCGTGAGAGTCGTGATAGCCGATACAATTATTTACTGAAGACCAAACAACTATTAAAAGGCAAGAGCGAATTTGCGATTGATTATATTGTGAAAGAGCACCTATATTCAGAAGACATTTTAGGAGACTGTAAGAATATTCTAACAAATGCTTTCGCATATCCTTATGAGATAGACGGTTTGATTTTCACACCAGCAAAACTTGCGGTATTCTCTAATTATGCTAATAAACCTGAGCCGCTTACAGAGAAACTCGGGTGGGACAAAGTATTGAAGTGGAAACCGCCTGAGCAGAATAGTATTGACTTTCTTGTTAAAAGGGTTGATAATATCACGATTGATACTGTTAATTACGCAGAGTTCAAATTATACGTCGGGTATAATGTATCGCAAATAGAAAACTATACTATGAAAGATGTCTTTAATTATATCTATAAGTTTAAACAGTTTAAGGATAATATAAAAGAGAGAGAGAAATATATATGCCGTCTGTTCAAACCAGAATACTATTATGAAAAAGGGATTGACAGCTCTCTTGTAAAAATTCGAGCAAATAAAGAGATACGATGTGATAACGGCGATAAAATGGACGATGAAACTATTGTCGAGTTTAATTATGATAGTAGTGAACCTATTCCTTCTATGCGTTGGAAACCTATGCGTGTAAGGGAAGATAAAACACGTATATATAGACAGGGAATCTTATCAAAGACGCTGAATGACTTTAGTGTCGCATGTAATATATGGCGATCAATCCATAACCCTATATCACAAAATAATATTATAGGAAATGAGGTTATTGTTAATAATATGGATGTTGCGGAGCTAAGCGCAACTGATATTTATTATTCCCGAACATTACAGAATGACGCAAGGTTATCCCATCAAATGTTGGTATTTCATAATCACGGAGTAAAAGAAATGCTATATTCTAAGCCAACAAGAAAAGGTTCGATCGTAGAATTGGCATGCGGTCAGGGTGGTGATCTAAATAGATGGATCAAGAATGATTATAGATTTGTATTAGGTGTTGATTTAGTGAAAAACAATATATATAGCCCTAATCATGGGGCTTACTCACGATTGTTAAGAGAACGCAAGAGGTTCTTTATAAATATGAAAAACAATCCGAATGTGAGATTTCCAGACATGGTATTTGCTGTTGGAGATTGTGCTAAGCCAATAAGAACAGGAGAATGTGCTATAAATGAAGATCCTGCGATTGATGACAAAGAAAGCTATAATGTGCTAAAGATGGTATTTAGCAAAGGGAACAAAAATAATGATACACAATTCAATCGTATTATTGGGAAAGGATTGAATGGTTTTGATGCTTGCTCATGTATGTTTGGTATCCACTATTTCTTTAAAAATGAAGAAATGCTTGACGGATTTTTATTGAATGTATATCAGCTATTAAATGATGGAGGTGTATTCTTCTGTACCTTTATGGATGGTGAAAAGATCGAGAATGATATTGAGAGTAATGGTGGAGATAAGATAGAAGGATTTAAAAAATTATCGATGAGAAAGGAGGATAGAGGAGAACCGATTTGGGCAATAATAAGATGCTATGATAAAGAGGAGACTTCAAAATATAATAAGAAGATTAATGTGTTTATTGAGACAACTGGTAAATTAATTCCTGAATATGTTGTATCATACAAGTTTTTAGTAGATAAATGTAAAGATTATGGGCTGTATATTAAAGAGACTGAAATGTTCTCTGATACTTTTAACAGACTAAAAGGTAATTTAGAAGGAATAAAAGATACGAATGAAAATCTCTACAAAGCTATTAATGAGTTAGAAACAGATGTTAACAAAGATCTAAAGCGCTTCAGCTCTTTCAATAGATGGTGTATATTTGAGAAGAGGGATGAATAATTGCGTCGATATATTCTGTGTATTTCATGGTATTTATGGCATTCGTTATATTATTAAGTATTCTATTATTTTTTTATTATATAAGGGGATTATATTTAAAAATATATATAAATGATATTGTTTTATAGTGTTTTTTGTAATCATTGCAAAATGTTATTAGAGCATATTAAAAGATATGATAAGGAGAAGATAATCAAACTTGTATCTATTGATGATTTACGTAATAAAAATATTAATATAGAAAGTAAAATCCATTCTGTGCCTGCCTTTATGATACTGCCAAGCAAAGAATTATTATTTGGGAAATCTGTATTTGACCATCTCTTATTACCTGGAAGAGGTATCCTATGTAGTACACAGAGTACACGCTTAGACAAGACAGGATCAGGTGAAAATGATATTATACCATTAGCTAATACGGGCAACGGTAGCCTCGGGAGCAGCAGCGGTGGCAGCGGTAGCTGTAGTGGTGGAGATAAAGATAGCGAACCTTTGGCATTCACTCTAAATACTGCTTCTTTCTCAGATAATTTTTCAATAATAGAAGATGAGACTAAAGAGCTGAATGATAAGAATTATAACTGGGATTTTATAACAAATGATAATAATATTACTGATGGTATCAAGAATATTGCCGCAAATATTAATGATGATACTTCTGGAAATGCGAGCGGTGGCTCTACTTCTAAAAGTGATAGAAATAATCAGTCTCTTGAAGAGTTAAAGAAATTAAGAGATTCACAAAAATTCTAAAACTCATGAAACTCATGAAACTCCGAAATATATATAAGGAATTATCATAATATATTTTTATAAGAGTATTAAAAATAAAATGTCTAATCAATTTATATTTAATCAATATTATATTGACTTAATAAAGCGTATTAAAACGTCTGCTAAGAGCCTGCGAGAGAATGATAATAATGATGACAACGCTTTTGGAAAGAGTATTCTAAAAGCAATCAAGGATAATTACATTACACTCGATAAATCATCTGACGAATACATTATATATGTAAGGTCTATACCTGAAGATTTTTGGAAATCTTATATCAATATCGATGATATTAGCGCATCAAATGATTGGTTCCTTGCTGATGATGTTAAAGATATTTGTATATATAAAAATATTACTATTTCTTCAATAAGGAAGCTTGTGAATGATGATTATCTATGCCATCACTTTTTTTCAGTATTCTATTTATTTCTTAATGAATTAAGCGATGATGATGTGAAGATGTATTTATCTGTTCTTCAAGATACTAAGAATGAGGTAGGACTTGATAATATTACAAATGAGGAACATAAAAAGCTGATTGAACGACTTAATGAACTGAAAACAAAGAAGGCGGCTAATGATACAAAGAATGCTACTGGTATTGACATGTCGCAAATGGAAGGAACTATGCTTGGAAAACTCGCTAAAGAAATCTTGGAAGATGTAGATGTCGAAAAGCTACAAAAGTCTATTGGTGAGAATGGCGATATTCTAAAGGCGATTGGTGATCCTGATAGCGGCTTTAGTGAACTTATCTCTAATGTTAGCAGAAAGATGGCAAATAAAATATCTACTGGCGAACTAAAGCAAGAAAACCTTCTACAAGATGCTATTAAGTTCGCTTCAGCGATGCCTGGTGGATTATTTGGAGGTGCTGGAGCTGGTGCTGGTGCTGGTGCTGGTGCCGGTGCGGCTGGTGCCAATAACCAAGGAGCTTCTAAAGGAGGTGGTGGCGCTAATCAACCTGATATGACATCTATGATGAATATGATGTCTTCTATGATGAATAACAAACAAGGTATGGATATGTTTAAGAATATGATGGGTAATATGAATGGGAATGGAGGCGGTAATGGTCAAAAGGGTGGTTCACGACAGACTGTAAATAGACCCGCGCTAAAAAAATTGGCGACTGTTAATAAACTAAAATCAAAACTTGCTAAACGTAGAGAGGCAGGCGAAGCCGATGAATGATGAATTAAAAATAATATAGATATTAGGATAAGAACAAAAAATAATGTTTTGGTTAGATAATTTAAATGTATTAACAACGCCTATATTAATTCCTGATATTAATATGACGTTTGAAGAAAAACTGAATGCTATTATAAGAGGGTTGCTATTTTTAGGAGTTATTTTTACCCTAATTTTTAATGATTCAAAATATATTTTATTTGTGTTAATAATTATGATAATTTCTATAGTAATATATAATTATCAATTTGAAAAAAATAGGCAAATAGAAAAGTATTTAAATGAGAATGATCTTGATATAATAAATAACAGGAAATGTATCAAGCCTACGAAATCAAATCCGTTCATGAACCCTAATATATTAGATAGTAAATACGACGAGAATAACAATATGTTCTCAGCATGCTCTATAGAAAATTCTAAAATAAACAATAATATGAACAAGTATTTTAACGAGAGTGTATTTCGTGAGACCGACGATTTATATAATAAATCACTATTACCTCGACAATTTTATACTATGCCTTCAACAACTATCCCTAATGAGCGAGAAAAATTAGGAGATTGGTTATATAATACTGGGCCATCTTGTAAGGAGAATGGACTCAAATGCTACGAAAATATACATACAGATTTGAGAAGTTCAATTCATAATTAAATGTATATATGGTATTATCATGATTTTATAATATTCTGTTTCTTTTTTTGTAAAATGATATAAAAATATATAATAATGTATATATGTATATCTTGTATATCTATTAATATCATATTTAATATGCTATTTGTATCTATTGGGATTGATTGTGATGTAGCTAACTTTTTAACTAAATATAATCTACGCAAAGCTTCGCTTCCATTCGATTGGAATGTTTCGTATAATGGGGTATCTAAATGTATTGATTGTGATTTTAAGAAGTTTACAGAACCGCTAAGTGTCGAGAGAATTAATGAAGATGATGTTTATTTTCATCATGACTTTCTTAATGAAACCACAATTCTTACAGATAAAGAAAAGTATGATAGAAGATGTCTGAGATTACTTAATATGCTTGAAATGAACAATACTGCTGACAGTAACGCAAATGGTGGCGTACCAATCCTTTTTATTAGAAAGGGACATATGTGCTATCATCATGAAGAACAGAATGGTAAGTATAAAAATATTACAGATGATTATGAAGATGCTAAGAAATTAAATAGTGTATTGTTAAGTAAATATCCACATCTTAAATATAAAATTATAGTTATTTTAGGTTGTACAGAGTGTTTTAAAAAAGATACAGTTTGTGTGAAAGATACTGATAATAATATAGAAGTATATAATAATGTTTGTGATGCTGGTGAAGATAGAAATAAGTTATTTGAGGAATGTCTATTAAATATTTGTATAGAAAAAATAAGAGAAGATAGGGAAAATAAGAAACTTATCTTTTAACAGTTCTAACAACTTTTACAATATTCGTTGATACTTTCTTAGAGGATGAATGTCCATCTTTATATTTTTGTTTTGCTTTATTTGCTAATATAAATGCTTTCTTCTTATGATCACATCCCTCGCTTATTATTTTATAATCGACTGCTGCCGCTTTGCCAGATGTTAAAGAACTTGCTAATCTCGCAAGACCCCATGATTGCGGTGTTTGATTTGGACGTGATCCTGAAGAATAGTATGCGCCTTCGCCCTTCCTAACAATCTTATTTAGAACATCTAAAGAACATCCTGTCTTTGCTACTAACTCCTTTGTAGGTGCTATGTTTTCTATCTTGTATATTTTGCGCGCATTTGCTATATGGTTTGACTTCTTGGTCTTAAAAGACGCTACTTTTTCTCTAAGATAATATTGGCCTTTTTTGTATTGTTTTTGTGATTTTATAAGCATCTTTAGTTGCTTCTCATTATCTTTTTTGTTCAGCATCTTAGGCAAATATCGCATAGGGAATTTCATGGGTTCTTTGATAACTGCTCGCTTTTCCATATTGTTATTTAATAAATAATTATAAAAAAATATAAAAATATATATAGTTTACAGATAGTTTACAGATAGTTTACAGATAGTTACATAGGTCTCCATGCGAAGAGTTCATCCAAATGTATCTTCCATAGTTCAGCGAGTTTTTGCTCGGTCTGCTTGGGGGTTAGATCAGGATGTTTATCTTTTATCTTTATACGCATTTCATCATAGAATATCTTGCGTTTCGAGGGAGGCTTTGTTACCTTATCTGGTATATTTTCTACAGACTTAGCTACTATAGGCTTAGTACGCTTCTCGCGAGGTTTAGCTGCCTTTTCTTCTTCTTTTTTCTTCGTTATGATTTCCTTTATCATAATCTTGAGATAATCCTCAATCTCTTTCTTGGTATTCAGGCTGTCAGGCATATTTCCCATAGCTTCCTTCAAGAGAACTGCTATAGTAGGAACTACTGTAACGGTAGAAGTTGCGGGTGCTGACATCTTGCTTGCGGTTTGCTTGCGGTTTGCTTGCTGTTTGCTTGCGGTTTGCTTGCGGTTTGCTTGCTGTTTGCTTGCTGTTTGCTTGCGGTTTGCTTGCGGTTTGTGATAGAAGTATGTTCTTCTATGTACTTGGCTCTGATCTATTTTTCAGATTTTTTAATCAATTTTCAATTTATTTTCTGAAAATTAGAACATATTTATTTATCACATAAAATATTAAAAAATGATATTATGTACTAACTAATGGTACATAATATTACCAGAATGCTCGTAGGAAAATGTATGTGTCCTTGTGGAGGAGGTCAATCTTGTATTGTAGATAGACGTGAATTAAATGATTGGGTTCACGAAGATGACTTGTTCCTGAAAAATAAGTTGCCTTTGAGGAAAGACTGCTTTCAACAATTTACCAATAAGCAGCTAAAGGTATTAAGTAATTTTACAACTAATGATAGCCTATGCTAAGCATTTTATGGATATTATATATGACTTATACCCTTTGATATAAATTATCTATTTCATCATTTGTTACACCAATCCTATGTTTCATTTCCTTAAGCCTATTTTCAAAGTTTTTAATTGCGACATTATTGCTAATATTATTTAATTGTTTTTTTACAGCAGATACAGCAGCATTTGTAGCGAGTGTCATATTTATAGCGTTAGTAGTAAGACGAGTATTAGCAGACTGCTTCTTATATTCTGGATGTTTCTTATATTCTACAGCAACCTTTTTATATTCTTTTTCATATCTATCTTCCATTCTCTTATTTATTTTTTTAAAATATTTGAAAATATTTTGGAAATAATCATATATATTTTGAAAGTTAGTATTATAAGCATCTATATAGTTATAAATAAGCGGAGTATATTCTTCTTCATCCTTGTTATATCTATAATTCGCAAAGAATACATATCCACCTGAAAACCTGGTAACACGTGTTTCAACATTATCATTCAATATATTATTAATAATATCTATAAATACTACCATCATATTATTGAGAGATTGTAATTTATTTTCAACATCATGATGATTAATATTTTTCATACTTTTGATAACTTTTGAAGATAACCCATAATTCTGATCATCGATTATTCTTTGTAAATATATGCCACTAAACTGATTTAGATAATTATAATGATCCCTTATATCATTTTCTGAGTATCCTTGGGCTCTTTTGATTCCTGTCATATGTGCTATAAAACTATCCTTACCCCGTGGTTTTTTTATTAAATATTTTACAAATAAATATAATGCCTTCATATCTTTTGTTTTTGTTGATTTTGCCAAAGACGTTGTATATATATATCTATTATTATCTATATCATCTATTAATTTTTTTAATTTACTAACAGTATCTACATTAAATATAGGAGGATCTATATATGTTTCATTTCCTATGTCTACTACTATCCCTTTTATTTCTATAGCCAACAATCTTATTATATCATATATCAAATCAACATAATAAATAGCAAGCATTTTTGATGGTAATTCAATATTTTTATTTGGAACAATCCCAACAGGTTCTGTCGATACTGTCGATACTGTAGGAACTGTAGGATGTAATTGATTTTTATTTGTAAATTTAAATATACTTTTTGTTAGTTTTTTAGGTTGTTTTAGAACTTGTGTTTTTGGCTTTACAAACAATAACTTGGTAGGTTTTTTTGATGAAGATGATGCTCTCTTTGGTATTTCATTCCAAGCCTGAATAGGTGAAGGAATACGTCCTTGTGGATTAATCTGTAGATCTATAGATAATAATGCTCTTGGAGAACTATGATGCGAAGATGATTTACTTCGAGGACTTAGTCTAATTGAATTTTCTCTTTCCATTCTATATTATATAAATATTTAATGTATACTACATTATAAATATAAAGAAGATGAAAAAGTCTACGTCAATAACATATAATATTGAAACATCCAACGGAGTTTCTATGAGTGAAATAGAATACAAAGACTATGTTAAAAATGAAAAGGGTGAAGAGAATTTATTACATTACAAGGTAAAGAATGTTAAGAATAACGATGAAATAAAGGCAATTACTGATGATGTCTCGAATACTGAGGATATCGCTGAAGCAGAAATAAATATAATAAGCGAATCATTTAATAAAATTTATAAGTCAGATGATATAATTGATGAAACTGTCGGTGTGAGTGTTAATAACGATGATTGGAAGATACATGAATATAAAAACCACAAGCTGGATAAAAAATATAAACAAAGGTATGATACTATTAAGTTTGATATTAAGAATGATATATTTGAGAATTATGAAAAGAATAATTATATTAAAGATAAATAATTAATTTTTTTATTTATTATTTACAAATAGATAATGAATAATAATAAGTTTGATACGTCAACAAGCATTTGTTCGGATGATTGTTGGAAAATCGCAAAGGAGCTACACAATAATAAAATATCTGAATATAACTTGCTCCCAAATAACTTCGTAACCTGTGAAAATCCTAATGTAAGAATGACGGACAGTTATTTACAACACCCTAATTTACGCGGTCGTCCAGGATACGGTTTAGCGGACGACTGTCTTATAGATAATGATTCTATGCTTCGTAATAATCCCGAAGGTTTAACGCATGACAAATGTAGAATACAGTTAAACAACCGTATTTTCACATCGGGACCCAGTCTAAGATGTGGCGCTGGAAATATAGGTGAGGAACTTAACCTTATTGAAGGAACAAATACAAACCCTTTTATGTGTAAGAAACAGATAATGGAAAAAGAAATGAATAACTTCATACCATTATTAGATTTTATGAAAGATATTCAAGATCCTAATAATATAGTTCCAGTATGGACAAATGGCGGTGAAGATACACGCTCTTATATACACCGCGCTGAATTTAATAAAAATTGCAATTGGATAGGGCGTAATAAAAATGTTTCTATATAATAAAAAAAATATTATATAATAGAAGATAATATGAGTTTTAATAGAACAACATACGATACTTGTTCTTATAAGCAAGAATTACAAGAGAATGTAAGCACACTAACTTATGTACTTTCGCCATATAGATATGAGCATGTAAATAAATGTCGACACCAATTAGGATTTGTCGGAGGAACTGCTGTTTCACACATCCAAGGAAACTTAGTAGATTTAGACAGCGAATTAAGAGGACAGACGCGAATTATTTCTAAGTGCTCAACAAACCAATATGTTCCCTCAAACGATGGAATAATTAAAAACGATAAAACCCAACCAATCGACACAACTATGCTTCATCTTCCCTCATGCCAATCTATAATGTATCGCGAAGTTCCTTTACCGCCGCACATTAACTATAACAAATGTAGCTAAGCGTCGTAGATAGCTAACTATTTTATTTTTATATGATAATATAAACATATATATACAGATCCATATATATGTGTATAATACATGTACATTAACACATATTACCTAAATAATTAACGAGGACGTACCATAATAAATAGAATGGTCCAAGCATAAAGGCACAGAATGCGAATAAAATCCTAATTAAAATATTGTCAACAAGCCCTTTCCATGTACAACTGAAAGACAGATATGCCGCAAAAACAGATATTAACAAGGTTAATATATATAGTAATACAATACATATTTTATCCATTATACCCCAGCTATAATAATAGTTCGCGTTATATCCTCTCATAATTAGATATAAAGCGCTAATTATATCATATCTTAACCCATCAGTCTCTATTATTTCTCCGTCTTTTTCATAAACATTATTATAACCATTATTAAACTGCTCTGTTAATTTATTTGGATCAGTCAGGTCAGAAGGATAGGTTAGCTCCTTTGTTCCATTAATTATTTCTAAATAAGTCGCAAATAATGGTAATATAAGCATATCTATTTATTTATGTATAAAATAATATATTATTTTATTAGATATGAACCAATATATAGATACGAGGTTGAATTATGATAGTTGTAGTTATAAGGAGAAGCTAAAGAGAGCTGTGGGACCTGGTTTATATCATCTCGAGACCCCTTATAATGATTGTGTAGAATGTTTCCAAGACGTACCTAATGACCCTGCTTTAAGATACCAGAGTTACGGACAAAATACTTGTAGTATGAAAAAAGCTGTCGATGATTCGAGTGAACTACTCGGTTTAAATTACAAGAATACTAAGTGTAATGCTGACGAATATTTACCAGGAAAATACGAACCAACCGGATGTAATATTAGAGGCGCAAATAAACCTCGTTCATGTATAGTACCCCGTGAAGATACACGACTCTCAAATCCGCCGTGTACATTAAAGGAGACGGGCATTAATAGATGGGAATGGCTCTGCTTTGACCCGCAAGCACGAGCAATTGAAGCATTCGATCGTGTTCCCGTAAATTATAGGATGGTTGCGAAGGATAACCATGTGCCATGTATTGAAATGCCGGAAGATCAATCTGTATTCTTCCCGAAAGATAATAGTTCAAAATTAATATCAAACTTAGATGAATGGAAAAATAAATCTAAGGATAACTTGGCATATTCACCGGGATACCCTTATGGGACTATGTATCCCAGCGTTAAATGTAATAATTAAGATGAGGGGGATTGTAATTAGACATTATAACGCTACAATTAATTACATTTGTCAATAGTAAATACAATATCATCATATCGATTTTTATTTGAACGCAAGTCGTATACTTTTATATATTTCTGTAAATGTTCTGGAACCTCATTTTTTAATATTTCAATCCAATCAAATGATTGAACATCTTCTATTATTAAAATACCGTCATCGGTCATTATTTGTGAATATAATTTAATAAACTTCTTCATACTATCTAATGAATGAGGACCATCATCAAGCATAAAGTCAAATTTTATACCTTTACACAAAAAGTTAAGTTTAAATGTAATTTCGTCATAGGCATCATAGGACGTGTATAATTTTATTTTATCATTATTTTGTATACCTTCCCATACTAAAGTATTATTCATAATATCTAATCCATATACCGTAGCATTTGTAAAAAAATCACTCCATAATTTTATACTACCTCCATGATAAATACCTACTTCTAATACATTTTTAGCAGTCTCTTTTTTTCCTTCTAATAAAGTTTGATAGAGCGGAAGATATGAATGAACAGTATTTTTATCTGTCCTTAAATTGTCAACTAATTGTTCTAAACTCATAAGTATATTATATCAATATATTTGTATATTATGAAAGCTTTATATATTCCTTCTATCTTAATATCTTTGTAATTATAGATAATATATTTACTATTTTTTTTCCTATATTCATTAGAGGTTAATAATGGATTTATATTCAAATCATAATGACATTCCATCGATGAATAACATATATAGTTCTAAATATTGGGAGAAGGTTAAAGAAGATGAGCAGAAGAGAAGCAATAAATTATATGAAAAGGCTAAAACACCATATGAAACAGGGATTGTAGCAAAACCTTCTTATTCGGATATGTTCGCACGTATTGATTCAGCAAATGATCCTCATGCGAGTGAAAACTTCGTATCTTCTTTGTCGGGCGAAATGATAAATAAGGGGGATTTTTCACATAACAATATGACTCCCTTTTTACGAAAGAATGTAACGCAGAATACTAATATAGAAAATATGTCTTCGGTATTTGATACAAAAACAGGAAACAATCAATTTTGGCAAAATAAGAAAGAGGTACCTTGTTTATTTAAACCTGAAATGAATGCCGGAGGAAATGTATGTAGTATGAAAAATAACGATGATTTTTTAAAGTCAAGAATAAATAATTCTTCGCGTGTTAATAATTTCTTCCCAATCGAAAAAATAAGAGTTGGTCCCGGTATTAATAAAGGATATGACTCAGCACCAACCGGAGGATTTCATCAAATGGACACAGCCGATTACGCTAAACCTCGTACATTAGACGATTTAAGAAGTAAAATTAATCAAAAAGAAACATATTTTGAAATACCTATTCAAGCTCCACCAAAAGGTATCGAGCAAAGAGGTGTAATAACACCATTCAATAAAAACAGACCTGATACTAACTATGAAGTTACACCAGACATGTGGCTAAAAACTACAGGAGCATTCACAAAAGAAGCTGAGAGACCCGCCGAAAATGTAAGACCTACCGCACGCCCGGAGTTTCATGTAGAATATAAGGGAGCCGCTAAATATGGAGAAAACTCTCCAGGACAAGGAATAGATAATGATTATGGGAAGAAAGCTATTATAATATATGATAATGAGAGAGCTACTACAGAAACCCGCACAGTTGTATCGAATGTAACCTCAATAGTTAAAGCGATTGTTGCTCCTATAATGGATGCTCTTAAATATTCTATGAAAGAATATACTGTTGAGGCGGAGCGTGCTGTAGGCAATCCAAGCATCCAAATACCAAGCAAGGCTACAACATATGATCCTGATAATCACATTATGAAAACTACAGTTAAAGAGACAACAATCCATGATAGCGAATTAACAAATCTTTCCGGAAACAAAGAGACATATTCGGCTTTTACTGACAGCGCCAAGACTACTGTTAAAGAGACGACTGTTCATGACAGCGAATTAACAAATCTTTCCGGAAACAAAGAGACATACTCGACTTTGACTGATACTGCTAAGACTACTGTTAAAGAGACAACAGTTCATGACAGCGAGTTAATGAATCTTTCAGGCAATAAGGAGACATATTCAGCATTAAATGATACTGCGAAGACTACTGTTAAAGAGACGATGATACATGATATGAATGTAGCAAATATTAAGGGTGAAAAAGGTGTAGGCTATGTATTATTTAATGATAATGATGCGAAGACTACGCTAAGACAAACATTACCAAAGATAGATGGTGTTCGCAATATAGGCGGTACGACATACAAAGTGACACTTTATAACCCGGATTTAGTAGCTAAAACGACGATGAAAGAGACTATGATTAAAGGAAAGTCTGAATATGGATTTTTAGGAGGAATATTAGAAGGTTTATTTGGTGGTTATATGAATACGAATGTAGAACTTAAAAATACGCATAAACAATTTTTATCTGATACTAACGAGTATGGTATAGCAGGTTCAGGTAGCGATTTCAGGCAAATGGACAGAACAGCAGACGAGAATGCTGAGATAGATGGGACACGTGAGGGTATTATGATGAGTGCTGGATATACACCAAATCCTGGAAATGTTAATATTAATGCGGATCCTTCAGAGATTGAGATGAGTACAAAGAAACCTTTTGAGAATAGCATAGCAGCACGTGATTCTGGAAACATAGGGATGATTTATCAACCTACACCTGTATTTGACAACTGTAGTATTACAAAGATGCCTGATAAATCTAACGCATTCTCCAATCGATTAGATAGCGATCTATTAGAACCTATGAATACTAACGAATATGCTATTAGAATTAATCCGATAAAAAAAGGGTGTAAAGTGTAAAATATGGTTATAAATGTAATACCAAGAAAATGATATAAGAATAAGCCGCATTATATAGTATGTAGAGGGATTGTAAATAATCCTCTGCTACACTATTACAATAGTTCGTGTGGCCTAATCGGTTAGGGCGTCGCTCTTATGAAGCGAAGATTCTGGGTTCAAGTCCCAGCATGAACATATTATTTTTACTATATAAATATATGACTCTACAATATATTTATAGAATATTTAGAATACATAAGATATCTTGATGAATAAGATAGCATTTCTCTTTTTATTATATGATGTAATTAATCATGAAAACATATGGTTTAATTTCTTTAATGGAATCGCAAAGAATAAATACAATATTTACATTCATTATAAAACCGATAATACTTTGGAGTTTTTTAATGATTACAAAATAAATAAAAGTAAAATAATAAATACAAAATATGCTGACATATCAATAGTTAAAGCGCAAAATATCCTTATTAAAGAGGCATTAAAAGATATTAATAATAAGCACTTTGTATTTTTGTCAGGATCTTGTATACCACTAAAATCTTTTAATTTTATATATAATTATCTTGATACTAAATATTCATATTTTCATATAGCTGGAAGCGACGATTGCTTCCCTGATTGCGAAGTCGCCCTTAAATATATCTCAAAACAGCATATAAAGAAATCGGCACAGTGGTGTATTCTTAATAGAAGACATAGTGAGTTATTATTGAATGCTACAGCTGTCGCAAATAATTATCTAACATGGTTCAAGGATACTTACGCACCTGACGAATTATGCTATATATCTTATCTTTCATATATTTATAATAATTCATTAGATAAAGAAATTATATCAACCTCATATAATTCACCTCCAGAAGTAGCTACAACATTCGCTAATTGGGAAGATATGAATTATAAATATGTTTCTGAAAGAGAATTAAAAAATTATAAAAGTATTAGCGAAGAAGAGTTAGAACATTTATTAAGAAGCAAAAGTTTATTTGGAAGAAAGTTTAAACCTTCCTGCTATTATTCTCTAAATAAAAGATTCTATTATGATACTATTACTGATAAAAAGTAGTCAGAGACAAATATTTATAATTTTTTTAATAATACCTTAGCGCCATTTCTCTTACCATCGAGAAAAGTAATATGATGATATCCAGCACTATTGATTTTCTTAACCTTGTCATCTATCTCTCTCATCTGTTTCTCTATTATTTTCATACGATGCTCGATTGATGTTTCACGCTTCATTAAGGCAGGTGACAAGGATCTTTGTGAATTATTTTGCTTTCTTTTTAGAGGTTTGTCTTTAAGATTTTTGAAGAATGTTAAAGGAGATATGTCATTCGACAGAGCCTTGCTTGGGGCTTTCTTTGTTTTTTTAGGTTTATTCTTTAGATTTGTAAAGAATGTTAAAGGAGATGTTGAAGATTTTTTAGGAGATTGAGTTGGCATTTTCTATATTATGTATATATATTTATATAAAAAAACTGATTTATACAAAATTTATTATTAATATAATTAATATAATTAGAATAACAATAACACTCAACTCTACATGTCTAATAAATATAACGATCCTCTTACAAAAATGGAAGTAGACGAAGGCAACTTAGAAAAATGGAAAAATAAGCTTAAATTTGTTTCAGCTATACCAAACCATATATTATTAAACATGGATATTAAAACAAATAATGCGACTATTCAAAATAAAAAAGACCTATATTTTGATAGAGTTAAAACATTTATTAGTAATAAGTCAGGACATCTCTTAAGTAGACTTATAACTATTAACAGATCGCATCGAATTTTAGAAGAAAGGAAAACAGAATACAACGATATTATGAGAAAATATAATAAGAGTATAAAGGAATACAAAGATCGTGATGGTACAGCGGTTGTGGTAAGATTAGTTTTAAATAAAAATAAGGAGAAGATGATGGCATATTTACAATATTATAATTATAAGAAAAAAACAAAGGATGCTTATGACAGAAATAGTATCATATCAGAAGTTCAAGACTATATTCTAAAGCACCAGCTATATGGTTTATTTGTAGGCGATCTGATGATGGGATTTTTGATAATAAAGAAATCAAGACAGTTTAATATTGATGGTGAAGATGATATGGTTGATACATTTTATATTCAAGAAGTATTTACAGACATTAATATGCGAGGAAAGAGATTAGGAAAAATATTAATAGACTATGCTATATTACTATGTCCTGTAAATAAAAAATATATATCACTAATGACCTATGAAGGAAACAGCATGGTTAATATAGCAGTCGCTAATGGATTTGTATTACAAAAGAAGGCATCTGTATGTCCTGTTAATAAACTTCTATTTATTCGCAAAATGGATGAATCAGATTTTATAAGAAGAAGCAATAGATTGACTGCTTCTTCTATGTAATATCTAAAAATTGATTATTTTAATATATAAAAAATACTATTATATATAATTAAATACACACTAATGAATAGCTGCTATCAAGACTGGGAACCTGTTGTAATTAGAAGTAAAAATGTTGTGAATGCGCAAAGCAAAGAAGCACATCATACTACCGCAAAACCCATGGGTAATAAGGAGTTTCAGCGATTAAATAGCGAAGAAATACCTAAATTGAACAAAATTACTCATGAGCAGGCGCAAGCAATCTCTATAGCAAGAAATGCCTGTAATTTGAAGCAAATTGATTTAGCACGCAAATTAGGAATTCAAGAAAAAATTATTAAAGAATATGAGAATTGCTCTGTTACCAACTTTTCTCCTGTATTATATAAAAGGATACTTAAGGCTCTAAATGTTGACCCTAAATTATATGTATGATTACTCGCTATCTACTGATAATTCAGAGGATAATACTGATGATGCGTCAGAATTTGTATCACTCTTTGAACCTCCACTATTATAGGGTTCGAAACCCATTTTCATAGGGTCTGTAGTATTTCTTAGAATATTAGGATTTACATTTGTTTTTTTTATTTCATAACCAATACTTTCTTTATCATTCTCAAAAATACCAAGCGACAAAAATATATCAGGATCGTCATTAAAAGCCATATACATTATAAAGAAAACCGTGGATACGATTGCCAAATAAATAGCTACATTATTAATTGTTAATAAATCCTTAGTTATATCATAAGGTTCCGCATTAATATCCCTATTTATACTATCAATATATTGATAAGCTCCTAAAATAAATGCGGCTATAACTATTGAATATAATAATATATACATATCTATATATATTTTCCTATTATTCTTATATTCATTCTTACGCACCTAAAAGCATACTTACTAAAAACTATATTTAGCATCACGTTCCTTCTGTAATACACAACGACCTGTCTTAGGATTCAATACCTTGCCTTCAGGACATTTCTTAGGAGATTTAGCGGCTACAGCAGCCTTATTTACTATACATCTACCTGTCTTCGGATTTAATATCTTACCTTCAGGACATTTCTTAGGAGATTTAGCAGTAGCATTCACCTTTACTTTCTTTGGTTTTACATCATTATATACATTCTGTACATTCTGTACATTCTGTCCGTTATTAACATCATCAACACCATTAACACCATTAACATCATTAACATCATTAACAGCATCTACTACATTAACAACATTAGCATTAACATCATCTACCGCATTAACAGCATTAACATTATTAAAATCATCTACCGCATTAACATCAACATCAACTACATTATTAACATCATCAACAGCATTAACACCATTAACATCAACATCAACTTTGTTTACATTTTTTACATTTTTGATTTTGTTATTATTGGTATTTATTAATCGACGGACTGGTTTCTTTACAAAACAGTTATTTATAAAATCAATAACATCGACTGGTTCGTCTTTCAATTTATCAGCGTTCTTTTTCTCTTTTTTCATACCATTAATCTCCTTCTTTATCTCCTTTATCTCATCCTTATTTAATTTAACATCCTTGTTATTTAATCGATCTTCATATTCCTGTATCTTCTTATTAATTTCGTTGATTCCATTATCAGTAATCTTTTTCTTTTCAACATCAAGCAATATATCTCTTATTACAGGATAAGCAAATTGGCTGCGGTCATTTGCCCTATCTATATAACTTACTAAACCTGTAATTTTATTCATGAATTCTTGTGACCCCTTCTCTGTAAATAAACCATTCTCATTACAAAACATCGTCTTAAATCTATCAAACTCTTCTGGAAATCTTTCATAATTTTCTAATAATAAATTAAGTATCTTTACACAACTCATGTGGTCATCTGTGATTGGTGTAGCAGTCATAAGAAGTAGTTTAAGTGAATCGCCTCCTGATACCTTGTATGAGTTTTGAACCATGGTTTGAAGAACTTCAGGATTTGGTTTCTCAAGAGCCGAAAGAGATGAGCTATATATTTTATGTATCTCATCGATGATAATAAGAGTCTTTCTAAAAGGATCTTCCTTACCATTCAAAGCCACCATCTGCTTATAATATTTGTTTTTACCCTTAATAAGGTTAGTAAATTGCTTATATGATATAGGAGGTAACCAGTTCTTCCCTAAAAACTCCATACGTTTTGCCTTAGTTGATGGTAATATTTCGCCATTATTAAGGCGATCCTGTATTATTACATTACAAATGTTGTCAAACATGTTTTTCCATATATCCTCTTTTAGCGTATGTCTTGTTACCCATAATATCTTATAACCCTCCCTATCAAATGTATTAGTAGCCGTAGAGATAGCAGTACAAGTTTTACCTGAGCCAACACTATGAAATAATAACATCCCTTTGTAAGGTGATTGAGGAGTTAAAAACTTCTGAACAAAGTTTTGCGTATGCGAGAAAGTTACGATATTATATCCCTTATTATCTTTGGCATTTGCCGCATTCGCAACAGCCTTCTTTGCAGCCTGAGCAGCTTGCGCGGCTTCGCTATTATCATCTTCATCAATAATAACTTCAGCTACGCATTTATTTACAATATTTATGTGCTCCCATTTATAAGGCGCAAAGTGCTTCTCTACATATTTATATAATTCAAAATTGGTTAATTTGGTTTTAGGTGGTACTGCTTCAAATTTAGGCTTCTTTAATATTAATTTACTTTTATATTCGTAAATAAACTTGAGCGCATCAGCATAGTTTTTATCAGTAATAGCTTTCACCTTTTTATAGTAGTTAAGATTATCTATAATCTTGTCGCCAAATAATTTTAAAAAGTTTATAGGATTCATCCATAGTTTATTTATAGCATCGCAAAAGTTTTGATTTTTATCTATTACATTACATAACAAAGGTTTTGGGTACTTCTCATTAAGATATGTTAATAATGAACCATTCTTGACATAATTTTGAACCTTATTATTAATATTTCCCATATACAGCTTCGTATTTTTAACCTTGATATCATCCCGTCTGCCAATATTATCAATCGTGAAAACCGCAGCAATTATTAGTAGCGCATTTGCCGACGGAAAATCTTCGAGAACCCCCTTACATTTTTTCTTACAATCTATAAAAGAATCATTCGTATATATTTTACCTCGTATATTATTTACAACCTCTATTAAATCCTTACGCTTCGGTTTCTCAACCTTGATATTATTCTTTGCCATCATATAATCATAAAACCTATTGTTCTTCTCGCTCAGTAAATGAAGATTTTCTGTAAGTGGTGTATCCACAGCAGAAGCAATAATAATAGACTCTATATCTGCTATGAAATTAAAAGCACTTATGTTTTTATTACTATGCTTAATATATAAGTCATGAACTGTATTATCATTATCATATTTAATATTATACCTAAAAATATTTAGAGGCCACCCTTGGTTTGGAATAAAAGGTAGCCCAGATTGTCCGCAATATCGTGTCCCACGACCAATAACCTGCGTATATTCTGCCTTTGTTTCTAAAGGTTCTAAGATGTGCATATATTTAACATCAAAGACATCAAGTCCCTCCTTATATCCTGAATCTAATATTATGATACGCATATTTTCACCATATATATTATTAGGTCGCTCGTTCATAAGGGTCATCATCTTCTTCTTTAAACCGACTGTTAGTGGTTTTTGATAGACAGTAGATGTTGTTAGAAGCCCGAAGGTTTTGTTTTTATCTTTAATATCCGGTTTCAAAGCAAATTTATTAGAATATACAAGCGTGAAGTTATTGGCTATTAAAGATGACGCAACCATCTTAGCACCATATACTCCGGCTATATCGCTGTATATGATATGTTTATAATATTTATTATCAGCTGCCATATCCTGCTCATCTAAATCGTTAATCTTTTTTATCATATTATATATTTTAGGAGATAGCATAGGAAGTTCATTCAATACAGTTTGTTTATTAAACTTGCCTGAATCAAACTTGTGCTCGGGTTTAAGATTCGCCCATGTTCCTGTATTACGAATACATATAGCTTCATTCGATTTTTTATTCATTATTTTTAATTATATGCGTCTATATTCTATATTACTATAATATTAAAAACTTGTAATATGTAAATTGCCTATATTACTCTTTTATATTTCTTGTATTTTTTATATTTTATTACTTTACTTTTTCTTAGAACTAAAACCAAATCTTGGTTTTTCAGCTGCTACTTTTGAATTTGATTTAGTTAATAAATTTATGAATACATTAACTACCGATTTTTTTAAAGGTTTTTCTTCTGTACGACGTGATGTTGGTGGAGTATATGGAGCAACCTTATTAGATACTCCTCCTCTCTTACTTACACTCTTAGGTTTACTCTTCGGTTTAACAACACTCTTGCTTTTCATTACAGGCATTTCAATATATATATTCTATAATATGGAATATAAAAAATAAATTGTTGTTTGTCTAATATGTTATTAAATTGTAAATGAAAGCATATAAAATATAGGCATATAACATATATAAAATCATATATTATTATGATTATTGATTTAGAAGAAATTCAGAATATCTTAACTTCAAAAAAAATAAATATTAAGGGTTGTTTTCATGTAGGTGCACATGATTGTGAAGAACTACCTATTTATAATAATTTTGGAGTTAAAACAGAAGATATTGTATGGGTCGATGCGCTTTCTTTTAAAGTAGCTCAATCTATCGCTCGAGGAATACCTAATGTATATCACGCCGTTATTACAGACAAAGATGACGAAGATATTCTGTTTAATGTAGCTAATAATTTACAATCTTCAAGTATTTTAGATTTTGGAACGCATTTGACGGAACATCCTGGTGTAGTTTTTATAGACAAGATACATCAAAAGAGTATTACAATTGATACCTTTTTTAAAAGAAATAATTTAGATGCTTCAAAGTATGATTTTTGGAACTTTGATATTCAAGGCGCTGAACTCTTGGCATTAAAAGGTGCTACAGAGTCTATCAAACATGCTAAGGTATTATATTTAGAAGTTAATTCAAAAGAACTGTATAAAAACTGTGCGTTAATTAATGAGATTGATGAATTCTTAGCACCACTCAAATTTAAAAGAGTTCTAACAAATATGACGATACACAAATGGGGAGATGCTTTGTATATCTTAGATGTTTAGATTTTTATTATTTATTATTATATTATTTTTATTTATTAGCATCTGCTGCTTTTTTTCTGAGTCGCTCACTTCTTCTTGGTTGTGTAGGTGCTACATCTGCTGTAGGAGATTGTGCAGGAGATTTCTTAATTACGTGGGATGTACCCTGAGCAGCTGATGGTGTACCCTGAGCAGCTGATGGTGTACCCTGAGCAGCTGGTGATGTTTTTTTACTGGGTCGCCCTCTTCTTTTTGGTTGTATAGGTGCTACGTCTGCTGTAGGAGATTGTAGAGATTTCTTAATTACACGGGGTGTACCCTGAGCAGCTGGCGGTGTACCCTGGGCAGCTGGTGGTGTGTTTTTACTGGATCGCCCACTTCTTCTTGGTTGTGTAGGTGTTACGTCTGCTGTAGACAATTTATTTACACTATTACTACTCGAAGTAGCTGATTTAGAATCATTACGAACATATATAAGTATTCTTACACCGCTACTAAAATTAAAGCAAAAATCTTTATTTGCTACTTTGGTTTTCAATATATCAGGCATACATTTTATTCTATTTAAGCAAATGTTAGCATCATAAGTCTGATTCCATTTATATTTCATAAGTTCGCAAGGAATATGTTGTGTTATTTGTGTCGTCACCTGTGCTGGATCCATGTTTATTCTTGGCCATCCATTATAGACATATCTCTCTTTTTTACATGTTATTCCAGCGATTATATGTCCTATATTATGGTCTGTATTACTATTTGACAATATTACAGAATCTAAAGTATAATTTTTTTTATTATAAGTTATGTTGTCTTTTCTATATCGTATATTACTATATAGGAAGTCATCAGGTATTATATTATTAGCCAAGATGCTATCATAAATAGGTATGTGATAATTATAAACCCTTAAAAGTAATATAGGTGGCGCATAGTTATCCTCGATATATCTATATCCTTTTAACCTGTCTTCTTTGTCTTCAATACTATCTATTATATTATTATCTTCAATTTTATATGTTCGAAAATAATCGTAATCTTTGTTTAAATATGAATATCTTAAAATATATTCAGTCGTGCTATAATCAAACATTTTATAATCAACACCTAATAATGTATATAGTTTGCCTATATACAGCTTTGGTCGAAATGAACCTAATATATTTTTATGTTTAGGATTAAAAGGAAATTCATTTTTGTTTTCTTTATTTAATAATGATAACATATTTAAAAAAGTATCATCACTAAAATTTTTGTAATCCTCGCTTTCTCTCCCATCAGCTGTCTTCAAGTATTTATCATCTAAAACATGTTTTAATAATGTAAATAATTCTTTCTCTTTATCCCAATTATTAGATGCTTCAAGTAGTAATTTTCTACTACGCTGACTATAAAACATAGCTACAAATGTAGCCATAAACCAACAAATAGGACCAACTTGCTTTGGTGTTAAAATTCTTGAACATGTTCCTTTTTTAATTGCTTTCGTTTTTATTGCCTTTTTTTTTATTGATGGTGAATTCATTAACAAAATATAAGATATATCTCTATATATAACTTTTATAAAAATAATAATCTCTACTTTTTTATTTCTTATTTCTTATCAATATACAACGTCCTGTCTTAGGATTTAATACCTTCCCTTCAGGACATTTCTTAGGAGATTTATTAGCAGGATCTTTAATATTCCTTATTAATATACAACGGTTTGTCTTAGGATTTAATACTTTGCCTTCAGGACATACCTTTGGCGACTTTAGCGGCTTATTAGCTGCTGCCTTAGCATTCTTTATCAATATACAACGGTTTGTCTTAGGATTTAATACTTTGCCTTCAGGACATACCTTGGGAACCTTCACATTAGGAACCTTTGGAGACTTATTTGGTTGTTTTATAGGAGAATTAGGAGACTTCACAGCATTAGCAGCATTAGCAGCATTAGCAGACTTAGTAGCACTATCAATCGAAGTATCAGGTTTAGCATCCTTACGAACGTATATTAATATCTTGTTTCCTTTACTAAAATTAAAGCAGATATCTCTAACTTTTAGTTTCTTTCTTAATAATTCAGGGATACATTTGTTAGTATTCAAGCAAAAGTCATTATTCTTAATGATATTCCAATCATACTTCATAAGTTCACAAGGAATATCACTATTTATTATTTGATTTTTCATTACAGGATCCATGCTTGTTCTTGTCCAGCCATTATAAATATATTTGCCTTTTTTACAAGTGATACCAGCAATTGCGTGTCCATTTTTCTTATTTATATTCCAATTTGTCAAGATTACTGAATCTAAATTATATTCCTTGCCATTATAAAATATTTGTTCGCTCATAGACTTTAGACTATCCTTGGTGTCGCCTTCTTTTACCTTGTAAAACGAGGTGTCCCCCAAACCTTCAGAAACATTCACAATCAATATGGGCGGAGCATATCCATTATCAACATAGTTGTCTCTTCTTGTATTGTCCTTAAAAACATTATCTATATTGATACCAATATCTATATTCCTCTTTACAATTGTATATTTTAACCAATCATACTCCTCATTCAAGAAAGAGTATGACAAGATACCATCTTGAATATAATAATAAAAAATCTTATAATCTAAATTTAATAATTTATACAGTTTGCCTATGTAATACACAGGAACAAATCCACCAGATACCTTTTTAGGGTCATAAGGAAATGCCTTACTATTTTCCAAATTTAAGTATGACAATATCTTTATAAAGGTATCATCTCGAAACTTCTTATAATCTTCGCTGTCTCTTCCATCTGCTGTCTTTAAGTATTTATCATCTAAAACATGCTTTAACAAAGCAAATAATGCTTTCTTATTATTCCAACTGTTAGACGCATCAAGTAGTAATTTTCTACTACGCTGGCTATAAAACATAGCTACAAAAGTTGCCATAAACCAGCATATGGGTCCAACTTGCTTTGGTGTTAGTATTCTCGCACATATACCTTTTTTTGACTCTTTTATTTTTACAGGTGATGAATTCATTAGCAAAATATAAGATATATATATCTCTATATATAACCTTTATAAAAAGTAATAATTCCTATTTTATTTTTTATTTTTTATTAATATACATCTCCCTGTCTTAGGATTTAATACCTTACCCTCAGGACATTTCTTAGGCGACTTAGGAAGCTTAGGCAAATTCTTGAAAGTAGATTTAATATTCTTTATCAATATACAACGTCCTGTCGTAGGATTTAATATCTTGCCCTCTGGACATTTCTTAGGCGACTTAGGAAGCTTAGGCGACTTATGAGGCTTAGGAGGTATATTAACAGGTGCCGGAATATTTTTAGAAATATTATGTTCAGTCATCATAGAAGTATCAGGTTTAGCATCTTTGCGTACATATACTAATATGCGCTTTCCTTTGCTAAAGTTAAAGCAAAGATCATGATCTTTTAATTGATGTTGTAAAGCTTCAGGGATACATTTTGCGGGATTTAAGCAAAAATCACCATTATATTTAATGTTCCAATCATACTTCATAAGTTCGCATGGTATTTTTCTTGCCAATTCCTTATTAATCATTACAGGATCCATGCTTGTTCTCGTCCAACCATTATAAACATACTTCTCTTTTTTACAAGATATACCAGCAATTGCGTGTCCATTTTTCTTATTTATATTCCAATTTGCCAATAAAACAGAATCTAAGTTATATTCAACACCTTTATAAAATATTTGCTCATTCAAAGACTTTAGAGTTTCCTTTGTTGCTCCCTCATTTATTATATTATTAGGGAATAAATCTTTATAAAAATTAGTATTCTTATTGTCATTTCTAACAATAACCATCAATATCGGCGGAGGTGTTATATTTTCCTCTATATATTTGAAATTGGCATTTCTATAAAAATATGTATTAATATTCTTTTTAACAACCTTATACACAATCTCATTATTAAAATCTTCATTTAAAAACGAATACGCAAAAACATTATCAGCAACATTATAGTCATACATCCTATAATCGACATTTAATAATTTATATAACCTACCTATGTAATATTCTGGATTAAATCCTCCAGAAATAGTCTTGGGATTATAAGGGAACAACTTATTATTCTCCTTATATAGCAGAGATAGCACTTTGCTAAATGTATCATCACTAAACTTCCTATAATCCTCACTTTCTCTACTCTCAGTCTTCAAGTATTTATCATCTAATATATGCTTCAAGATTGTAAATAACTCTTTCTTTTTATTCCAACCTTTAGAAGTATCTAATAATATCTTTCTGCTACGCTGGCTGTAAAACATCGCTACAAAGGCAGCCATAAACCAACAGATTGGTCCCACTTGTTTTGGAGTTAATATCCTTTCACATACATTATTTTTTGCTTTGATATCTTTATTCTTTGTAAATATTAAAGGATTCTTTGAAAACTCTTTCCAATCTATATCATCCTGATGAGTTTGTAATAGGGCTATAACATGCGGATTAGGATTTCTTGATAAAAACCACCAATCTACTTTTTTAAGATTTAGTATAAATAATTTAATAGCATTCGGATTTGTAGATAAAAAATGCCATACTATTTTATCTTGATTTGCCTTTAGTAACTCTATGGCATTTGGATTACTTGACAATATTTCCCAATCTATTTTATTTTGATTGCTTGTTAATAACTCGATAGCATTTGGATTACCAGATAATGCTCGCCAATCTATTTTCTTAAAATTCTTTTTTAACAACTCAATAGCATTTGGATTACCTGATAGAGAAGACCAATCTATATTATCAGGGTTGTCTAACATATCGATTGCTTTTGGATTACGATTACTTGACAGAACACTCCAATTGATATCTTTCCTGTTGGCTTTTAACATCTCAATAGCATTCGGATTACTTGATAATGCGTCCCAGTCTATATCATTTGGATTCTCTTTTAACAACTTGATTGCTCCAGGATTACTTGATAGAGCTACCCAATCTATTTTCTTATTATTATTTAATTTATTATAAGCAGCTTTTGTTAAAGACTTTTCTATTTTAATTTTAGCTTCTAATAGCTCAATCGCATTTGGATTACTTGATAACTCTTTCCAACTCAACCTTTTTATAGGTATCCAATCTCTTAACTCATATTTAAATGTTCCTTTATTTTTTTTTATTATATCTTGTAATATAGAGTTTTTTGATGATGCGTTCATTCAGTATAAATCTCTCCAGTTCTTCTAATTACTTTTCAGAAAATAATATAAAAATAAAAAAAAAATATAAAAATATATAACACGTGTATATAAAAATTGATAAGGTTTAGTATATAAATATTAAACTATACATATAGAATATTCTCAAAATCCCAATATGAACTTCAAATTGATTACATACCTCGTGATTACCTCAAGTTATATTAATTATATGAGAGCAATCAATACGCATTCACATACTAATAGACGACCATTATTAAGATGTAATAGTGCCCCTGACATAACAGCACTATATAATACTACAGTTTATACATCACTCGTTACAGCATCCGCTACAAAAGACATAATACCCTATAATAAATATAAGTCGATTATCTTTAATCGTTATAAAAGAAATATATATCTTCGATCAAAGGAAAAATATACATTCGATGAAAATAAATGATAAACAAAGTAATATATATATAAGAATAAGTATTATATGATGTGTTTCTTGTTGAAATGTTCAATACTTTCCATTATGTTTTTATAATCACTATCGCGTTTATCTGTTAAATCGATATACGAAAGTCCAAAATCGATAATTTTAATTACCCATTTATTACTCTCTTTTTTTAACATAACATTAGATTCACAATATAGGTCATAATGTATTACCCCGATATCATTCAATAAGTTCGTCGACTCTCTTATCTGACAAAGGATATCTTTGAAATCATCACGAGACATTCTATTTATATAGTACCTTAGAGGATGATTACCTGAATGGGCAAATATCATCAAATTATATTTGGATATAGCCGATGGGTTTGAATCATTCACTAATCTTGCTAAGTTATTAGGGAGATTTATGTTTTCATACACATTTAGCATCTTTGTGAAATACTTAAAATCTTTCAAGTTGTTGTTGATGTAATTATTGATATCTCTTTCTCTAACAAAATCAACTTGTAAGTCGGGATGAACCAGCTTCGCAAAATAATGCTTACCTTTTTCTACAAAACGAAAGCAAATAACTTTGTCTTCCTTTCTCTTTATTACTTTAATATCCTTGATATCTTTAATGTCCTTGTCAAACATTCTTATGGTGTCTATTTAATTTAAAAAGGGGTATCAATTTTTTATAATGAATAATATTTAGGGTGTTTGACTGTATTAACTTTTGTTCGAACTAATGAATGTGTTTTTGCTCGTTGATTCTTATGTGTTTTAGAAACTTGCGATGATGACGATGTTTTATCTAAGTTCATAATAAAGAAACATCTTATAAGCTGAATATATAAAACACACATTTTAAGATTTTTATTAAACTCTAAGATATTTACACTCATGCGCAATAATTTTATAAGTTTTTCTGAGTTATGACTAAAAAACATGGGCTCGTTTGTATCTATTATAGGATAATTGGGATCATCATTAATTATCTTACAAATAAACTCATATTTATCTGTTTTTCTCAAAATACTTTTTAATGATCTATTACTTGACCCTGAATTTTTTAAGTTCTTTGGTAAATATATAACATCCTTCTTGATTGCTAATAAAGCTATTATATAAAGAATAATATCACTCTCTTTCTTTATATAGATAATATCATCATCAATCTCACTCTTACCACCATCATGTAGTAAATATAAGAGGTTATACTTATTGATATTGGCTGATTGCTTGAGATCATATATAATTGCTCTGATAGCTTCAGTATTTGCTTCAACAAAATCGTTTTTATTAGCATAACCGGATTTATAGCTTCGAATATAATATGGTATTATTTTTTCTCCATCTTTATACTTCCCTAAGGAAGCATCATCTGATGACATATATTGTAAGTATTTTTTCCATTCTCTTGCTTGATTATATTTATCAAATACTATATATTCATGTAATACACCACCTTCTGTCTGACAATCTATTAAATTTTCTACTAATACATCATAATAAATGGGCTGTCTATTTGCGGCAGCTCCTTGATCACGTGCTGATTCTTCTGTAGTTAAACATGCGGGATGCTCAAATACAATTTCACTACGTGAATAATGCTTTCTATCCAAATATTTGTCTCGTGTATCAAGAGGTTCATAGGCATCTGTAAGCCATAAATATTCAATAGGCAGCTGTAAAACATTCATAGATATATAAAGTTGTTTAGAGTTTATTAACATACTTAAAATACGGTCATCGGCCTTTCCTTGAAACTTTGGCATAAAAGACCATTTACTCCACATAGTAAGCAATTCACGTCCATTATTGTTATTGGCAAAATACATAATCCCGCCAGAAGTTTCGAATGTAAAAGGATCAAAACAGGGTTTAGTTTTATAATGAATATTTGAACGTGGATCTACATTCCAACCACGCCCCATATAGTCAACATTATTAATATCAAAAATATGCGGATATTTATTAACAGTCATATCACCATCAATATAAACTACAGATATGTCTTCTTTTCCCATATCTCTTAATGTATCAAGAACCTTCTTTATAAAAAGTGGTTTGGCGTTAATCGCAAGCTGATACCCTCCAGGCACCGCAAACTCAGGATATTCTTGAGAAAAGTAATTACAGTTTTTATTTATACAGTTATTATTCCATTTATCTATCATACCCTCGAATGTATCAGGTTCCTTAAGTAGCTTTTGTCCATCTTTAAGTTGCCAATTAAATTGTAAATAATTAAGTTCTTTACATGGTATCTGTGTATTTCTATTAAGATTCCCTTTGCCCCACCAGTAAGTTATGATCATAAATTTAGATTTTTTATTAACAAAGTTTGCTTCGCTGATATCTAACCTCCTATTATCTATTATTTTCTGTATATTTTCTTGTAATACATTCATTAGTTGTTATTATTGTTTGCTATTATCTAATATCTAATGATATAAAAAATAATAATGATGAGTAATTGTAATTATTGTAGTTTATATTACATATACTGAATGCTCCTATGTAATAAATTAATATAAGACTAATATTAGAATATATATATAACCATTCTAAATGTATCAAACAAGCATTAGAAATAAGAAAAAGATTAGTCAATTTAACAAGGTCGCTAACAATAACTATAATATTAATACGGAATATGAAGTGTACGCATATGTAATTAAGTTATTGGGAAATTGTAGAGTTCTTGTATTATGTGATAACGGGAATGAGGCAGTTGGAGTAATTAGAGGGTCTATGCGGCGTTTTAATAAACGTGTATTGATTGAGACTGGTGATATTCTTGCTGTTTCTATGAGAGACTTTCAAGATAATAAAGTTGATATTGTTCATAAATATAACGCAGAGCAATGCAAGATCCTCATTAATAATAAAGAAATCTCAGATACTTTGATAAATGCCTATAATAAGGTCGCTACGACTGCTATTAATAACACTAACGAAGCTAATATTATATTTGATGATGCTGCTGCTGATGTTGATGCTATTGATGCTAAACAACGTAATAAAAAAGGAACGGATAGTTATAGTGATAGTTTATTTGTATTTGATAGTGAGGATGAAGATGCTGCTTATGACGATGAAGATGATGGTATCTAAGATATTTATGATACTTATATTAAAATTCTTTATTTTTCATCAATATTTATTATCTAAAAATAAAACATATCTAAAATATAGAAGTATATATTTAAAATGATATTTAATGATGAATATACTGGTTATAGTATTGCGTTTAGTAGTGATTACTCTTTATTACAAATATCAGGATCAATAAAAAATCATGCGCAATTTAATAATATTATAATAATCGCCGCAAATCCTATAGATAGAATGAGTAATTACTCTGGGTCTGGTCTTCCATTCCCTAATCATGAGATTGCTTTTGAAAATACCCCAAACATTCACCAAGTAGATTCTTCGGGAACATTTAACATTACTTTTAAATATCCTAATAGTTTCTATATGCCCGACGGTATTAATAAAATAAAACCATCCATATATTTCAGTTTTACTGATATTAGCAATCAAGAATTTCGTATTCAATATGAACTACATGATATATTAGCATTACGTACATTAATTAATAGAAGTTCTCGTAAAAATCCTGAGTTTTATGGTGCTAAAGATTATATTCTCCCTATTGATACAGCCGAGAAAGTAATGAAAGCATATGCTATTGCTAAAATAGAGAATGATATTGGATAAGATAGGATCGGATAATTTTGTATTATTTTTCTTTTATAATTATAAAAATTGATTATTTTGCTTTTTATTAATATAGCAAGAACCGACTGATTTGTTGTTTGCCTTCGAAGCCCATCAAATCCGTTGAAAGTACCAAGTACAACAAGCCAAGTTAATCTATCAATCCTACCAAATCCAAATAACCATGTCATTTGTCAAGATCAACTTTACCACCGATCGCATCAAGTACATTTTGTTTGAGGAAATCAAGACTCTCGTGTTTAATAACAGCGGGATTATCTTTGGTGGGTATGCGAGGGATATGATAATTAGCGACCATTTCAAGGCAATATATAATAGCGCCAATAAATATAATATCCATAAGTTTTGGAATCGAATGTATCAACCCGAAACTGCTGCGCGCACTCTTGTTGCGAAAGACATGGATATTTGTATGTATAGCACAGATGATGTTGATTCGTTTCTTATAGCCCTTCAAAATATCTTTAATGATAGGATTGGTTATACCAACATAACCTCTTCTGACATAACAGCATCTCAAGAGAACAATTATTTCAATATTCCTATCGTCCTTCACAAGAAAATTAACTATACGATCACCATAGGAAAGATCCCGTTTGTACATAGAGGGGTTGAAATCTCCTTTGACTTTGATATAATAGTTCCGAGAAATTCCAAGTTGATGCCACCATTCAACCGTGTAGACATGCTTTCAAATGTGTTTATCTTGAATAGGCAAGGGATTGTTATGTCTAACAATACGGGAACTGCTATTGACAAGATGAGTATTGTGAATAAACAGAAGATGTCTGCTCGTATTATGGAGGATGTTGTGCAGTTTAAGACACAGTTTTGTCTGGGAAATTACACCGATAATTATACTTGCGGGAACTTTAACTATAACAGCAAGGTATGCGAGCGTCTTAATAAGATGTTGTTTAGGGGCTTCAAATGGGATATCACAAATATGCCATTCTTTCTCGATGAACACAAGAAAGAATTAAATAATGGTGATAATGGTGATATTAACTGCTGTATCTGTCTTTCTAACTTTAAGAACAACGATAGGGTTGTCAAAGTGTTCATAGATAATTCTACGAAAACTGAGAAAAAGGTATGCTCTATCGCACATGACAAATGTATGTTCAAATACTTTGAGACGCAAGTTGAAAACGCCAAATCAGACATGATTTCCGGAAGAGATGATTTCAAGTTCAGGTGTCCTATGCGAAACATAATTAATTTCAAGCAATATGCCGAGAATATTGATGATATTATTCGTGAAAAAATGAAAAACTAAGAGAACAACCAAACATCATAGTGCGCTGCTCGAGCGATACCTCGTAAGATTGTAAGATATGTCTGTGTATATGTATGTTTTTTATATGTATTTTTATATTTTTATTTATATGTATTTTATTTTAATATTTTATATATTTGATATTAGCTTATTTAGGACACTTCCGAAGGTATAACTTACTAATGATATTAGAATTATTACTATTAAGTTTGAAGCATTCGATAAATAGAAAACGTCGCAGTGCTCAGTAACATGGAGATATATCTCGAATATCATAATTTTAATAAACATCCCTAATATGATATCAAATCCAAATATAAAACCAAGCAGAAAGTTTACTACAATATGGGATATAAGATATATCTTGTTTTCAAGAATGTTATTTGTGTTGTTTGGATAAAAGAAGATATCAACATCGTGTACGTTAAAAACGCATCTTAATATAGTGAATGATAATGTCACCGTAAATATTATTAATAAGTATATGTAAAAAAACTTAGCATCCATTTTTTATTATTTACCTATTTCCTAATTAGATAAAATAATTTAAATTCCTTTTTATAACATATCTTATTAGAATTGTAAATACTAATGTCGTAGAAAATAAAAGGAATAAGAATAAATAATAAAAATAAATTTATATCTATTAATTTTTTATTATATGAGTTTTACATTCGGTGTCAGGCATATGTTTTTTATATAGCGAAACAATCGCTTTGTTAACATTTTTATTTGAATAATAGAATAGTATGTGTTTTACCAAAATATCCTTTACAAATACATTTTTGTAATATTCTTTTATTTGGCTCGATTTAATAGATAACAATTTTTTATAAATTTCTTTACTTGCTACAAATTTCTTGTTAAATAAAATCTGATTCTTGTATTCATCATTATAAGAGCTCAAATTATAAAATTTAGTAGTTTCATATATATATTTAAAATGTCTCTTGGCATTAAATATGCGCTCTTCTTCAATCTCATAATTTTTAAGAATATCAATAAAGTTATCTAAAAATACCATAGTATATTTGCTATGACATTTAGATGTTATAACATAATTGGACATATCAGGATTATAATTGTCCACATTCACGCTAATAGCAATATTGTATATTATACCCAGCTCTTTACGCAGTTTCTTGTAAAATATACCAGCATCAAAGTTAAACAATATCCGCTTAATATAGAAATTGAGTATTAAATATTCATCTGAAAGATATTCGATCCGCTTTGATAAATGTATAACAATTGAAGTGTTTTTATCAGTAATACTATTTCTTATATTTACTATTTTAAGACTCTTATTACTGTGCCTTATTACAGGATATTCCTGAATAGTCTTTTTATATTTTATAATTTCAAAATACTTCTTGACATTCTTAATAACCTCATTAATCTTATTTAAAGGACATGTTATAGATATTACTAAATTGTCAGTATTTAACTGCCGCCTTAAATACCCAAATGTTTTATTATCATCAAAGTTTTTTATATATGTAATTTGTTTTTTATAATCTGCTAAGTATGAGTATTTAGGATATAGGAATTTGAAGATATTATATTCAAACATATAATTATTATTTGATATATATCCCATATATTCTTGAATTATAGCACCCTTCTCCTTTTTTTTGACATCTTCTTCGACATAAAGGTGGTTTATAGTATTTGAAAGTATATCCATATAAAACTCGAGGTCATCATAAATCCCCTTTATATATATACTCATTTCATAATCAGATACATAAGCATTAAACACACCGCCTCTTCTATATATTTCCTCGCTAATATATTCTGAACTTTTGTATTTTTGTGATGTTAAACTTGCTAATAAATGCTCGCAATAATGGGTTAGACCGGCTTCGTGGCTTTTCTCCTTAAATCGTCCTAATAAATAATTTGTAGATATGTATGTTAATTTGGTATTTAAAGGAACTATTATAATTCGAATACCGTTTTTTAACTTTAGCTGCCTAATATTAGCAGCCATGGCTATAATATATCAATATCTAATATATAATAATATATATATTACCATATTACTATATTACCATATTACCATATTAGCATAGCAATCGGTTTGCTTAACTGAAGATAGTTCAAAAAAATATTGATAAATATGTAAACATATTCTGTATATTTTAGAGTAAATCTATTTAACATATCACATGTTAAGTATATCTCAACTACTTTTGGAATAAGCGAAGTATAATTGTAAACACATGAAGCTAATAATGGAGGAACTATAATAGCCGTATATATAGCAGGGTACCATGAACCACCCTCTATATTATGTGAAAAATACATGTGAAAATATTGGAGCATATAAAGGAATTTGAAAAAATAGTAGTCTCTTCTAAACATATTATTAACTTCGTTTCCATATTTCTCAGTATCAATCCATCTCAAATAATGTACAAAAGAGCTGCCAAATAAGAACACATTTGAATGGAGATTTGATGATATGTAATAGAGGATTCCTAAATATTGTATATTATTATTACCTATATAGAACTCGATATCGTGATATATCTGTGTAGATATTATCATAAGTTTTGCTATATATGCTGTGTATTTGCTACGAGGACTTATTGTTAATAAAAAAAGACCCCTAAATAATTTGTTATACAGGATTGTAAGTTTGCTTAGAATAAATCCAAAAACAATCGCCCAATAAGGGTATATGCAATAGTGTATTTTTAGAACTACTCGATATTTTTTTTGAAGTTCTTTTATATCTGTCTCTTGTATATTTCCATCATTCCAAATGATCGGAGATATATAATGGCATTCTCTATTAAAATCAAAACCAACCACATCACCAGTCTTTATTATATGTGTTTCCGGTATAATATTGAATATCGTCATAATATCCCTATTGTCATCAAGGCCTACAATAACTCTATAGCAGGATGCAAAAGGAATATAGAAAAATGGACCATCAATATGTCTTGTATAAAAAATGTAATCAGACGCATTCTTTTGAAAATTCTTATTATTACTTGAAGGAGGCGACACATATATCTCATTTATATCATGAAGCACATCAATCATATAGCCGTCTCCGTACAAGCCTCCACGTAATGATTTTTTAAACATTTCTATTATTTTTATATCTTTTGCGGTATTGTAAAACAACTCTTTTATATTTTGTGGTAAATCTTTGTACCACCAGTGTGTTGAAGTATTGACAGAAGGATTTTGAAGTATTACCCATTCTCTAATACTATTAAGCACATAATTATCATTCCTTAATTTACAATTAACTACTCTTGACTTCTGAAATCTCCAAGGTAAATATAACATAACATCTATTTATAATATATATAAACTTAAATATTATCCCTAATTTACCCTATTTTATTATTTTAATAATAAAAATTGATACTTAAAGGTATGGATTATTAATAATACCAATCAAAAGAGAATGGCTTCTAACCAATCCGCTTCTGCTGCTGCTTCAGCTGCTTCGTCCGTCCAACCAAAGTTTACTCTTACTGAAAATGGAGCAGTTGCTCTTGATACGAGTGGGAATGAAATCGTGGACTACTTTATGTTGTATACGAGAACTCTTACTAAGGAACAAAACTATCAGTTTCTTGAAAAATGCTGGGCAATCAATCCTCAAAAGACTGTTGCTATTATTTTCAACGGCCGTGATAGGTTGAAGGGTAAAAAAGAGAAGACCGTATCTAATCAGGCGATGTTATGGCTACGTGATAAAAAACCTTACACATATATGAATAATATTATTACATATGTTAATAAATATGGGCGTTGGAAGGATCTTCTCTATATCTGTTATGAGAACAAAGATGATGGAATGATTCACAAGAATTATGAATTGACATTATTTGCCGATAAGTTGCGTGATGATCTCTCTGATCTAAAAATTAATGAGATTATTGAGGAGGCTAATAGTGCTGATGCGACTGAGGGTACAAAGCTAAAAGTCAAAAACGTATCTTTGTGTGCTAAGTGGGCTCCGAGTGAGAATGATAGGAATGACCAGCGTAAGCATTTTGCCAAAAAGATTGCGACAATCCTTTATGGCAAAGATGATGTTAAGAAGATGGAGAAATATAGGAAAGAATATATTGCTCCTCTTAGGAAAAAGATTAATATTGTTGAGAGCCTTATGTGTAATAACGAATGGGACAAGATTAATTATGAGGGTGTTCCAGGTGTCGCGTCACGAAGATTACACAAAGCCTTCAGTAATCATGATAGCGATAGGTATTGTGATTACTTGGCAAAAGTTAGGGGTGGGGAAGCAAAGATTAATGTTACAGGTATTCTTCCTCATGAATTAGCTAATTATTATGTTAATCTTCGTAGTTCACAAGATGAATATGAGGAGAATGAAACTATCGAACTACAGTGGAAAACTATTGTCGACGATGTTAAAAGTTGCGGTATTCTTGGGAACTCTTTGGCGATTATTGATTTGTCAGGGTCTATGTTCTCAGCCAGTAACGGTAGTATTCCCGCACAAGTTGCGATTTCTCTGGGTATTATTACTTCACAGTGTTGTAAAGGAATGTTTAAAAACAAGTTTATTACATTCAGCGATACTCCAGAATTAGTATCCCTTATTCCTGATGAATTATACAAGGAATATACTGAGAAAGGTATCGAGCCATCGCTATATACATGCTTTAAATCGTTGGTTGATGTTGATTTCGGCTATAATACCGACTTCGTTAAAAGTTGCGATATGATAATTAAATATGGCAAGGAGCACAACATTAATGACGAAGATATGCCTAAGAAATTGTTCATATTTACAGACATGCAGTTTGATGAGGCAACTGTTGATAATGACAAGGAAAGTAATGGTATTGAAACGTTGTATAAAACGATTGTTAAAATGTTTAAAGCGGCTGATTATACGGCGCCTAAGTTTATATTCTGGAACCTCAATTCGAGTCATAAACAGTCTTTCCCTGTTAATTGTAAAACTGAGGGAACAGCGATGATTTCAGGATTTTCAGAGCAGCTGCTAAAGATTTTCATGACATACGATGAGTTTAAACCTGACCTAATTGTCGAGGAAATACTTGCGCCTTACCTCAAGGAAATCTTCATAGATGATAGCGAGCTATAAAGATAATTTGATGTATATCTGATATATATATATGATGTATTATATATTTTTTATATTTAATAATAAAAATAATTAGTTATAGTTAACTGTAATACTTAACGTTTCTTCTTGCCCTTCGCAAGTTTAGTAGCGGTATTCTTAACGAATGAGCCGATATCCCGAGTGGAGCTTAATAAACGTCCAGGAGTATTACGGATTGATTTAACAGGGTTCTTGATAACTTCTTCGACTTCGCCTTCGAACTCTTGGATCTTGACTAAGAGATTAGTTAGGGTGCTTATCAATATAGGGATAATTATTATGGTGAATAGTAGTGTTATGAATAAGAATAGGGAGATCATAGTTCCGATTGCGATAATATCCCGGCGTAAATCGTCGGAACACTTACATTTCTCATTCATTAAATAACGAACATAATCGAATGCGTAATATATGTATACGACGAAGGTTAGGAAGAATATGAAGGTACCGAACGCAAGTAATTGAACAATTGCGGTACCCATGCTCTTGGCAATACTTTTGAGTGATACAAACGCAGTAACAAAGAAGTATACTAATGCGACAATAGTAAAGGTCTTGATGAAGTCCTTGTTGCTATGATCTGAACAATCGCATCCTACACTCTCTAACTTGTATATATAACTCCAAATTATTAAGAGTAGTATTACAAATATTAATTGTATAAATAAACTACTATAATAAGACAAAGTGTTGTCGGTCTCTTTCATTATTCTCTATACTATAATAATAGAAATTATTTATTATCGATAATATTATATATTAAAAATCTGGTTGAGCTATCAAAACTTTTAACATCCAGCAACTTTATTTTTTCAACCATCGTTTTAACTATTGTTTTATCCGGATAATTATTTAAATTTTTTAATATTTTAAAAATTTGCTCTATAAATATATCTATAATATATTTGTGAATTAGGGGATTACCAATACATTCATCGGTTAAATAATCATATATGTTATTTAGTAATTGCGGGATCTCCGAAGGCTTGTATTTTATCCAAATTATATTCAAATTATGAATACCTTTTTTCCATTTAATATAGTCACAGTATAACTCATACTCATTATTAAGTAATAATAGATTATTATTAAAAATAAATTTAGGCGGTATCCACTCCTTATTATTTAAATAACTATTCCATAATTTATCAATAATATCTGCTAAAAATCTACTATCAAAGTATTCAAGTAATTTTATATATATGTTATTGCCACCAATACTATCTGTAACTTTAATATATGACCATATAATTAAAAAAAGCTCCTCCGCTTGTGCTGCTTGCGATGCTTGTGCTGTCTTATTATCAATAATACTCTTTATTTTTTCACAAATAACATCCTTGTTTTTGCCTGTTAATTTATTCAAATATCCGATTAATGCGCGTTTAGTGCTTGAATTATCTGAAAAGTCAGGGATAATAATATGAAATCTCCCTTTATTATTTGCGGTTCCTATGTTATTTGCTATATTTATAGTCTTATCCTTTTTATTATTTAGCTTTTTTTCCCATATCATTTTAGGGTCATAGAATGAATCAAAACAACTACATGATTTTTTAAGACTTTCTGCTTTATTTAAAATATTTTCAGGTACATCGATGTTATATCTATTCTGAAAAATAGATAGATTAATTTTAATTACTTTATCATCCATTATTATACTAAATATATTTAATAATCTTATATACAAAATGGAATTAATGAAATTATTCGAATTATATATATGATATGATATGAATATATGATATAAAAATTATATATATATAGTATGATATAATATACTATATTATATGAAATTAGATTTAAAAAATCAATTTGTGGAGGAACTTGATAATATATATAAAACTCATCTCATATATAGGACTATTGTAGTATGTAATGATGACATTTTAGAATATAAAGACTTGTTAGAAAATAAGGAGTTTAGCGTCTATGTAGTTAATTCAATCACAAATATTAATTACGATACTTTAGATCATAGGATCATTTTAATTAAAAACGATCTATTTGAAGATTTTTTAAATAACATAATTTCAAACAATATTGACAACTTTTATACATTTATAACTTTTACACATGATAATGATAATATCAAAGATATGATTTCTAAGAAATACTATAATAATCGTGATATTATTAATAACATAATTTAATATATTAAATAATGAAAAGAGAAAATAACTTGAAATAACCTAACCTAATCACAATTATTTATCTATGATAATGTTAGGATTGAATGGTTTTTTTATCTAAGACTATGGGAAAAGGCAAAGGCTCGAGTAATATAACATTAGCAGGTATTATTATAATTTCTTCTGTATTTATAATCGCTATATTACTTGCGAATAAGGAAAGGATCCAAGAGGGGTTTTTTGGCGACTATAAGAAATATAGTGTTGAATATTATTATATGGATACATGCGGGCATTGCATAGATTTTAACGATTCAGGTATATGGGAAAAGTTAAATAAGCTCAACTTTAATAATGTATCGCTTAAAAAATATAATAGAAGCGAAAACATAGAACGTGTTAATAGCTTAGGAATTACCGGATTCCCTGCTATTGTTATTGTTGAAAATTCAGCAAGTTCTCCGTCAATAATAGAATCATTCGAAATGTCAAGAACTTACGATAACTTATCAAAGTTTATAAACAAATATGAAAATAAAAAAGTATAATCAAGTATAAATATATAAGATAATATTAAAGTATCAATATAATATAACATAGTAATTATGGGCGGTGGTATAACGCAATTAGTTTTAAAAGGGCAAATGGACTCCTATATTAATTTAAAGCCGTGTATCAACTACTATAAATATGTATATAACAAGCACGTTAATTTTTCTATGGAAAATAAGAGAGAAGATCCAGAGAATAACTCATCTATTAATCTGAGATTGCCTAAAGCTACAAGTAATAAATTAATGACTTTCACGTTAAAACGATATGGTGATTTAGTTAGTAATATTTATTTATCATTCAATCTCCCTGACATATATTCTACAGATGTTCATAGATTTAGATGGGTAAATAATGTAGGCCACAATTTTATTAAAACGGCTACTGTAAGGATTGAAGGAACCACGATAGAAGAAATATATGGCGAATGGATGAATATTTGGAACGAACTAACCAACAAGGATGGTGTAGAATATAATAAGCTGATTGGTAATATTCCTGAATATATTAGTCCTAATAATAATAATTCGAGGTATGTTATTAAGAATAATATATTATATAACAAAATATATCCGTCAAAAGACAAAATATTAAATGCGGGAAACCCTTCAATAAATGGGAGAATAATACAAGTACCATTAAACTTTTGGTTTACGAGAAATCCGTCGCTGTCTCTGCCATTATACAAAATACAAAATCAGGAAATAAAGATTGATATTGAACTTAATGATATTGAGAAATTATATCAGGTATGGTGTGATAAATTGAAATTATATGTATCTCCTGATTTTTTCAATACTATATATGGTTTGACATTAAGCAACAATAACGCCATAACAATCGAAAACTTCATAGCAGATGAATGCTATATACAAAGTTATCTTGATATTAATTATATATTTCTTGATAGTACTTATAGGTTGAATTCATTACAAAACGAGGGGATTGTTAAATATGTAGTTGATTATGTTAAAAAACAACCGTCCAAAACAATAAGTATTAAAAGTAGCGGCGGTACAGTTATATTGGAATACGCCTATAATCATATCAAAGAGATTATTTGGGTATTACGAAGATCAGATATACCTGAGAAATTTAATATACATGACAACTATACTGCTTCGCATATATATAATGAAACTATGGGGTTGCTTGAGAGTGCGCAAATTAAATGGGCAGATACTATAATTCGTGAAGATCAAAAAGCGTACTATTATAATAACATTCAACCCTATCAGTATCATACGAATGTTCCGAGAACAGGAATATATAGTTATTCATTCTCTCTATTTCCTGAAAAAATAATAACAGCGGGCTCTTTTAATAATCAGATGACTAAGACATCATTATATTTTAATATCAATAATATTGGTAATAGCATAAAAGATATAACAAAGAGAAGTGAATATAAATATCTATTTGAGTTGATGAGAAGAAACTCTGTAGCCTATATTAAAGAAGATGAGGTTAATTTAGATGTAATTGTATATGCGAGGGTTATTAATGTATTCTCTGTTATTAATGGCGAATGTAATCTTATATGGAATAGATAATAAGGTACTTGGCTATGTAAGGAAAACTCTATGTAATTTTTATATCCATCTTTAATAAAAAGAGAATGGATTTACTTGTATTAATACTAATATTATTATCAGGATACATAATTAAATATTTAATAGATACTATAAACTCTCTTAATAATGAAATAAGAGAGATTAAAATGAAATGTATATCACCACATAATGATGTTAAATTTAATAATGACAGCTCGAGTAGCGCAAGCAGTAATGACAATAAAACTCAGAATGACGCAGCAAAAGCTACAGCTGCTACAGCGGCATTAATAAAAAACATAACATATTTTAAGGATTATTTTGATAATGTAGAATAAAAAAGATAATTAAAAAGATAATGTTAAAAATATTATATAAGATAATGATATAAATAATAAACGCATATATATGTAATATAAGACATCCCTTATAAATTATAAAATGCCTAGAAAAGCAAAAACGACAGATGATAATGTAAGTGATACGAAGAAGAAAAAGAATTTAATGAATACAATAATTAAGGACATCTCAGTTGTTGATAATGAGGACATCATATTACAGTTGCCTTTATCAAATACACAAATAAATAAGTTAAACATGACTGAGAACAATACACCTACGGAGTTTCCGGAACCATATGAACCAAACTGTTTTTATATAAATGAAAACAATACCTATAGTACAATTCAAGATAATATTATATTTGACAATAGTAATAGTGAGTATTCCTTAAAAGTATCTCACAAAGAAGAGATCTTAAACTCTAATAATAATTGTTATTGGTGTTGCCATCCGATTGATAATAGGACTTACGGGATGCCTTATAAATATAATATTAAAACAGATACTTATGTATTATTTGGGAACTTTTGTTCACTCGAATGTGCGAATGCTTATAATTTCTCCTCACACTGTGGAAGCGACAAGGTTTGGGAAATCAACAGTCTGATACAGATGCTAAGCAAACATTATGGATTCTCTTACCCTATTCGTCCGGCACCGTCAAGATTTTTACTGAAAATCTTTAATGGTCCTATGTCAATAGAGGAGTTTCGCAAGGGTCATTATACAAATGATAAGACATATATATTAAATCTTCCTCCTATGATTTCTACAAATTTTAGTTATGAAGTAGTTAATACCTCGTATTTGAAAAATATTACTGACAATATGCACATTAAACTGGATAACCAGAACCATGGCAATAACAATAATCAAAATAATCAAAGTCAAAGTATTAAAAAACACAAAAACACAATTGATAATAAATTAAGTTTAATAGTTTCTAAATAATATAATAAAAATTGATATAAAGACATATATTCTTATATATATGCGCTAATGACGAACATATACTTTTCACCATATAGAATTTCTACTATAACCTGTAACGCAAACATCGGAAATAATATAAATATAAATCTTGGAATATTATTTGACAATATTAATGTTATTGATAATATTGTTGAAGGCGAAGATAAAGGGATTGTGTGGGTACAATTTATGAAAAATGGTACGGATGCATCTAAGGGGGTGTATCCTAAAAAGAGGAGAAAGAGCAAGAAGAATACCATGAAAAAGAACAGGTTTGATAATCAGGTAACAGTTATTTACAAGTTTCATGATAAATATATACCGAATGTAAAAATATTCAAAAACGGTAATATTCAATTAACAGGTATCAAGGATATCAAAGATACTGAGCATATTGTTAATCATATTATTAATGATATCACGCTAATCTATAATAATATTGACAAAAACATTATTGTTAATCCAGAACCTGATTATGTATTAAATTTAAAATATCAAAACTTTAAAATTAGGATGATTAATACAGACTTCAAAGTTTATTCTGACCCTGAGCTTAAAAATGGGTTTGAAATCAGACGAAAGGAGATTCACAAGCTATTTATTAACGACGAGCATAATAACAAATGTAGCTTTCAACCGGGAATTTACCAAGGGGTAAAGCTTGAATACTTTTGGAATATTAATAATAAAAATAAGAATGGTATCTGCTCTTGTCCGAAGTATTGCTATGGCAAAGGAACTGGGCAAAATATTGGTGAATGTAAAAAGGTAACAGGAGCCTTATTTGAAAGCGGGAGTGTATTAATTACAGGTGGTATTACATTCGAACAAGTTAATGAAACCTACAAATATATATGCGATTTTCTTGAAAAACACAAAGATGTAATTAAGAAGCCTCCTCCTAATACAAATATGCCTCCTTTACCTCAGATGTCTCCCTTGCTACTGCCTCCACCATATCCCCAAGTCCCTGTTTTAGCAATCAACTAATTATGAATACTATGTATACTATGAATATTATGAATACAATATATTATATATTATTGGTATGACATTCAAAGTGATATATATTAGTATTATTATCAGCTATATTATATTTTTTATAATTACCGCTATTAACGGTATTATTACCTGGTCTTGTATAAGACGGTATATGATGACTTGCGTAAAAATGCGAGCTATATGCTACAGCATCAGGTTCAACACGAGGAATCACATAGTTATTACCCCACGGTTTCTTATCAAATAAAACATCACCAGTATATAACCCCGCATTTTTTAATGGTTCAGGAGCTTGAACATTAGGGCTATAATCTAACTCGGTATACATTAATTCATTTCCCATTTTTGTATTATTCTATTACAATAGAAGGAATAAAATTTGACATTTATAACTTTATAGAATTCATAATAAAGAATTCATTATATATTTTTATAAAGAATATAAAGATTAAATAATATAAATAACCATATAATCAACTATATTAACTAACAAATGAGTTCAAATAAAAAAAGGAATAATGCCAGTAATGATAGCACCGTATGTAATAAGAAAGCACACACCGACGGAACACCTGATTTTCTAAGCGATGGCTTAGATAACAAAGCTATACATGATATTGTTCAAGATATTATGGCAATCCTACATGAAAATAAGGGTAAATGCCCTCACTCTGCTACAGTCGAAAATATTAGCAAAGAAGATAAATTCAAATTTTTCATAGAAAGATATCCCATGCTTTTTGATATGGTAACAAAGGAAGCAGGGTTTGAATATTCAAGCTTAGAGTATTTCTTGTCTATGCGTGATGAAATTATCAAACAAAGAATAACAAGCGAAGAGGCATCTAAGCAAGTCGGCCAAGTATGGTTTGATAAGTATTATAAAAAATAAATTTATTTATTATTTTTCCCTTTACACATATAAAAATTGATATAAGAGCTTCACGATATGTAATTATACAATCAAAAGTATACCCGCACATTTCACCATGACTTCCGTTTGCTCGACTGTTAAATTTCCTACCAACCTCTATGAACTTATCGATGAAACATTCAAACTTTATGAAGAGCGCAAATCAAATTGCGTAGCTACCGGGGTGTGCGATATTGAAGCTGACAACAACATTAGTTATGCGAATTGTCTGATCTCTCTATTGAAAAAATATCACTTGTGGCCTATGATGAAAGTCAAGAAGTTTAAGGAACGCAGCGATATTGTCCTTCTTCATAACACATATATTCGAAATAATGTAGATAATTTTAAAGAATTATATGAGCAATGCAGAAGTATCGTTCTCGACTTCAGCCTTAACTGTAATAATAATATTGTAGTGACATACGCTAATTCTATTCCCGAGCGTATCAATTATAATAACTACATCGCTACATTATATTCTGATGAAGACAAAATATATGAGGCATATGACGGAACAATCATTACAGTCTATAATTATAAGGATGAATGGTACTTTGGGACTTCGAGCTGTCCTGACGCAAATAGTTCAAAATTTTCGCATCCTACAAAAAAACATGGCAACATGTTTGATGAAATCCTATTTAAATATTTCAAACATCATATTACAGCTGATGCCGAAGAAGTTTCTACGTTAACAACCGAAGAAATCTCCTCAAAACTAAGAGGCTTGTTTGTACAACATTTAGATCCTAACATGGCATATGAGTTTATTATTGTTCATCATGAAAATAAGCATATTATCGATTATACGGGTTTGCTCGGAGATAATTATATGGAGATGTTTCACATTAATACAAAGCATCGTTGTTCGCTTGTAGAGAATGATATTATGTCCTCGGTCATCCCTTCTTTGCTTGAGATTGGCGTTAAATATCCCTTGCCATTCAGTAATATTCAAGAGGCATACGCACATATTAATAGCAATAATTTCAGTTATGGATTAATTGTCAAGAAGATTATATCGGACAAAGTTAAGTTGTATAAGATTTCGACGGATGTTATTAATTATCGTGAAGAGACTGACCCATGTCATCCAAACGTTTGGATGAATATCCTTTCTGTCTATATGAAAAATAAGACTGAGTATACTATCAAGGATTATATCGCTAATTATAACCCTTATATTAATTTGCCCATAGATAATAACGGACAAAAAATAGATCCGACGTATCTCATTCATACAATTATTTCAACTATCAAGGATAGCCTGTATAGCTATTATAAGGCGACGACCATCTATTACCCTAACTATAACCGCTATAAAATGAACAAAGAAATGGATAAACAGTTCCCACCGATTATTCAGTATCATTTAGCACAACTGCGTAATCTTCAAGTAAATACTTATAAAACAAAGATGATTAATATGGGAAATGTATATCATTATCTCTGCCAGTGCAACGATGTTAATAACATTAAAACTCTTATTCAATTCTTTGCTTCTAATCCAATCAACGAAATGTCGCCAAGAACCTCGATGTGTTTCGCAATTATGACAAGCTTAATATCTTAAAATTATTCTCTATTATCTAACAACTTGTAAATTATTCCTTTATTATTTTTTATATTTATAATTTAAAATAAAAATCGCGCGTATATATAGAAAGAATATACTAATATATATGGCTGGTCTTTTCCAACAATTTCAAAATGCCCTACAACAACAATCTTCGCAATCTTCGCAATCTGCTCAAGCCGGTGGAAAGAAACGCAGGCCTGTTCGCAAACCGGTTCGTGTCGCTACCAAGCCTAAGGCCAAGCCTAAGCGTTTAGTAAATAAACGTGCCTTACACAATAGATTAATGAAACAACTTGGTGGATTCTTTGAAGATATAGCTGAATTTACTAATGAATCTTCTAATGGCAAAAGTATGACTAAAGAAGAAAAAGCTAAATATACAAATAATCCACCATCAGCACATTCCATGGCTCAACCCTCTTCCAAAGAACAATTAACTGTTAATGATATGGTTAACGCATTTCCCATTCCCAACGTAAAAGGCGGTGCTCGTCGTTATAAGAAGGTCGTTCCCAAGAAGGCCGCCGCATCCAAGAAGCGCCCTGTTGTAAGGAAATATCGATTCTCTGGTGGTTATGAGGAGGATGGTGATATGGAAGAATTTGAAGAGATGAGCCAAGGTGCTTCCGGTACCGCAACCAGCATGATTCCTGTATCGACTGGTGGACGTATGCATCGCCGTTCGCCAGTACGCCGTACCCCGGTTCGCCGTGCCCGTAGCCCATCATCATCTACTCGCCGTCCCCGCCCCCGTGTTCGCCGGGTTTAGGCGTTAGCTAATAAGAAGGCAATTATTTTGATTTATTTTTTGTAATATATTAAAAAATGATATATAAGATAGATATAATATAATTAATAAAAGAATGCTTACATTTCAGAATTACAATTACGACGAACCTTCAGGTTGTCATACTTTTGAAATAAATAATATTGATCTCGCTATTATAAATGGGATTCGTCGAGTTATATTGACTGATATTCCTATTCCAGGTATTATTGGAGAAAAATTAGAGAACGACGATCCAAGTGTGGATATTGTAATAAATAATGGCGCTCTTCATAATGAAATTATTATTCATCGTATTGGTCTTCTCCCAATCTGTCTTAAAGAAGAAGAAATAGATAATTACGAAGATAACAGCATCCATATTGAATTAAATGTTAAGAATATTACAAATAAGACTATTGATGTTCGTACAGATGATATTACAGCAACTCGCAATTCTGTAAATATAAGCAAAGAAGAACTCAAAGATATCTTCCCTGCTAACAAAATATCAAACGATCATATCTTAATTACACGATTGCGTACTGGCGAACATCTACATTTTAAAGCAAAAGTCGTTAAAAGAAAAGGTCGTGATAATGCGTCATTCAATCCAGTATCTCTCTCAAACTTTTCATATATTCAAGATCCTAAAGAAGCCGATAAAAAGACTAATATTTTAGACAAAGAACGCTCGTATTACAAAAATAAATATGGCGATCCTATGCGATTCAAGTTTGATATCGAGAGTATCAATCACAATATCGGTCCCAAATATCTCGTATCTAAATCAATAGACATAATTATTAATAAGCTGGAGCTTCTTAAAAGAGAATTAAATAGCGAATCATCTGACAAGGTGAAAATACAGCAGTTTCAAGATATTGAAGGAACTTATGAGTTTATTATTGAAGACGAAGATGACACGCTTGGTAATATTATACAATCCTATATTCACAATCATTTTATTAGAGAAAATAATAAGTTCAAAGACAAAATATCATGTACCTATATTGGCTATATTTGTCCCCATCCGCTTAAAGCTCTAATGATATTACGCATTTCTTTAGAGAATGTAAGCGATCCTAATAGTCCCAAAATATTCTCTACATTCCTCGAAGAAAATTGCTCAATTATTATCGAAGAACTTTCCAAAATCAGAAATGATTGGATGACGTTTGCTATTGAGAATATTTAAATAAACTAACGCATCAATCTCCTTATATCCTTAACATTCTCCTTATATCCCTTTATATCCTATTTTTTATTTTGTTTAAAACCTTTAAAATTTTTATCTAATAATATATATTATTCTATAGTAAATAGAAATAGAAACATAAGTTCATATGGCTACGGATATAGAGAATCTCAGGGATATAGAATATTTAGACGAAGAATTAGATGATATTGAATATACCGAGATACTTAGTTTTGAAGAAATGAGCAGAATCAACCCTTCTTTTATTGCTTTGGATAAAGAAGAAATATATAATAGCCTATATATTTTTTTTAAGGACAAAAAGAAATCTGATTTATTAAGAAGTCTATTCTATGAGATCCTTACAAATCGTGAAAGTAAGAATGGCAAAATAAATAATTTTACTAACTATATTTTTGCTGCTGAAGGAGAAATTGAAAAATACTATGATGATAATACTAAGTATGCTACATTAAATTTTATAGCTAAATATAATAACAAAAGAGACCTTCATGAGTTTGTAAAGCGAAAGTTCTGTGTTTCCTATAATAGAAAATCCGACAAAATAGGATTAAAACCATCTCATGATACTAATATAATAATTACAGATAACTTCGATGATCGCAAAGATTTCCCTAAATATTATCCAATCATCAAAGATTACCCCGTTATTAATTGTAAAAACGTAGACAAAGTCGATAATATATATAATATTAATGATTCCGATGAGATTAACCTACCTATATTAGGCGCATATTACAAGATACCTACAGCTACCACAAATGATTATATGTATGCTAAAATAGCATCGCATCTACTAAACAGCGTAAATACTAACTATAAAGCATCCGCAAATTACAAGGATATTTATGAGTTAATTAAGAATACACGTCCAGATATAAGTATGATTATTAATGAAATAGATAATAATAAAGATGCCTTTTACCTTGACTATGGTAATATTAATAACATATTTAAAAAATATGATTATTCTTTAGATTTTATTTCTGAAAAAGATTTGAATATTTTAACCGAGTACATGTACTCTATTATAAAGAATGAGAAGGAACGCAAGAATATACATGGTGGGTTTAAAATTAAACGCCCGCAATTAATTAATAAGAAATTAACATTCTTCGATAATATCGAGAAGGCACTCAAAGTAATTAATATATCTCCAGAAGTTAACTCATTCCTCGAGAAGACAAGGGATATTATAATTAAATATAAAAGCGACATAATACAAACCGATGTAATTCCCTTGAAAAATTATAACATTTATGACATTATAAAGCAGATAAACGATAATGCTATTACTATTGAAGAAGTAATAGATGAGCTTAAGTTATCCATAAAAACCATCAATATAGATCATACTCTTGAAACTATTAATGATATATTAGAGGCTAAAGAGAATTTAGAAGATATTAAAGAAGACTGCGAGAAAGTCAGAGAGTATTTTGTACATTCCCGTGAACACATATTTGATTACGACAAGGACGGAAAGAAGTATGTTATATCTAAGAGAGAAAACAAGGCAATCCATGACGGGAATGACATAGATAATTATGAAGGACTTCAAGATGATGATGATATTATTGACGATGAGAACAAAGGGATTGCGGCTGTCGCTGGTGTCGCTGGTGGAAATAACGATATGTCAGCTATTACCGCAAATACCATAGACAATAATTACGACTTAAATAGGTATATCGCAAATATTCACTTTAAAGATGAAAAGGGTTTTATTGAGATGCTGAGAATAATGTTAGCACTTATTAAGAAAATTAATGATATCGCAAATATTGAGATTGATTATGATGAAATATCTAATTATTTATTTCAAAAATATCGCAGCATATCTACAAGATATGAAACCTACTTAAGGGAATTTGAAAGTAAGAATGTAGAAGATGCTAAGAAATATGCGAAGAAATATGCTGAATTAACTCCATTCCATATACTATATACTAAAAATACTGACAAAAATCGCACAGAGGTAATTAAAGGGATAATTAAAAAGGTTAATGAAGAGTTTATAGAAAATATTAATATAATATTTTGTAATTCTATATGCTTCTGGATTGTTGATATACAAGACAAAATATTAAAAGGAAGTGTTGAGCTAAATATGAATTATTTGAATCCTAACCACATAGATAAGCTGAATGCTCGTGGTCTATTATATTACATCATAGAGATTATAAGCGATTTCTTTAAATACACAGATAATAATGATTATATTATTAATACCAAAGAATTGCGTAAAAGTTTGATTTTTATAATTGAGAATGAACACAAAGACAAAGAACCTGCTATAATAAATGAGCTGCTTAATAAAAAAAATATGGATGCTAAGAATAAATGTGCGATTGATAGAAATAAATATGCTGACGAAGAACTGTATTACATAGATAAATTACTTTCAGCACCAAATAATAATTCAAAATACGAAAAAATACACAAATATATACAAGGTTGCTGCCTTCGCAAACTCGATTTAAACTTTAATGATATATCAGATTTTGTAAATACTGATAATAACGAAATAATAAAATTAAAAGAACTTTATTCAAAAATCCGTCTAATTAATAAAGAAAGAGATACAAGATATACACCACCTAAGAAACATAAAAAGAAACACGGAAACAAGGATAAGCATGATAAGCATGATAAGCATGATAAAAAAGGCAAAGCAGCAAAAGATGCCATCATAGATTTCGAGATTGATAGTGGTAACAACAGCGATGGCAGCTATGGCAGCGATGATGATGATATATTTGCTAAAGAAGTTAAAGAGAAAATTAAAAATATCAAATATGTTAGTAAAAAACCCTTTATTTATAATCTAAAAAATTATGGTGTTGATGGGTGGTTAGAAAGTATGCGTGATAAATCTGAATTATTACCGAATGAGATGATTGATAATATCATAAATTACAATATAGATGCTATAAAATTAGTAATAACCGAAAATATTAAAAGACTTAAAAATATTAAAAATAATATAAGCGGTGAATTTTTAAATTGTAAATATATTAATTACAAAGAGATATTACTAAATGTATGTAAAATATTATATATGAATGTTAATTCTTCATCAAAATACGGTGATGACGAAGTATTAAAAAGCAAAATCATGAAATCCATAAAAAAGATAAAGAAAATGATAAAGTACCTCTATGATTTAAATAAAAATTATAATGCTGAAGAAACTGAGTTAATAGAAATTATTAATTTATCAGTTATAAGTAATTCCCTAAATTTTCCCGATTTATCAGGAGTAGAAAATATTCCAAATGGGTTTATTTCAGATAATACTGAAAAACTCTATGAATATTTAAAAGGTTATTTAGAAGGAAACTATAACAAGTTCCTAACACCTGAAGAGATTGCTATCTTTATTAACGAAAAACGTGAAGAATATAAAAATAAAAAATTAAAAGAAAATCAAGATTTAGATATTGAAGAGAATGAAATACGCAGACAAATGAAAGCAGCCGGTATAAAAGATGCTTATAATAACAAAGATGATGTTAAAGATGGCGAAGATGGAGACGATGGTGATGCTGTAGATGCTGGAGGCGACGGCGATGCGGGTGACATAGGAAACGCTTACAAAGATGAAGAGAAAGACGCAGATTATAATAGTAAAGATAATGATAACTATAATATATATGATGATGAAGATAATGATACAGAGTAAAGTAATAAAAATTTAAATTATTTACATACTTATAATTACTTATAATTACTTATAATTACTTATAATTACTTATAATTACACACTTGTAGCATTTATAGCATTCTGTTGTCTTATAACAATTTCTGCTGAGTTATGCGGTATGAATGCCTTGTTATTTCCGCTACAACCATTCAACTGCAGAGGCAGATGCCGGTCTTTAAAACTTTCAATAACTTGTAACTTGAATCTGTCAGGAATTTCTTCAAATAATATATCATTTACAAGGTTCTCATATTTTAATGCGAGTAAATTAAACTCATTATCAGATATTTCATCATCATTCTCAATCTGTCCTGCTAATAATAAGAATTGTTGTCCTAATCTACGAAATAAATCACATTTCTCACTCGCTTTTATAGAATTATTAAGTGATATAATTAATACACTTATCGCATTTACAACAATATTCGGTATCTTTACATCATTAGCATCTTCACTTATACTATTTATAATACACATAGCAGATGATGTTAAAACTAATGGTATATTGAATCCAAATTTAATCATCGACCAATAACCACTCGCTTTACTACATAATAATACAAGTGCCTCAGTCTTTGATAACAATTTCTCTATTTTGTATGGCAAGTTAGGAGACCCCTTAATTTCTGACCTATTATCTTCGTTTTTTACACTCATTATATTTAATATATAATATAATAAAAATAAATTTAGAAGATTAAATATGTATAATATACTATAATATACTATAATATATATACATTACAATTTACTTACAATATACTATCATTCGCATTCAACCTAGCAGACAAATCATCAATCGTTTTCTGTTGCGTATTTATTTTTTCAGTCAATTCTTGAATAGACTTTGTCAAGAGTGGTATCAACAACATATAATCAATCGTATAATTATGACTTTCATTAGTTGGCACATTAACAGCCTCCGGTATTAAATCATGTAAATCCTGTGCTATAAATCCATAATTCCTTTTATCCCCTTCATTCTGTGCTATAGTTAAGTATGATACCGGATTCAATCTATTAATCAACTCAAGAGAACTATTAACTTCCCTTATATCCTTTTTATATCGCCGATCACTTATAGTTGAATAATTAATCGCATTAATCGTCCCATTAACATCTAATTTACACACCGGATTTGTAGTACCTATCCCGACATTATTATTATTGAAAATGTTAATTATTGAATACTCAGTCGGTTCATATGGTGTCCCTAATTGCCATATTTCTTGCGCATTCCATGATGACGATAGAACCGCACTATTATCATCATTATAAGTCGCCGGCCTATTTAAGTATATTTTGCCTTCAAGTGAATCATCCCCTAATATTGAACACCATTTCGCAGTATAATATACAAAATCACTTGATGTTCCCGGTAAATCAAAAAATGACCCCGATATATTCGCAACAAAATATGAAGATGTACTCGATTCTGCTCCAAGATTATGAGAAAGCCAGCAAGTAGTCCCTTTGTTATCTATTAAATTAGTTCCATCAGCATCTGTTATATGTTCCCATGTTCCTGCTTCACCTATTTTGCGATATAAGCGCAGCCCCCACCATCTCGCATCAGTTCCGTAATCAATTCCTATATGACATGAAAGATGTACTAATACCTTTGAAGATGGATGTGTTGGTTTAATTCGCACACAAAATCCCTGTATCTTTTCATTTATAATATTAATATTGTTATCAATAAACTGCCAGCCATATCCAGTTTTAATTACAATATTTCTATATATATTAAAGAGCGTCTGTATTGACATATTCTGGCAAATAACAGCATTCTTAGGAATAAAAGTTGTCTCACGTTGCCATATTTCTTGAGCATTCCACGATGATGATAGAACCGCACTATTCGCACTATTATATGTCGCTGGTCTATTCAAATATAACTTACCATTCTGTAATTCATCACCTAATTGTGAACACCATTTCGCAGTATAATATACATAGGTATCCATAGCATTTGGAACGTCGTAATAGGCACCTGACACATTCGCAATCAAATACGAGTATGTACTTGATTCCGCTCCTAAATTATGTGAGAGCCAACAAGGAGTCCCGTCATTTCCTACATTACCATTATTACCATCAGCATCTGTAATATGAACCCATTCACCTGTTTCACCTATTCTGCGAAATAAACGAAGTCCCCACCATCTCGCGTCAGTACCATAATCAATACCTATATGACAATTTAAATTTATTAATATCTTTGATGTATAATGGTTAGGTCTTATACGAACACAAAAACCCCTAATATTATTATTAACTATACTTGTATCATTATCTATGAACTGCCAGCCACCGCTTATTTTTTCAACAACATTCTTATATATATTAAATTGCGTTTGTGTTGGTGTATACTTAGTGACAATCCCGCCTTTAGGGAAATATGAAGTCTCAAGCTGCCATATTTCGCTTATATTCCATGATGACGAAACAATAGGAGTATTTAAGGAGTTTATTACAGCAGGTCTATTTAAATACAGCTTGCCATTCTGCGTATTATCACCAAGAAGCGAGCACCATTTCACAGTATAATAGATATAGTCTTCTGATACTCCAGGTATATCATAGTAGGCACCTGATATATTCGCAATAAAATATGAGTATGTGCTCGATTCAGCTCCAAGATTATGCGAGAGCCAGCAAGTAGTCCCGTTGTTATTATTATAGTCCGTCCCATCAGCCTCTGTTATATGTTCCCATGTTCCTGCTTCACCTATCTTGCGATATAAGCGCAGCCCCCACCATCTCGCATCAGACCCATAATCAATACCTATATGACAATTTAAATTTATTAATATTTTTGATGAATAATGGTTTGGTTTGATGCGAACACAGAAACCCTGAACCTTGTCATCTACGACATTTATATTATTATCTATAAACTGCCAACCAGTCCCTGTTTTCTCAACTACGTTTTTATACATCGTAAATTGTGTCTGTATAGGACTGAATTGAGATAATATAGAGGAACTGCCAGTATATGTTTTGCCATTAGGATAAACCATCCCATTTTTGTATAATTCTCCTGTAAAATTAACATCACCAGTAATATCTAAATTATTACGTAAAGTTGCTAAACTATTTACTATAAGATTTGAATTAACAACAAGTCGTCCATTAATTTCAAGATTACTATTAAATTTATTATCTATTATAAACTTATTCTTTGTACCCTCAACAATCTTGTCTGTGGTCGTCTCATTTATTCGTCGCTCTATTCTATTACTTGTAGCAAGCACATAATTACTGATATTTCTATCATTCACATTCATATTATAAATTACTGTTGTTAAACCATCTCCTAAGTTTGAGCTTGTAGTTAATACATAGTTAAGCTGAGCAGTATTAAGCTCATTTATCTGATTAATTAGACTGCTGTTAACATATGAAATATAATTACTGGCATTCTGATCATTAGCATTCACTTTGATATTCAAAGTAGATATGCTGTTATTCACTATATTACTTGTCAGTTGGTCAAGAGTATACAAACGATCGCTTAGAATATTACTTGTAGATAGAATATAGTTACTTGAATTATTATCATTAGCATTCACTTTGATATTCAAAGTAGATATACTGTTATTCACTATATTACTTGTCAGTTGATCAAGAGTATATAATCTATCACTAAGAATATTACTTGTAGATAATATGTAATTGCTGGCATTCTGATCATTAGCATTCACTTTGATATTCAAAGTTGATATGCTATTATTCACTATATTACTTGTCAGTTGGTCAAGAGTATACAATCTATCACTAAGAATATTGCTTGTAGATAGAATGTAATTGCTGGCATTCAGATCATTAGCATTCACTTTAATATTCAAAGTAGATATGCTGTTATTCACTATATTACTTGTCAGTTGATCAAGAGTATACAAACGATTGCTTAGAATATTGCTTGTAGATAGAATGTAATTGCTGGCATTCAGATCATTAGCATTAACTTTGATGTTCAAAGTAGATATGCTGTTATTCACTATATTACTTGTCAGTTGGTCAAGAGTATACAATCGATTGCTTAGAATATTGCTTGTAGATAGAATGTAATTGCTGGTATTACTATCGTTTTCATTAGCTTTGTTTATTAAGTTATTACTGGTTGTTAGAATATAGTTGCTTGTATCAAGAATAACATCTCTATTATTTTTTTTATAATTACCATTTCCATAAATATGAACGTCACCATTATTAGCAATCTTAAATACAGCCATGTCTATGTTTGATGCTATAAAGATATCTCTGTCAGGACTATTTTGCTGTACCATTAAAGCTGTCGCAGTATTATTGGCATTCACAATTTCCAACCTTTCAGTAGTATATACAGTAGTATCTAATTGTGTGCTTTCTCCTAAAACTATTAAATTAGAATTAACAGTTAAAGTTCCATTAAGTTCTAAATTATTATTATATCTATTATTCACTATAAATTTATTTGCTGCTTCTATATTCTCAGTAATCATGTCAGTAGTTAAATCAGTAATTCTTTTCGAAATAATATTGCTTGTGGATAAAACATAATTACTTGAATTACTATCATTAGCATTCACTTTGATATTTAAAGTAGATATACTGTTATTCACTATATTACTTGTCAGTTGATCGAGAGTATACAATCTATCGCTTAAAATATTACTTGTTGTTAATATGTAATTGCTGGCATTTTGATCATTAGCATTCACTTTAATATTCAAAGTAGATATACTGTTATTCACTATATTACTTGTCAGTTGATCGAGAGTATACAAGCGATCGCTTAGAATATTGCTTGTAGATAGAATGTAATTACTGGTATTCAGATCATTAGCATTCACTTTAATATTCAAAGTAGATATGCTATTATTTACTATATTACTTGTCAGTTGGTCAAGAGTAAACAAACGATCACTAAGAATATTACTTGTAGATAGAATGTAATTACTGGCATTCTGATCATTAGCATTCACTTTAATATTCAAAGTAGATATACTGTTATTCACTATATTACTTGTCAATTGGTCAAGAGTATACAATCGATCACTAAGAATATTACTTGTAGATAGAATGTAATTGCTGGTATTACTATCGTTTTCATTAACTTTAATATTCAAAGTAGATATACTATTATTTACTATATTACTCGTCAGTTGATCGAGTGTATACAATCGATCACTAAGAATATTACTCGTAGATAGAATATAATTGCTGGCATTCAGATCATTAGCATTCACTTTGATATTCAAAGTAGATATGCTATTATTCACTATATTACTTGTCAGTTGATCAAGAGTATACAAACGATTGCTTAGAATATTGCTTGTAGATAGAATGTAATTGCTTGTATTATCATCATTCTCTTTAACTTTAATGTTCAAAGTAGATATGCTATTATTTACTATATTACTTGTCAGTTGATCAAGAGTATACAAACGATTGCTTAGAATATTGCTTGTAGATAGAATGTAATTGCTTGTGTTATTATCATTCTCTTTAACCTTCTTTATTAGATTATTACTTGTAGTTAAAATATAATTACTCGAATTATTATCATTCTCTTTAACCTTGTTTATTAGATTATTACTTGTAGTTAGTATATAGTTGCTTGTATCCAAAAACATATCTCTATTATTTTTTTTGTAAATACCATTACCATTAATATGAACATCTCCATTATTTGCGATCCTAAAGACTGCTGTATCTATGTTTGAAGCTACAAAGATATCTCTGTTATTGGTTTTTTGCTGTACCATGAAAGCTGTTGTAGTATTGTTAGCATTAACAACTTCTAACCTTTCTGTAGTATATACAATTGTATCAAGTTGTGTAGTATCACCTAAAACTATTAAATTAGAATTAATAGTTAAAGTTCCATTAAGAATTAAATCATCATTATAGAGATTATTTACTATGAACTTATTTGTTGCTGTTATATTCTCAGTTATCATGTCGGTTGTTAAATCTGTAATTCTTTTTGATATGACATTACTTGTGGTTAAAATATAGTTGCTTGCGTTGCTATCATTCTCTTTAACTTTATTTATCAGATTATTACTTGTGGTTAGAATGTAATTACTTGCGTTGCTATCATTAGCATTTGCCTTGTTTATTAAGTTATTACTTGAGGTTAGAATGTAATTACTCGCATTACTATCGTTAGCATTTGCTTTGTTTATCAAGTTATTACTTGTGGTTAGTATGTAGTTGCTCGAGTTGCTGTCATTCGCATTTGCTTTGTTTATCAAGTTATTACTTGTAGTTAGTATGTAATTACTCGCATTACTATCGTTAGCATTTGCTTTGTTTATCAAGTTATTACTTGTGGTTAGTATGTAGTTGCTCGAGTTGCTGTCATTAGCATTTGCTTTGTTTATCAAGTTATTACTTGTAGTTAATATATAGTTGCTCGAGTTGCTGTCATTAGCATTAGCCTTGTTTATCAAGTTGTTGCTTGTGGTTAGTATGTAGTTGCTCGAGTTGCTGTCATTAGCATTTGCTTTGTTTATCAAGTTGTTGCTTGTAGTTAATATGTAGTTGCTCGAGTTGCTGTCATTAGCATTTGCTTTGTTTATCAAGTTATTACTTGTAGTTAATATGTAGTTGCTCGATTTGCTGTCATTAGCATTAGCCTTGTTTATCAAGTTGTTGCTTGTGGTTAAAATATAGTTGCTTGCGTTGCTATCATTCTCTTTAACTTTATTTATCAGATTATTACTTGTGGTTAGAATGTAATTACTTGCGTTGCTATCATTAGCATTTGCTTTGTTTATCAAGTTATTACTTGTAGTTAAAATATAATTACTTGCGTTGCTGTCATTAGCATTTGCTTTGTTTATCAAGTTATTACTTGTGGTTAGTATGTAGTTGCTCGAGTTGCTGTCATTAGCATTAGCCTTGTTTATCAAGTTGTTGCTTGTAGTCAAAATGTAATTACTTGCGTTGCTATCATTAGCATTCGCTTTGTTTATCAAGTTATTACTTGTAGTTAATATATAGTTGCTTGCGTTGCTATCATTAGCATTCGCTTTATTTATTAAGTTATTGCTTGTGGTTAATATGTAATTGCTTGCGTTGCTATCGTTCTCATTTGCTTTGTTTATTAAGTTGTTGCTTGTAGTCAAAATGTAATTACTTGCGTTGCTATCATTCTCATTAGCTTTATTAATTAAGTTATTACTTGTAGTTAGTATGTAATTGCTTGCGTTGCTATCATTAGCATTCGCTTTGTTTATTAAGTTATTACTTGTGGTTAGAATGTAATTGCTTGCGTTGCTATCATTAGCATTCGCTTTATTTATTAAGTTATTACTTGTAGTTAGAATGTAGTTACTTGCGTTGCTATCATTCTCATTAGCTTTATTAATTAAGTTATTACTTGTAGTTAGTATGTAATTGCTTGCGTTGCTATCATTCTCATTAGCTTTATTTATTAGATTATTACTTGTAGTCAAAATATAATTACTCGAGTTGCTATCATTAGCATTCGCTTTATTTATTAAGTTATTACTTGTTGTTAGTATGTAATTACTTGCGTTGCTATCATTAGCATTAGCCTTGTTAATTAAGTTGTTGCTTGTAGTTAATATATAGTTGCTTGCGTTGCTATCATTCTCATTAGCCTTGTTAATTAAGTTATTACTTGTTGTTAGTATGTAATTGCTTGCGTTGCTATCATTCTCGTTAGCTTTATTTATTAGATTATTACTTGATGTTAAAGTGTATTCTGTAGCATTAGCATCATTAAGATTTACTTTTAATGTTAATAATTTAAATTTAACATCTAAGTAAGCAATATTATTATATAAAATGTTGCTCGTAGAAGATATATAGTTGCTATTATTAGTATCATTCATGTTAGCATAATTTACTAAAATATTGCTCGTAGATAATACATAGTTGCTTGTATCAAAAATAACATCTCTATTATTCTTCTTATAATTACCTAAAATATTAACATCCCCATTATTAGCAATCGTAAATACATTACTATCTAAATTTGACGCAACAAAAATATCTCTAAAAGTATCCTTCTGTTGAACAATTAATGCGACAGATGTATTATTAGCATTCACAACTTCCAATCTTTCTGTAGTATATACAATCGTATCAAGCCTCGTGTTCTCTCCAAGAACTATTAAATTCGAATTAATAGTTAAAGTCCCATTAATCAACATGCTGTTATCATACACATGATTAATGATGAATTTTTTAGCACCATTAAGATTCTCATTTATCATATCGGTGGTTAAATTAGTTATCCTTGTAGATATAGTGTCATTCGTCGTGAATACATAATTACTCTGATTATTATCTAAATTCTTTATTATATCCGTAAGCTTATTGCTTGTCTCTATAGCATAATTAGAAGTCGATAAAATTATATCATTCACGTTGTCTAATATTGTTGTATTATTTATATAAGGAGTTGTAACAGGATAGTATATCTTATTTGAAGTACTATATGTTATATTACCATCAACATCGATTCCGATTGTTAGCTGATTACTGTTATTATTTAAAATAACATTACTTAAATTAATATCCCTATAATTTCCAAGCAAATCTTTGATATTTAAATTAATATTAGAATCTCTCGAAATTACCAAATCATCTAAATATATACTATTACCTGACAAATACAAATCCTTCCATTTATTTGTATATGAACCCAAGTTATATGTATTACTACTACTCGGTATTATATCACCAGCAACTTTGATATCACCTATAATATTTAATTTGTAATTACTTGCTTCTATTGGCAAATAGATATGTGGACGTGTCCCTATACCAATATTACCGCTGACCCCATCTATAATTAACCGATTAGAGGTACTTAAGGAACTTGAAGTTCCTGAGGAACTTGGACTACTATTATAATCAAATGTCAGACTACTATTAGAATTACATATTATCCACTCTCCTTCATTTCCATTCTCCAAGTTAATCGCAACAGATTTATTAATATCAGAGATACCACCACTATTCTTTATCTTTAATTTAGTATTATTACCATATAACGTTAATAGTTGCTCAGGATCTGTAGTTCCTATCCCAACATTACCAGCTCCTGTTATACGAACTCTCTCTGTTGTAGAATTAGTAATAAATCTATGAGAACCATGAGTATTTGTTGCTACATATGATATATTTCCACTCTGTGAATCACCTCGAGTATTTCCGGAAAGTTCAATCTTCGTATTTGTAGTATCGTCTACATCTGCTGTTCCTATAATCGTATAATCGCTAATGCTATTAGCAATTCGAAGTCTTCCTGCGTTTCCTATCTGTAAAATATTAAGAGGGTTCGGAGTTCCTATACCTATATTCCCAATAGGTGTGATAATAAGCTTGAGTGATGAATTATTTACTCCTGAGACTGTGCTAAATTGTAGATCGCTTGCGCTTGTTGCGTCAGCTGAGTATGTCTTTGATGTTATTTTACTTCGTGTTTCTGTATTATAAGAAGGAATCCCAAACTCAATCCCGGATACTTGATTTGCGCCTTCAGCATTTGTTTCAATCCTTATTAATTCACCACTCGGGTGCATGATATGTAGTTTTTTCTTAGGTAATATTGTCCCAATCCCAACATTACCTAATGTGTAATTTAAATTAAAAGTTTGGCTATCAATAATCCATGTATATGGTAGATAATCTCCTAAACGATTAACAATAATATTTGATGTTGCTAATACATAGTTGCTCGTATCAAGTATAACATCTCTATTATCCTTTTTATATACACCAGTAATATCAATATTACCTACAATATCAAGTGCGTTGTTAGGGGAACCGCTACCAATCCCTATCCGGGCTGTTCCACCTCCAATAAAATATAGATTATTCTTTACATCTGTATTATTACCAATCTGTGTTATTGGTGTAGTAGCTACAGTCGATTTAACAAGAAGATTATTTGAAATATCTACAGTCGTTGTAGTTAACCCATTACTTGCTGTTATTAATTGCGATGCGTTAATAGTTGTAGTAGATATCCCACCACTTGCTGTTAATGCCCCAGTTATTTTGGTATCACCAACAACATCAAGAGAAACAGTAGGACTTGCGCTACCTATACCTACACGCGCATATCCTCCACCAACAAAATATAAATTTTTTTCAGCGCTGACATTTTTTCCATATTGAGCAATCGGTGTAGTTAATGTATCATTCCCTGCTGTTATGACACCTGTAGAGTTTATTGATGATGCTAATATACCATTATTTGCTGTTAATAGCCCTGAAGCAATAATAGTAGTACTTTCTAACCCACCTGTTGTTTTTATTAATCCGCTCATATTGACTGTTGTTCCTGTTATCCCTGCTGTAGCATTTATAGAGGTTACTGATAAACCTGATTGAGCATTTATTATTCCAATAGAGGTAATTGTTGAAGCACTAATTCCACCATTTGCCGTAATTAATCCCGAAGAGGTTATTGTAGATCCTGATATTAAACCACTATTTGTATTTATAACCCCTGTCGTATTTATTGTATTTGCCTGTATCCCATCAGTAGCAGTTAACAAAGCTGATGCTGTTATAAAACCTGACGCAGATATTGTTGATGCTGCTATGCCTCCTGCTGCGACAATCTGTTTTCCTAAAGGAACTGTTATACCTCCATTAGCAGTTATTAAGCCGCCTGCTTGAATTGTTGTGGTAGATACTATATTATTTCCTGTTATAGAACCTGACGCACTAATTATATTTGTTGATATTGTAGAAGATATATTTGCGTTCCCAACAATATCAAGAGAAACCGTAGGTGATGAACTGCCTATGCCTATTCTTGCTCTGCCACCTCCAACAAAATATATGTTATTAACAGCAGAAGTATTGGTTCCGTATTGAACGATTGGTGCTGTTTCTGTTGTAGATTTAACTGTAACTGTTCCAGAAGTCTCGATCGTTGTTGTTGATATACCACCATTCGCTATTAATGATTTTCCTGTAGGGATTGTTAATCCGTTGTTAGCAGTTATTAACCCTGACGCAGTAATGGTTGTCGCAGATATTCCTCCGTCGGCTGTTAGCAAACTTCCAGCAGATACTATAAGCCCTTGTGTCGCATTTATTACATCTGTAGCATTCAAAGATGTTGTATATATGCCACCGTCGGCAATTATAGCATAACCATATGGCGATATGAGACCACCGTTCGCATTTATTGTTCTTGATACATTCAGATTGGCAGTATTAACTGTGGTTGTATTAATTATTATTGTTGATAATGTACCAACAACATTTAAATTCCGTCCAGCTGGAACAATTATACCACCGTTTGCTGTAATTAATCCTGAAATATTAGCGGAACCTACAACGTCAAGTGGGACAGTAGGAGATAAGCTACCAATCCCTAAACGTGATGAAGAACCACCTATTATATATATGTTGCTTTGGACTATGGCATTAGTGCCAAATTGTGCGATTGGAATTGTTGAAAGTGTATTATTAATAATTAAATTAGAACTTAGTGTTGTTCGCCCAAGAACATGAACATCTCCTATAATATCAAGTTTTGATTTAGGAGCTGTACTTCCGAGACCTATATTTCCTGACGGTAATATACAGAAATCAACACGATTAGAGGTATTATTAAGTATATTAAATACACCATTATTATTAATAAGGTTCCAATTGTTATAGTTGTAATTATTATCACTATATATTTCAATATTACTATTAATACACTTAATCATTTGATATTGCTATAATATTTAATATATATATATATATTAAAACTTTGGGCATGTTTTTAACCTATAAACTCCACACATATTTAACATGTGCTCATAAAACTATCACATTTTGATAAAAATTGATAATATCTTTATAATAATATAGTAATATCAAAAATGAGTGAATCAAACAAAGAAGGTTCTGCTATGGAAATTGTCAACATTTATATTGATGGCTCTTGTATTCATAATGGAAGTCCTAATGCCATCGCAGGTTATGGTGTATATTTTAAAGCTGATGATGAAAGAAATGAATATGCGAGGGTTGTTGGAAAGCAAACAAATAATACAGGCGAATTAACTGCGTTTATTCGTGCTGTAGAGAAAATGAATGACGAGTTGATTAAAACACCACCTACAAAGAAAATCAACATATATACAGATTCAGAATATGTTATTAAATGCGCAACTACTCTTGGAGAGAAATTATTTAAGAATGACTGGAAAACAGCTGAAGGGAAGGTTCCTCCTAATCTTCAATTAATTCAAAGAATTCGTGAAATATACAAACCTTACAAAAAGCATATTAATTTACAACACATAAAAGCGCATACTGGTTTGAATGATGAGCATTCGATTGGAAATGCGGAAGCTGATAGATTGGCTAATATGGCTGTAGGAGTTATAGTACCATCAGCTGCGTCAGCTGCGTCAGCAACCTTAGATTATTTAGATAATACTTTAATATCAAATATCAAGGAAACTCCGATCAGTATGAAGCATTATATTAATATTGGTTTTGATTATAAGGATGGTGTTAAGAAGTTAGGAGCTAAATGGGACATGTCTTGTAAAAAATGGTATTATGAAGATAATATATCTGAAACTAACAAGAAAGCAATCGAAGAAATTGTAAAGATATCTGAAAGTGATACATCTAATGAAGAAAAAGTAGCAAGTGATACTGGAGTAGATATTGAAATACATAAAAAGATATATGTCAAGATTCCCTTTAAAAATAAGGATGCTGTTAAGAAACATGGGTGTCGATGGGAACCTGAGAAGAAATCATGGTATTACATGTCTAATCTTGAAAAACACAAAATAGATAGCATAAAAAAATTAGAAGCATAAAAGCATATAAACATAACATAAAAATTTTAGATTTTAAATTATTGTAATTGTATATAATAGGTATTTAGTTTTCGAGTATTATTTTAACATTATTACTAAATATATCGGTATATTCTTTTGGTATATTTTCGAATGAGATCAGTTTCATATTTAACATGAATTTCTCTTCATATCCGCTTTCTTTTATATATTTTTCTCTTTCAATATCAGTCATATTAGATATCATTAATGCTTTCTCTTTTGTTATTCCTGAGCCAATCTTAGAAATATTATCACTCTTATCTCCATAAATTGCCTTAAATAATAAATCAACTTTCGGATTATTAAAACCACGCTTCACAAGCTCTTTAAACTGCATGTTATATACACACACTTGTTTATCAACTAATTGTAGAAAATCATTATCATTTGTTATGATAACAACGTTAATATCATTATTTTTTAATATTTCTAATTGTGTCTTGATCATCTTTTGAGATAAATAAATAACATCATCGCCTTCTAATCTGTTCTGTGATATATATTTAAAACCCAAAGAATTAATGTAATCGTTGAATATACTAAAGATTTTTTTATTAAAATTATTCTTCTGAACTCGAGTCGCCTTATAAGTATCATAGATGTCATTTCTCCATATTTCGGTACGCTGGCAATCAACACAAAATACTATATTATCCTTGTTAGTATTCCATTTTTTACAGATTTTCTTAATATCATTATTAATATGCTTATAAAACGCTGTAATAAATACCTCGTTATTTGTTATGTCATCAACAGAGACATCAATATTTTGAAATGAAAACCACCTATATGTAGCAAAATATCTATGAAATACATAATAACTACTATCAATAAGAATAATATTATTCTTGTTAAAATAAATAGTATTCATCAATATTATATTTAATATAATTTAAATATTTAAATAATAATTAATCATTTTTTATTTACTTTGCTGTCTGTTTTTGGAAATTATTAGCCTCAACCATTATTAATCGCAATTCTTCAGGTTTCTTTTTATATTCCTTCCATTCATACCTCGCACAATCATAATTCTTCTTATTATCACTCGATTCCTCTTTCATTTGATGAATACGATATGTTATGAACAGGGTATAATCTGTCGGTTTTATGGTTTTACTAACCTTTGCCTTGATTTTAGAAGTATCGCTTGTATCCATGTTGTCATTCGTATTATCATCACCGGTATTATTCGCAGGCTTCGCAGACTTCGCAGCATTCGCAGCATTCACAGCATTCGCATCAGTATCAGCATTAAGACTTGATATATCCGTAGAGACAACCTTATTAGTATTGTTAGTATTGTTTTTGCTATTTGATTCTACTGCTGTAGCGACTACCTCTTCTATTTCTGTATCAGCCTTAACAGTCTTTGTATCCGTGAATTCGTTGATTAAAGGTATCTCATATGTCATCTTGTTAATGTGCTCTTTCTTCGTCCAAACCTTCTTATTGTTGCGAACTTCTACAATCCATAGTTCCTTGTCAAACCCTTCCATTATTGAATTGATTTCATAACCTTCAGCAGATAACCCAAAATGTAATGGAGATTGTTCCTTACCTGTGTAATAGACTGAGGGAAAATTAAGGCAAACTTTTCTACCAGACATAATTATATATGTATACTTATTTTTATATTAAAAAGAGTGTAATCATTTTTTATATTAAATTTGTCCTTATTTTTAAAATAAATATTGAAAATTGATGATCTATAATAGCTTATTCTCCGCTATTTCGCAAGCTTATCCGCAGCTTATCCGCAGCTTATCCGCAGCTTATCCGCAAGCTTATCCGCAGCTAATCCACAGCTTATCCACAGGCATACGTCAACATCCCATAATGACAACATTCTATGATAACATAAACGACTTCTTTGAAAGCGATGAGTTGCTCAAAAATATCATAAATGAACCCAGGATCAATAGCCTTCATTCAAAAATTATCAAAGATTACAAGGATAAAATCAAGGGATCAGACGAATACTTTGAGGATAAGGTATTGTCAAGCTTCGATGAATACGTTAATCGGTGCGAACATGCCGACATATACGATGATATATGTAATAACATCATATTTATATATTATAAGAGTATTATAGAACTTAATGAGTACTATAGCGACATTAACAAAAAGAGGAAATTCGACTTATAAAATCATCTAACAATATAGTAAATAGAGAAATAGAAACTTATGAAAATCAATATATTCTATCTGATTGCTTATACTGTGATATTGATATTTTGTATATTATATCTATTTTATTTATTGAGGATTCTTTATATCATATCATGCTTACCATTAATTAATGATGTTGTGGGACCATTAAGAGATCACACATTAGGCGATCACCAGCCTGTAATGGTACTTCCTATATTTATTTATAATGTTATTAACTTTCCTATGTGCCACAACGTATATATAATTATTTTATGTCTTGCCGCATTTTTTTTATTTATTATTTTGGTTTGCTGGATGATAGGGTTAATATTAAGAAATATAATATTTACTAACCCCTTCGCAAATATATGGCCATGGAATGAATTAGATAAGGAAGGTTTTTTTGTATGGTTCTTTGAAAAAACCTTCTTAGATAAAAATAAAGATATTATAAAGTTTGTTCTTAATATATTCAGAGCCGTATTAACACCTGAAGAATTTGCGGCTGCCGAACAAAGATGTCTCGAGAACTTTGTTGGCAAAGGAAGTAGCAACGTTAGAGCTCCTCCAGCAAATATTGAGTATATTGATTATAACTTTGATACTAAATACAAGGAAGAAGAGCGAGAGAAGGACATCTTTTATAGAGAGTCATATTTATCAATAAAACAGAGGAGTGATGCCAATTCATATAGGAATATGACGATTGCGAGACCTGATATAGTAGCAACTATGCCCGATATACCTGATGTAGCGAATCAGATACATACTGAAATGAATTATGTGAATATCAAATTAGGTTAATATTTAATAATATTAAATTAAATTATTATATTAAGAATAATATATTAATTATGGAGAATTTTGAATGTCAACTTATTAATATAATAACTCATAAAAATGACATGTACGTATTTATATATTCTGTTTTGTATTTATGTATTATTATAATGATAGGTATATTTCTATACTGGGATTCCATATATAAAAATGCTAAGAGATGTTCCAAGTGTAATAATATATCAAAAATTATTGATGAAAACGTTTACACAGAAACTCCATATATTTATACTATTATCATCGTAAATACTAAGAAAATCAAAAAACTTACTGACTATCTTATTAAAATAACATATGATTTTAACAAGATGGAAACTAAGGTGGATTTTGGCATTACCGAAGACGAAGAAAACGTCTTTGTATATAGAATGAATGATTATGAGACCCTTCTTGAAGAGTTAAAAGCGCTTGAAAAAAAGAAGATTGAACTTGCTGCGACACTAAAGAAATCTAATAAACGCAGCGATTTAGAGGAATATAATAAGGTTGTAATAGAATATACGAAGCAAATTAATTCCAAAGAAGGTAAGAAGGCGATTGACTTAAATAACAACGGTTGCTTTATTGATAGTTTTAATTACAATTACTATAATTTAGAGAATATGAAACCGGCTATTATAGATGATCTTAGTTTAAGAATTAATAGCAATAATTACAAGTATTATGCCGTTGATAAAAACTACAATATCATATATTCATATACCACAAATGAACTCATTAAGTTCACAAAGAACTTTTCTAAAAATAACAATTATCCCATAACAATTATTGACTATATTCTCTTCGCAAAGCTACAACAAAAGAAGAATATAAATATATAAGAATAAGGAGTCTTCTTGGTAACTTGATGATGACTTAATAATGACTTAATTATAATATATAATATATTATTAAGACATTATATGAGTAATATTAATAACATTATTAATGATATCCAAGTAATGATAAATGGTATTGACGAGACTTCAAATCAATATCTACTTGAGATTACTACTATAGCAGATAACAAAGTATCTAATTATCAAATTATTATAAACGTACTTTTTTTACTTATAATTTTCGGAACATTCTATGTGTTATATCGTGATTACATATATCGTATAGCAAATAAAATGACAAGATGCTCCGATATTAATGAAATTATTAACATGAATATAAATAATAATGACAATTCATACATATATAATATATATATAGCGCATGTTAATAATAGCAATAATGTAGCTACAGATTTTGTTTTAAAATTTGAGTATAACTTTCTGGCTGAAGAAACTAAGATTATTATTGGACAACCTAAAATAATATCACCTGTTTTATTTTCACCATCAGATAATATTAGTAAAATGAATAGCGCCTTTTATGTATTTGATTTGGCAGAAAAGAAAAAAAAGTACGTTGATTATTATGATAAAGAGACTGACAAAGTATTATTTATTGACCGGAAGAAAATGGCAACCAAAAAATACAAATATTATATAACTTCAAGCTTAGACGAGAAATTAACAGACGACAACTCAATACTCCTCGCGCAATTTATTAAAAAATACGGGTATAACGATAATATTAATTTAGACCCTATATACAATATATTATATGCTATTGAAAGTAAAAAGAATATGGAATATTAAATAAATAATAAATAAATAATAATTATTAAATAATAATAAATAATAATTATTAAATAATAATAAATAATTATTAACCATAAAACACCTCATTAAGTAATGTTCTTAGTTCTTCGACCTTGTCAGTCTTCTCCAGATTTTTAATCTTAGGGTAATTAATAGTAAACTCTATAAACATATTTCCCTTATTTTGTGTATTTAATACTGGCATCCCTTTGCCTTCTAATAGATAATTCTTACCATTAGAAATGACCCCAAATATATTAGTATTTATATTTATTTTTTCTTTAAAATAAGGCACGACAATATCTTTCCCTACTACCGAATCGATAAATGATATATCTGTTTTATAATATAAATCATTTCCTTTCCTAATAAAATGCTTATGTTCCTCTATTTTAATGTGTATTATCAAATCACCAGGTTTAATATTGGGTATCCTTGGTTGCTCTCCTAATTCTGGAAATGCCGTCTTATAACTCTCATCAATCCCTTTTGGAATTATTAAAGTAGCCTTCTTATCTTCATTATAAGTTCCTTTGCCATTACATGTTTTACAACCTGATTTTCCTTCAATAATTATTCCAGAACCTTCGCAACTATCACAAGAACCTTGGAAGATTTGTTGCATGAATCCCATACTTCTTATCTGCTGAATTATACCCCTACCATCACATTTACCACATTTTTTATTACATTTAAGACAATATTTGCGAATATTTATATTCAAATCCTTATTAATACCGCTATATACATCATCGAGATTAAAAACAAATGTTTTCTCGATTGGTTGGGCTTTTTTAGGTTGTCTATTGCCTCCTCCTCCACCTCCCATACCAAAAGAAAATATGTCATCTTCAAAACCATGGCCACCAGCCCCAAATGGCCCTCCTCTACTTCTAAAGAATGCTTCAAAAATATCATGAGGATTCCTATTAGCTTCCTGACCTGATCCATTATTATAATTAGCATCTCCTATATCATTATATTTGGCTCGTTCAGTCTCATCGCTCAGAACATTATATGCTGCCGATATCTCCTTGAACTTTTCTTCAGCAGCAGCATCCCCTTTGTTCTTGTCAGGATGGTATTTGAAGGCAAGCGTCTTATATGCCTTCCTTATATCATCAGATGAAGCATCTTTGGGAACTCCTAATACGCCGTATAATTTATAATTATTACTATCCATATATTATGTTTATGAATATATATTAAATGTTTATATATATAAAAAAATATAAGAATTACAAAACTTATAAACTATATAATATTATATATATTATAACAACATTAACTATATAGATATATTTTCTTAATATATCTGTAGCAAATACAGCATATGGATTATGTGTCTTTCGTGTATTGCTAACACCTCTATGTTTACAAGTATACATAATTAATGGTTTCCTGAAAGGAACATAATTATTTGTTTTTAGGCTATTACATATATTATTATTAAATAATGAAATATTGCTATGATGATGTTTGTCGCAGCTTGCTGTAGTGAATATAAAAAATAATATAAGAGTCTTAGATATTTTAAAACAATCATTAATATTAATACTTATATTCATACGCATATTCGAATATAGATAATTGTGTACTAAGTAGTATATAGTATATAGAGATATTGTTATATGTTTTAATTACATACATATCGCATCATAATATTCATCGTATATAGCTCTTGATTGAGAAGCTTGAAAGCATATGGCATCCTTACCTGCGCAATATCAGTATTATTTTTACAATACTTACAACTGTAAATACTCTTCTCAGTATTAACATTTGCGTGCATCCCACATTTCTTACAAATGAATACCCTATAATTATCTGAAACATGTAGCATTCTTTCCGCAAGGAAATTTGATGTACCATGAGCAATAAAGCAATCCCTTTCCATCTCTCCTAACCGCAATCCTCCAGACCTTGCCCTTCCTTCACTCGGCTGTCTTGTTAACATAACGATGGGACCATTCGAACCACGTGAATTTCCTGTCCATACCGATTTGCCGTTGCGTCGAACCATAAATATCTCAGAAGATACACTAATACAATAAACAGCGCCTTTGTAATTATAGACACGCTCATTATGCTGTTTCTCTTTGCTAATTGATCTTGCGTTTGCGTAAGGACTATTGTTCTTCTTAATAATAGTAATCTTCCAAATGTTCTCTTTCCAAAGACTCTTGACACCGCTCCAACCAGCATGAATACATAACCTCATCATATCATCTGCCAAATTTTCATAAGCAGTACAGAACATATTATCATATTTATAATTTCCTAAAGCCATATTTGTCAAAATCATAGACTTCATCAAAATCTTCACTTGTTTGCTGCTTAACTTCCATACCCATTCAGGCATATATAATGTATCCTTGTATTTATTATCAGATAAGTGATTTAAGTAATATGTAATATAATGACTATCATCTGTGATACTATGACATCCAAACTGGTATATAATGCTATTATCGCAACCACTCGCAATCCATTTACCAAAGAATAATAACCAAGCTTCCATATTAATCTCTTTATCGCTACCAGGAATCATAAACTGATAATCAGGAGCGTCCCATACACAATCCTTTTTGTATCTAACAAATTTTCCAATAATATTGCTTGCTTTCTCTAAGCGATAGTTGTTTTTCATATCCTTCGCATTCTTCGCATCCTTCGCATTCTTCGCAGCTAACGCATTCTTCACAAGCATCCTATGATCAATAGTCGTATTCAAATCAATCTGTGTATTACTAATATTATACATACTTCCAGAATATTCAGGATATTTATGGACTTCCATAGGATTCTCATAAACTAACTTATCATCTTTAAGAATCGCTACCTTATCATCTGTCGTAACCATATTAACAAACTTCCATCCATCCTCTGTCAAAACTTCATGATCTTCAGTCAGACAGTGGATCTTGTCAGAAACCATATGCTTCAATCTTTGATAATATGTGGGACCAATAAAGATATCCGTATGAATTTGCTCACCTGTACGTCCATTATACAAGATCTCATTCCCATATTTTTCCATCCCAGACATCTCAAGAACCTTTGTAATCCCTTCAACACTACAATCCGTATATGGTGTTGAATCTCCAAATGCCCCAATATGACAACAAGCCTTCCCCATAATCGATTCCATTAATTGAGCAATCGTCATACGCGAAGGGATTGCGTGCGGATTCATAATAATATCAGGAACAATTCCGTCTTTTGTAAAAGGCATATCTTGATGTCTGTATATCATCCCAATAGTACCTTTCTGCGCACTACAACTTGCGCATTTATCACCAATCTCAGGCTTCCTGTTTTTACGAATACGAACCTTACAGAACTTATAGCCTTCGCTATTAATACCATTATAATTCATGTCAATATACCCATCATCATTCGCTTTCATCGTCAAACTACTATCTTGATATGTAATTACACCATTCGCTTTCTTTGGCATAACCTTCCCAACAATAACATCATTTCCATTCACATAAGTATTCTTTGATACAAAACCATCATCATTCAGCTTCTCATATGAGTATGGTTTTTGCGAAGAAATATTTGTAGGATTCGTAAATAATTCCTCCTCGCCTGTGCTATGATTCTTATTACATACATCACGCATAGCCTTGTAATATGTGCTTGTAAAGAGCCCTCTATCGAGTGCCGATTGATTTACCATAATACTATCTTCTTGATTAAATCCAGTATGTGTCATGATCGCAACAATCGCATTCACACCTGAAGGTAATTTATGAGCCATAGTATATTTAGATAATTTAGTATATACAAGAGATTTCTGCGGATAGTTAAGAATATTCCCCATCGTATCTATGCGCTTATTGAAATTACTCATATATACTCCGAGTGCCTGTTTGCCCATCGCACACTGGTAGCAGTTTCTTGGGGACTGATTGTGATCGCTGAATGGGATATTAACACCAAGAATGCCATTCATTAGACTGGGATGAATTTCACAGTGTGTGTAGAATGGAGGCAAAGCAGTTCCTTTAATTCCTTCTTCCAAATCTACAGGAAATGTAGCAATCATCGCATTATTAATTTCATCACAATCCATATATTCGATAAATCCTTCTTCATCCAAATACTTGTCAGGATCTTCCTGATCTTTTGAAACTTCATTAGGAACTATAAAGTAATCAAAGTGTTTGTCAGCAATATATTCTTTCCAACTGATATTCTTTCTCCTCAATACTCTTTCAATCCGCAATTCACGCTTATTTGTAATAGGATCAATATCAACAATATAGAGAGGTCTATACATACGCCCTGCTTCCGTGCTGATAATTATACATGACTTTTGAATATTCCATACAATAGAAGTCATAGGATATATAATTCCGCTACGCTTATAATGCTTCAAGGTCAAATATAATTTATCAGGATTTGTATAATAACCAATAATATCTCCATTAACCATGATATATACGTTGTCTTCGCTTCCCATATTCTTCAAGTATTCAATAGGCGATTTCTCAGGGTTCGTCATATTATAGCTGTCATCATAAACAATAACTCCAAGATTCACCAAAATCCTACGAATATGAATGCTATTCATAGCGATTGAGATATTTGTGCTAAGTGCCATATTTTTAACAAGACCGACAGAGCTACCTTCAGGAGTTTCAGCAGGACATATCATACCAATCTGCGAATTATCGAGCTTACGCGGTTGAACAAGTTTTCCATTCTTTTCCATCGCTGTATTAATACGCCTCAGATGCGAAAGTGTGCTCGCATAAGACATGCGATTAAGAACTTGAGATACACCTTGCTTAATATTCTGAAATGTACCGATACTTTTAATACCCCAGTTTCCTGTAGATAGTGAATATCGAATCCATGAATCCAGAAGAGATTGCTTGAAAAATCGGTGAATACTAATGTCAGAAATAATATTTGAAATAGGAATGTTAGCATTCCCACGCCACAAATTAAGTTCTTTTTCAATCGCTATCTTCAGTTCCTTTGTCATTTTTCCATAACACTGACGAAATAGATTGCTCATTAGGACACCTGGAGTATCAACACGCTTGTTAATATACGAGTCTCGGTTATCGTAAGTATCATATCCAAGGTATATACGGATCATCTTGCGAATAATATAACCTACATAGAGAGCTTTGCGTCTATAAGATTTGCCAACATGAGGGAGAAAATCATTCATAAGATTATTATGGAGCTGCGCTTTATTAGTCTCATGATCGTTATTCTTATTCACACCAATCATAATCTTAATAAGCGTATTCTCAGCCTGTTCCTGTGTATTGATATCACAAGCATCTTCGCAACACGCCATGAGTTCATTAATAATACGCTGATTTTTCTCACTATCAGTATCATATACGATATGATTAATAATCTCACGATCGCTAATAATACCAAGTGCCCTAAAGATTACGAAGATAGGAACCTCAGAGCGAATGAAAGATGTATTAATGCGAATAATGCGTCCCATGTGATTCAATTTGCCGCTCATATTCAAGCAAGTTGTCTTAGGAGGCAGATAGGTCGAATCACACATCGAGCGAATTTCAGCATACAAACCTTCGGCATTATTATTCGGGTGAAACACGAGAACCTTGTTTTCATTAATACGATCTTGTGAAATCAAAACCTTTTCATTACCATTAACAATAAAGTAGCCGCCAAAATCATATATACATTCGTTCTTGTTTTCTTCGCAAATTCCTTGCATCTGACTGAGGACACAGAGTTTAGAGCGAACCATGATGGGGATTTTGCCGATATATACACCATTAACTGTTTTGTCAAACTTCTCAGTCATCCCATTCTTGTTCGTGATCTCTGTGGAGATATGAACATTAACATAGATACCGCTTGAATATGTCATATTATTCATACGAGCAATATACGGTGTCATGATGTTTTGGGTTCCGTCGGGAAGCTGATAATTTGGCTTAACGATACTGGGTTGAAGGATATTGATAGAAATATTATAGGAATTATCTGGCAATTCTGCCTTCTGGTTAGTAATCTTTACTTTGATAGGATTAAAACCTGTGATAATTTGACCTAAAGTATTGTCTATGAACTTATTATAACTATCAATCTGATGCTTTACAAGAGGGTTTGATGATTCAGGAGAACCGCCCTTTTGGAAATAAATATCCAGAATATCCCAGCAGAGGTTAGAAAACATTATTAGTTGTATCTTATTACTAAATAATTCTTAAATATCAAATCATTTTTTATATTTTTAGGCAATAATATAAAATATAAAAAAATGATATTAATATCCTAAATAATAATTAATAGATTATATTAAATATATTATAAAAAATAAAAGATGTCAGTTCCTAAGATGCCCATGATTATTGCTATTTGTGGTGCTAAAAGGAGTGGCAAAGATGTGTTAGCACAACATTTAGTAGATAAATATAATTACGAAAGAGTCGCTTTTGCCCAACCTTTAAAACTTGCTATAAAAAGTCTTTTTAACTTTGATGATGACCAGGTGGGGATTGGTGAAGATAAAGGAACAGAGAGGAAGGATATTGTAGATGAAAGATGGGGGATTACACCAAGAACAGCACTTCAATTCTTTGGGACAGAGATAATGCAAGAGAAAATACAGGAGATATTGCCTGATATGAAGAAAAATTTCTTTGCGAATACTTTAAAAAATTACATAGCAGATAAAATAAAAAATAATCCAGAACAAAGATTTGTTATCAGCGACTTACGATTTCTCCACGAATACAAGGCGTTATTTAGTATTTCAAAAATACGAAAAGATGAAATTGCGATTATAAGGGTTATTCGACCTTCCTTAAGTAGCAGTAGCCCTGTAGATGATTCTTCTGATTTGCCAAAAGCCCACATATATGAGCAAAAAGCCCACATATCTGAGCAAAAAGCCCACATATCTGAGCCAAAAACTCATATATCTGAATTAGAATACATGAATATTCCTTATGATATCATTCTAATCAATAACGGCTCTATTGAAAGCTATATTGATAAGTTTGACAAGATTATTAGAATTTAATAATTTGGATAAATATGTAATAAAATGATGAATATAATATAAAAATTGATTAACTATCTATTTTTTAAACATTAAAGCCAAGCGAACATCAAGCGAACATCAAGCGAATACCAAGCGAACACCAAACAATATGACTAAAAAATCTTTTACTGAGAAAGAAGTTGTTAACTATATAAGGCAGAAGGACAAAGCACGTTTCAGTTCTCCTGAGGAAGAATATGATGACGCTTTCATTAAATACAAGGAGTGCTCAAAATGTAAGGTGAATAAGCAGCTAATATATTTTAATGGGAATACTTCAGGAACTGATGCGTTTGATAGAAACGGCTTTAGATTAAGAAGACCTGAATGTTCAGATTGTACAAATATTGTGAACAGAGGAAAATCGATTGCTAAAAATATAGCAAAACAAGAAGGGATTTCGTATAATGCCCCTGAAGGTTCCAGATGTAATATCTGTAATAAAATTCAAGATGAAAAAAATAAATTAGTGTTTGACCACTGCCATAAAATGAACAAATTCAGAGGCTACTGTTGTAATTCATGTAATCGTAGTTTAGGAGTTCTCGGTGATGATGTTGAAGGTATAATCAACGTTCTTAATTACTTGTTGATAAGTGATCCTATGGCAATCAGACAAGACGAAGCAGGAAAGCTACATATTCAGAAGTAATGAATGGTATGAAATGTAATGAATGGTATGAAATGTAATGAATGGTATGAAATGTAATGAATGGTAATTTAAGGAGAAGGAGGCAAAGACTGTGGTTGTAATATAGGTTCTATATGTTCTATATTTTTTATTCTATTTTTTGATAATTTGTAATATTTTTCATTAAGTTCAATTCCTATAAATTTTCTTTTTGTATTTATACAGCCTACACCTGTAGTTCCAGAACCCATCGTATTATCTAATACAACATCTCCTTCATTAGAATATGTAAGTATTAAATATTCTATAAGTTTTACAGGTTTTTGTGTTTCATGGATTGTGCTATTTTCTATATCAAACTCTATAAGCTCTATAGGATAGTTTGTGAACTTTTGTGTATATTCAGCATTCGATGTTAATTTATTATTTACCCCTAAGTGATGTACTTGATTTAACATTTTACCTATGCGCTTCTCGCTATTCTGTTTTTTTATATTAACAGGTTTTAACCCTTGTGGATTATATGTCATATTCCCAGTTTTTATTGAAGCAGCAGCGGCGCCTCCTTTTGAGAATACACAGATGTCTTCTGTACATTTCATAGGTCTATAATTTGCTAATAAAAATTGCGTAGTTTTATTCTTTTTCCATATAATATTATACTTGAACCACTCGTAATTTGATGATACTAACATACTTGTGAATGGTTGTTGTCCAAATAATAAAATAACACCTTGTGGTTTTTTAATAATCCTCTTATAATGTTTCCACAATAAATCTAAATTTATAATAGTATCCCATTTACATTTTGTAGTCCCATAAGGAAGATCGCACAATATTAAATCTACACTATTATCTTCTATCAAACTCATCTTTTCAATACAATCACCACAATATAGTTTAATATCATCTGTAATAAAATCATCTATTGTTTCATTATCAAAATCATTAGCGACTTCTTTAGAGATTTCAGAAATATCGTTAGTATCATTTTCATCAACATCATCTTCGTCAATCATAGCACTCTTACATTTTTTAATATGTGAGTTGTATGCGGCTTTCTTTGTGAATTCTTCTTTACAGGTTTCGCATGTATATTTAACCATATTTAATAATATGTTATAAAAATTAATGTATTTATGTATATTTATATTATATATCATTTTTTATATTTTATTTATTATGATATTGAACAATACAATTCTTGACAGATGTTTTAATATCAGGAATATCCGGATAAAGTGAATATAGTTTATCATTCGATAATTGAGTATTTGAGCGTTTTGATAGCAATATAGAGTTCTGCTCTTCGACGCTAAAGTTCTCCCATGTGAAAGACTGATCAACATGTTTTTTATACATCTCTAATATTTCATTATGTGTAATAAGCCCCTTATTAACTAAATTAAAGGTACCTGTAGTATTTTTAATCATCATATCCATCATTACTGGAAACATATCTTCCAATACTGTCATAGAGTTTGGCATAGAGCAGATTTTATTATATTTAAAGATTTTACTTAGAAAGTTGCGGTTATGTTCAAAGTTAACGATAGGCATCCTGATGCGTAGGTTTAGAGTGTTTTTTGAATACATATGCTGGAGTCTGTCTGTAAATCCTTTGACAGTCGAATAAGAAGAGCCAAAGAAGTTAGGTAGCGCATCATCATCTATGCTTGTTGTTGTGGGATCATCGCTGCTAAAAATACAACCAGTTCCTAAATATGTGTAGTGAATATTATAACGCTCACAAAGAATTGAAAGAATTACAGGAGAATATAAATTATCTCTAATATTATCTTGAAGTTTTCCTGGTAGTTCAAGATAATCTATAGTATTATGTTCCCCTCCATGTGTCCTTCCAATAAACGATACAATATGTGTCGGTGAATATAATTTAATCTCTTCTTCGACTGCTTTCTCATCATCTGCTCGAACATCTGTGCTAATGTAGGTAATACCATTTTTATTCAAATAATATCCATATTGAGTTCCAATCCATCCTTTGCTACCAAAGAAAAGAATCTTCATATTCTTACTTAATTTAAATAATTATAGTAATATACTTTTATATATTCTTATTCTTATAAAAGAGCATTCATGATATTTTTGATAATTAATATGTATAAAGAGGACGCACTTTTTCATAAGTTTAAAATAGGTTATATATATTCCTTAAAAGGTAATAAATTAATATTCAAAAAATGGGATGACAGTCAGGGAATACGTCGAACTTTAAAAAATAAAGAGATTAGCGGAATAATAATTTCAGGCTCTGACTATTTTGTTAAGGGTAGCGAGCATTCAATAATAGACAAGAGTATTATGCGCTCTAATATACCAATTCTTGCGATATGCTATGGGTTTCAATATATAGTTAGTAAATATGGGTTAGGCAAGAACTCTTTTATAAAATCTAATAAAGATGGCTATATGAAATATGATAGTAGGCTTAATATATCTATGCCTTTTTATATTCCAAAAACTAAATATTTCTTTTATCATACAGATTATATTGTGAAGGTGCCAAAAGCTTTCAAAGTTATTAAAAAGATAAGAGATAAGATAATGATTGCTTATAATTCTAAAAGAAACATATTAGGTGTTCAGTTTCATCCAGAAAAATATAAGAGATCAAGTAGAGTTTTCTTTGATCTTTGGATATCAGGATGCGTCGGGAGAAAATAATTAATGCTCTGATGACGCGCGTATTTATAATCAATTAAATAGTATTAATATTATATAAACAATTGATATTCAATTAAATATATATAATGACAACATTAAATCTTAATAATATAAATGATGATTTGATTGAAATAAACAGAGATACTTTCAGTAATAAACAGATGAGTTTTAACATACCAAGCAAGCAGCAAAGAGCAAATCAAAATAATTTCATGAGTGAAGATGTACTCTTTAATAAAAATAAGATTAGTAACGATGTTATCTCTATGTCTTCACGGTCATCTTCTCGCTCTTCTTCAAGGGCAAGTTCAGTTAATGGCGATTATGACAAAAGTGCCTATATGAAAAACATGAATAATATATATAAGAATAAAGGCAACGCAAGTGGTGCTGGAGGTGGTATTAAAAAAATGAAATCTAAATATGATGAAGATAGTGAGTCAAGTAGCGTAGTTAGTAGCTCTATTAATAAAAAATCTGGTAGTGGAGGAGGCGGAAGCAGCGGTGGAGGCAGCTCTAATAAATATAAAAAACAGAGTCGATATGAAGATGATGACGACGAAGATGAAGAAGATGATGATGATGGAGATGATGAAGATGATGAAGGTGAATACGAAGAAGATGATGGTGAGGAAGATGAAGATGGTGAAGAGGGAGATGAAGGCGATGAAGGTGAAGAGGGTGATTACAAGAGAGGTGGTAAAACAAGACATCTAACAGCTAAAGAAATAATTATGAATGAACTGAATGAGAAAAGGGAGATTATCTATCAATTAGACAGACTTGAGTCTAAGGGCTTCAAGATCCCTTTTAAGTTTAATATGAATTCTGATTTGGAAGAAATGAGGACAGAATATAATCGCTTGATACGAGAGAAGGAACTTGATGGAAGTGTAAGATTTCAGCAAAAGATGTTGATGGCATTTATTTCAGGGACTGAGTATATGAATAGCAGATATGATCCTTTTGCCATTAAATTAGATGGATGGTCTGAACAGGTTAATGAGAATATTAATGATTATGATGATATCTTTGAAGAATTACATTATAAATATAAGGCGACTGGTAAAAAGATGGCACCAGAGCTTAGATTATTTATCTCTTTGTCAGGAAGCGCATTTATGTTTCATTTAACAAGCAGGATGTTTAAAGATCAGCCCTTGCCAAATGTTGAGAATGTGCTTAAATCAGATCCTGAATTAATGAAGCAATTTCAGCAAGCAGCCGCAAAGCAATATATGATGGGTAATACAGGAGGCAATTACAATCAAATGCCTCCACCGATGTCCGCTATGCCACAGATGGCATCGATGCCATCATCGCAAAATGTCCCAGTAAATAATTATAGCAATCCTATGAGCAGCATGGGAATGGGCGATAGTGGTGGATTGTTTGGTATGGTAAGCAGTCTATTTAGTACATTAAACACTCCTCAGTCAAGCATGTCGATGCCCCAGATGTCATCACAGTCTAATAATGCGAATATTAGACAATCTCCTAATATTACTGAGCTAAGACAAAAACCTGCTGTTGATATTGAAAATATTATTAATAATGTTCATAATAATATTTCGATAGATAATAATGATAATAATATCGAAACCCTTTCAGTCAGCGATGAAGAAATAACATCTATTATTGAGGATACAGCTGATATTAAGATATTAAGAGGTGTTGGAAGACCACGCAAAAATACACGAACATTAAATATATAAAAATATCATATATTAGTAATTACATAACCTATTATCTATTTATGTTCGCATATTTTAGTAAAATAAATGGCAAGGATATTATTACCTATACTCGCGATATGGTACGTCTGTATTTTAATGAAGATGATAATGATAGCGATGATCAATATTTATTTAATAATCAAACAATCACATATTGGACGACAAATTCGCCTCCTGAAGAAATAGTAGTTAGATATGAAGATATACCACCGTTATTCTCTTATAGTTGAACAAAGTTAGACGAAGTCGACATTATTTATTTTTTATAATTTTATTTGTTTTAATATTTAATAATAAAAAATGATATTAATATAAGTAAAAATTAAGAATACAAGAAGCATTATTTGAAGATGTTTTATAAACGCAGGAAGGTGGTACATTTGAATTTGAAAAATGCTAATACAACAAAAGATCAGAAGGACGCTAAAGCTGTTAATGCTGCTAAAGCTGTTAATGATATTAAAGAACCTAAAGAAGATCACATTTTACGTCTTAAATTCGAAAAGAATATGCGAAAACTATTTGGAATCAATACCATGTATAATAAAAATAAAATATAAAAAACATATAATATCAAAGATATTTTACACTAAATTACATATCTGTCGCTTATGTGATTTCTTACAAACTTTCCTTAAGTAGTCTAAATGCCATATATTTTACATGTTTTGCTGTGGATTTTTTCCCATTTATTGCCATTCCAACCATCTATTATGTCGCTTTTATAGGTGTTAATAAGCTCACCACAGGCATATGCCAAGAACTCCCTTATATCAATCTTGTTAAGATTTGTAGTATATGGGATGCTATTATTTTTACAATAGATTTTGATGAACTTTAAGAAATGTTCCTTCTGAATGCTCCTGATAATCTTGTATACTGTATTATCCGAAGGAAGCTCACACCTTGTATTAACAATCCTATCTTGAATATGTAATTCAAGATTATCATAGTCTGTAGGATCATCGAGATCGATCTTGTATTTTCCCTGATATTTCTCTATTTTTGAGAGATAATCACGAAGAATACGCATGCTATAATAATATACATCATATTCGCCATAAACCTTTTCATGAATATTGTGCTTATTGTTGAAATGATAAGGGAAACTGAAGAAGCTGGTCATCGTTTTTATTTGTTTTTTAGCTGCGTTAGCTGCGTTGCTGATTTGTTTGTTGTGGTGTTGCTGCTTGTTGCTGCTTGTTGCTGCTTGTTGCTGCTTATTTGTTTGCTGTCGAGAGTATACGCTTGTACTTGTCTACTTAAAGACACGATGGTTAATCAATTTTTTATACTTTTTTATATGGATTAGAACATATTTATAGGTTCGAGAACATATTTATAGGTATAAGTTTGAGAACATATTTATTATTATTTTTAAATGTAATATTATGATAATAATATATATTATAATAATATGGATGTTATACAAGGCTTGATTAAAACAGAAAATGTCGGTAGGTTTGGATGGCGTATAGTTAATAATAATGGGATTTTTGGGCTTTTAAATAGTAGGACAAGTAATGTGACATTCTCAATATTAAATGATGGTGTTATAGGTGCCAGTTCTAATATTCCTTCTAATATTATTAATTCAAATAGTAATATTAATATTATTACTAATTATACTGGTGTTTCAGGTGGTGGTTCAAGTCAATTTACTACATCAGGAACTAAAATATATTATAATTTAGGCAATATTGGTATAGGTACAACAGATCCTATAGCACCTTTACACATATATAATAGTATAGCAGCATTACCTCCTGAGATAAGTGTAGTAGGAGCAGCTTCAACTACTATAGGAAATTTTGATAGATGTATAGTATTTCCTTATTCAGGAACTGCGACAACTAAGGATTATACTTTTACAACTACAGAGGCACTTTTTTGTGATATATTGGTAGTTGGAGGTGGTGGTTCTGGTTCTGAAACGCATGGTGGAGGTGGAGGTGCAGGGGCAGTTATTTTTATGACAAATGTTAATATGAATGGTAGTTATACTATTAAGGTTGGTAAAGGCGGTGTATGTCAAGTTACAGGTGGTTTTAATGGATTAGGTAGAAAAGGTAATGATAGTGAAATATTTAAAACAGATAATGTCAATAATAAAATTGTAGCAGAAGGTGGAGGTGGTGGTGGACAATTAGCGAATGCTAATGGTGGTAGTGGAGGTTCAGGTGGAGGTGGAGACGCTTATAATGTTGCTGCTGGTGTTGGAGGTGCTGCTACACCTTATACCCCTATACTGGATGGTGTTACAGGTATTAAATATGGTAATAATGGAGGAAATGCTTTTGGAAATCCGGGACATGGAGGAGGTGGTGGAGGTGCTGGAGGTGTTGGTGAAAATGTTTTAGCAGGAAATAATAGCGGTAATGTTGAAGCAGAAAGAGCACATGGTGGTATAGGAATAAAATCAGCAACAATTAATTCTATTAATTATGATTTCAAAACTTTATTTGGAACTAATACTGGATGTGGTGTATTAGAAGCAGATGGATTTTTATATTTTGGCGGAGGAGGTGGAGGAGGAAGATGGGAAAGTGTAGGTACTGGTAATGAAGGAGGTAATGGAGGATTAGGAGGCGGAGGTAAGGGCGGGTGGGGTGGTAGTGGTGTCAAGACTGTACCTAATAATGGACAAGGTTATCCTGGAATAAATGGAACAGGAGGAGGAGGTGGTGGTGGAGGTGATTATACACCTGCAGGAGGAGACGGAGGTTCAGGCATCGTCATCATAAGATACCGCAAGGCTACAAGTACTAGTAGCGCAAGATTATTGTTAGATACCACAACGACTGGAACAGCGTCTGTCGAGTTTCGAAGAGGAATCGGAGTAGACGCACAGAATGATTATAGAATAATTAATGATAGTAATGGGTATATTAAACTACTGTGCGAGAATAGCACACAATCATTCGCTGATACTACTGCTAATTTAGCATGGTTCTCTTCGAATGAAACAATAATACACAAGAATACTGCTATGAATGGCAGAGTTGGTATAGGAACTACATATCATGCTACACGAAGTTTAGATGTTGTAGGAAGTGCTAATATATCTGGAACTGTTAGTGTGGGTGGATTGAGTGTTAGCGGCAGCAGTAGCAGTAATGTTATTATTACTAATAGTTTGAGTAGTAATGTCTCGCTGACTATTAGTAATGGGTTTGTACCACCAGCACCTCCTATAACTTCATCACCTTCAGCGACTGAAATAGGTATAACAGGACTATCTACATATCAAGTTTTTACATATACTACAGAAACAGCAGGAGCAGGAACAAGACAAACACTATATACATTAAATGTGGCAACAGGTGGTGCTATTTGCGATATATTAATGATTGGAGGTGGAGGTGCTGGTGGTCAAGATATAGGTGGTGGCGGTGGAGGAGGTGCTGTATTATATGGAACAAATATAAGTATTGCGTCAGGAACTTATCAAATTAAGGTAGGTGATGGAGCAGTAGCAGGAGAAGTTAGAGGTAAATCTACAGAAGGTTTTGGAGCAACAATATTAGGTGGTGGGTGTGCGGGAAATGCTTTATGGAATGGAGCAACAACAGCAAATAGTGGTGGTAGTGGTTCAGGTGGTAAGAGTGTCCCTGATGCTACAAGTAGAAATGGAGGTACAGTTGGTAGTTCTACAAAGGGGACTATTTTAGCATCAGCAACATTATATAATGGTAATACTGGAGGAACAGGAGTTCAAGCGGCAGCAGGAAACAGTTCTGTTATAAGTAGTGGTGGTGCTGGTGCTAACGCTGTTGGTGGAAACGGTCAAACAGGAGCATTTCCACAAGCATCAGGAGTTGGTTCAAGTGGAGGTGCTGGTGTATCAAATACAATTTTAGGAACAACTTATTTTTGGGGAGGTGGAGGAGGTGGTGGTTCTTATGGTTATACAATTGCTTCTAATGGTGGAGCAGGTGGTGGAGGAGCAGGACAAAATAATAATGGCGCAGGAGTAACAGCAACTGGAAATAATGGTGCAAGTAGTTTCTTTGAGGTAGGAACTGCTATTAATGGTATTAATGGAACAGGAGGAGGAGGTGGAGGTGTTGGTTATTTATCACAAACCGCAGGTAATGGTGGTTCAGGTATTGTTATTGTTAGATACTTATCACCATCATCATCATCAACTATCGAACTCGTAAGAGGAACTACATCTGATTCTAATCGAGATTACAAAATAGGAAACTATGGTGGCGAGTTCAAGGTTATATCTTCAACATCTGGCGTTGATACAGATTACATTAGAATAACTACATCAGGTGCTATATTTAATCCCACAGGAACCGCAAGTTGGAATACAGGTTCTGACAGGCGAATAAAAGAAAATATTGAAAGGGCATCATATGACAAATGTTATGAAAATATTAATAAATTAGAGTTAAACCGATTTAATTATATAGATGGTTTTAATACTGTTTCGAGAGATAATAAACAGTTGGGTTTTATAGCACAAGAAGTATATGACATATTTCCTAAAGCTATATCATCACATGAATATTATAGTAATACTTTGAGTATTCCTGATTTATTATCAATAGATGTATCACAAATAAATTATTCACTATATGGTGCTGTTAAGAAATTAATAGAAATAAATAATGAAAAAGACAAGCGTATAAAAACTTTAGATTATCAGTTAAAAACTTTAGAAGCCTTTTTAAATATTTCAGTTGATAATTCTAGCAATATCACAATAGATACAAGCAATATCACTATAGATACTAGCAATATATCATTAGATACCAGTAATATCGCAATTGATACAAGTAATATCACTATAGATACCAGTAATATATCATTAGATACCAGTAATATCATCGTAGATACCAGTAATATCATTATAGATACCAGTAATATCACTATAGATACCAGTAATATCACTATAGATACTAGCAATATCGCTATAGATACCAGTAATATCACTATAGATACCAGTAATATATCATTAGATACCAGTAATATCGCAATTGATACAAGTAATATCACTATAGATACTAGCAATATTGCTATAGATACTAGCAATATCGCTATAGATACTAGCAATATCGCAATTGATACAAGCAATATCATCATAGATACAAGCAATATTTCGATAGATACATGAAAAGCAAATGTAAAACCACAACAATAATATATATTATAATAATATGGATATTATACAAGGTTTGATTGAAAGTGGAAATGCTGGTAAGTCTGGATTGCGTATAGTTAATAACAACGGAACATTCGGTGTTGCCATTAATAATGATACGCCACCAACACTACCGACTGAAATTGTTGTACCTTCTAGTGCTATTCCTACTGAAATTACTGTATCTCCTATGCCAACAAATATAGTAGTAACTGGAGCAACTTCGACAACAATAGGGACTACTGATAGATGTATTCAATTTCCCTATTCGGGAACAGCAACAACTAAAGATTATACTTTTACAACTACAGAGAATCTTATTTGTGATATTTTAGTTGTTGGTGGAGGTGGTTCTGGAGGTCAATATGGAGGAGGTGGAGGAGGTGGTGATGTTTTATATTTTGATTCTGTATTATTTACATCAGGTGCATATACAATAAATATTGGTAAAGGAGGTTTTGGTAATGCAAGAGACAGTAGCACACATGGAGGAGGATATAATGGTAATAATTCAAGTATAATAGGTGGTGTAATAAATATAACTGCTGGTGGAGGTGGTGGTGGTGGTGGGTATTATTCAGCTGCTTTAAATGGAACTTCTGTTTCATATACAAATCCAAAAACTGGTATATCTCAAATATCATCAGGCGGAGGAGGTGGTTCAATAAGAGATAATACTTCTGCTTCAGGTAATGGAGTATCGGGAAACGGAGCAACAAATTTGAATAATTTTAGTGCTGGTGGTGGTGGAGGAGGGGCAGGAGGTATTACAAATGGAGTATTGGGTAATGCTCCTGATAAACCTTCTACAATTTTAGGTGGTAATGGAGGAATTGGATATGAAAGTGATATAACAGGAGTAATGGTTCAATATGGTGGCGGTGGTGGTGGAGGAGATTGGACAGCTCCAGATACTCCTGGTATAGGTGTATATGGTGGTGGTAATGGTGGCGCTCCACCTCAAAATGGAGCAGCTGGTACAGGTGGTGGTGGAGGTGGAAGAAATGCGTTAGGAAGCAATTTGGAAGGACAAGGCGGTTCAGGTATAGTCATAATAAGATATAGGAAAGTACCAAGTGAAATTGTTGTTTCAGGAACAATAGCAGATACGACTGATAGATATATTCAATTTCCTTATTCAGGAACTGGGGCAACTAAGGATTATACTATCACTACAACTGAAAATCTTGTTTGTGATATTCTTATTGTAGGTGGAGGAGGTGCTGGAGGTCAGTGGATGGGAGGTGGTGGCGGTGCTGGAGGTGTTGTATATGCTATTAGCCAAACACTTTCCGCTGCTACTTATAGGGTTAGAGTAGGGAAGGGAGGTGTTGGTATAAACTCATCTATAAACCCTGCGCAACTTGGAATAAACCAAGATGGTGTAGAGAGTTCGCTAATGAATAGTGATGCGTCATCATATATAACTTTAACATTAGGCGGTGTATCACAGTCTATGAGAGGTTTAGGAGGTGGTGGTGGTGGTACTTTTAATTTACCTAATACCATTAATGGTAGGGGTGGAGGTTCAGGTGGTGGCTGTAGTGAGACATATAATAACGGATGGGTTATAAATACTGCGGGGACAGCAACGCAACCTGCGACTTATTGGAATGGGACTGCTTATGTAGTAGGTGGTACAGCTGGAAGACAAAATACAAACACAACACAAGATTACGGTGCAGGAGGAGGCGGGGGTTTGGGAGGACAAGCAACAGATTATAGAAATGGTAACGATGGGGTTGCTATTAATATTACTGGGACATCACAGTTTTATGCTGCTGGAGGAGGCACAGGGCAATATGGAGAAGCAGGTATTCCTATTTCAACTTCCGCAGGTCTTGGTGGAAGTGGTATTGGAGGAAATGGTAGAATTTTTAGTAATGTATCAAATTCATATTTTGCAGCACCAAGAGACCAAGCAACATCAGGAGCAAATGGAACAGGTTCGGGCGGAGGCGGTGGTGCATATACCCAAACTCCTTATGGTTTAGCAGGTAGCGGAGGTTCAGGTATCGTCATCATAAGATATCGGAAACCTTCGAGCGAAATTGTTGTATCCAGTATAATATCTGGGACAACTGATAGATATATATCGTTTCCTTTTTCAGGAACCGGAACAACAAAAGATTATACTTTTACAACTACTGAAAATCTTATTTGTGATGTATTGGTAGTTGGTGGAGGTGGTTGTGGTGGTCGTTCAGGAGGTGGAGGTGGAGCTGTAATATATACTCAGAATGTTTATTTTCCATCAGGAGGATATTCTGTCAAAGTCGGTAATGGAGGAATATCTCTGAAGACAGGAGGGGTTGGTGATACACAAGGGGCAAATGGTAGCGATAGTGATATATTATTTGGAGCTATTACAATTTTTAGAGCAAAAGGTGGTGGTTTTGGTGCGGCAAATTATGTTCAATCCATGACTGGTGGAACAGGAGGTTCTGGTGGTGGAAGTGAAAATCGTGATAATATACCAAGTACTGCTACAAGTGTTGTTTCGAGTGCTAATATTATTTCAACAAATACTTCATCCTCTACATTTACTACATTAACAAATCAATCACCTAATGGTATTACAATTTATGGAAATAGAGGTGGTTTAGGAGGTTCTGCTACTGTAGGTGCCAATACAGGGTATTCAGGTGGAGGCGGTGGAGGTGCTGGAGGAGTAGGAGGTAATTTTAATGCTTCTACATTAACATCTGGAGCAGGAGGTGCTGGTATTAGTATTAATATAACAGGTTCTTCTATTAAATATGGTTCTGGAGGGGCATCTGGAATTTATAATGGGAGTGTTAATGCTACACAGGGAACATCTGGAACTGTAGATAGTGGAGGTGGAACAGGTGCTTATACTATAAATACGACATCTGTTTATGGAAGTATTCCGACACCTGGTAGAGGAGGTGGTGGTGGTGGTTGGGGAGTTAATGGTAATTATGGTGGAGCAGCAGAACAACTTTATGCTAAAGATGGCGGTTCTGGTGTAATTATCATAAGATATCGAAAAATAGTAGCTACTATTACAAATACCATTTTTTCTATATTGAATGATGGCAAAATACAAGCAGGTTCTAATGTTTATTCAAATGTAATTACTAATTATGTTAATCCATCATTAAGCAACACCTCAAATAGTATATCAGGAACTGGAAATTCCAGCCAATGGACTAATAATGGAACAAAAATATATTATAATACAAGTAATGTTGGTATTGGTACCACAGATCCAATAACACCATTACATATATATAATGACACGATAACAACAACATTACCAACCGAAATTGTTGTATCTCCTATGCCTACCGAAATAGTAGTAGCAGGGACTACCTTTGGAACTATAGGGACTACTGAAAGATTTATTCAATTTCCTTATTCTGGAACTGGAATAACAAAAGATTATACTTTTACGACTACTGAAAACCTTCTTTGTGATATATTAATTGTTGGTGGTGGTGGTGCTGGTGGGACTGTTATTGGCGGAGGTGGTGGTAGTGGTAGTATAATTTATGCTTCTGGTTTTAATGTAGGAATAGGGACATATACTATAAATGTTGGTAGAGGTGGAATAGGTGCTACAGCAACAGCTGGTGGAAGTGGTATAGTAGGTGGAAATGGTGGTAGTAGTTCAGCATTCGGTGCTACTGCTATTGGAGGTGGAGGCGGAGGTTGGTATAATGGTAATGGAGGTATCGCTGGTGGTAGCGGTGGTGGTTGTGGAGGTGGTGTAAATCAAGCTGCAGGTGGTGCTGGAGGTTCTGGTGGTGTAGCAGGTTCTACAACAATAGGTGGGACAATTATACCTACAGCAACATTTAAAGAATATTTATGTAATAATGGTGGGTTTCCATTCTATTATCAAAATGCCGGAAATAGTTGGAGCACAATATCAGGAGGTGGAGGAGGTGTAAGTGCTATAGGTGGTGGAACACCAAATAGTGGTACTAAAACAAGTGCGAATGGGGATGGTGGTGCTGGTAAAAATTACAATATTACAGGAACCTTGACAATATATGGTGGTGGAGGTGGTGGTGGTTCTCATAGAGGGGCATTAACTTCTATTTCTGCTCCATCGAGTGGTTCAGGTGGAAGCGGTGGTGGTGGTGCGGGTGCTGATGATACAACAATCTCTAAATCAGGTTTTAATGGTATAGATGGAACTGGTGGAGGAGGTGGCGGATCTTCTTATAATAGTTCACCTGTTGGTATTAAAGGCGGCAACGGCGGTTCAGGCATCGTCATCATCAGATATCGAAAGATAATATATAGTAGTGTTCGGTTATTACTTGATACTACAACGACAAGTGTAGCAACACTCGAATTAAGACGTGGTACTGGAGCAGACATGCAAACTGATTATAGATTTATTAATGATATGGATGGATATATAAAACTACAATATGAGAATAGTACACAATTATTTAATGATACAGCGGCAAATTTAGCATGGTTCTCTTCGAATGAAACAATAATACATAAAAATACTTCTATGAATGGGAGGGTTGGCATAGGTACTACATTTCATGCTACACGAAGTTTAGATGTTGTAGGTGATGCTAATATATCAGGATCAGTTAGTTTGGGTGGATTTAGTGTCAGCAATAGCGGTAGTAGCAGCAACATTAGTGCTATTATTACAAATAGTTTAACAAGTAACACTTCTTTGACAATACATAATGGTTATATATCACCTGTTATAACTTCATCACCTGTAGCAACAACTACAGGAACTACAGGAGCTTATACATATCAAGTTTTTACATATACTAGTGAGACTGGAGGTGCTGGTTCAAGACAAACCTTGTATAATATTACTATATCAGGGAATGCGGTTTGTGATATATTAATGGTTGGTGGTGGAGGCGGTGGAGGTAAAGATATAGGTGGTGGAGGTGGAGGCGGAGCGGTATTATATGGAACAAATATAACTATACCAGCAAATACTTATGAGATTAGAGTAGGCGATGGAGCGACAGCAGGGGAAACCAGAGGTAAATCTACAACAGGATTTGGTGCTACACTACTAGGAGGTGGGTGTGCTGGGAATGTTGCTTGGGGTGCTAATCCTTCAACCGCAAATAGTGGTGGTAGTGGTGCTGGAGGTAAATCGTGGTGGAATGATGGTACAACAAGCCCTTCTACAAATCAAGCAGGAGGTGTTGGTGTATCTACGCTAGGAACTATATTAACTACTGCTACATTATATAATGGTAATCTAGGAGGAGCAGGAGTTCTTCAACTACCAAATAATCTTATACAGTCAGGAGGAGGCGGAGGAGCAAGTGCTGTTGGTGGAAATGGTAATACAAGTGGCTCTCAAACAGGCAACGGAGGTAGTGGTGTATTAGTTAATATAACAGGTAATAATTTATATTGGGGTGGTGGAGGTGGTGGTGGTAGTTATCAATCTTCGCCTGCAAATGGAGGTTTAGGAGGCGGCGGAGCAGGTTATGATTACTCATTTGGTTCTGGAACAGTAGGAGGAAGTGGATATGGAGCAGCATCAGGATATAACGCTGGGAATGGTACAGGTTCAGGAGGAGGAGGAAGTGGATACCAGAATGGAAATGCCGGCAAAGGAGGCTCCGGAATAGTAATCATTAGATACTTAACACCACCGACCAACATATCATCCTCCATAGAGTTCATAAGAGGAACCGCAGCAGACGCTAACAGAGACTACAAACTAGGCAATTATAATAGTGAGTTTAAAGTAATATCTTCAACATCTGGTGTTGATACTGATTATATAAAAATAACTACAGCAGGTGCTATAACAAATCCTACAGGAACAGCAAGTTGGAATACCGGTTCTGATAGAAGAATAAAAGAAAATATTGAGAGGGCTTCCTATGACAAGTGCTATGATAATATTAATAAATTAGAATTAAACCGATTTAATTACATAGATGGGTTTAATACTGTTTCTAGGGATAACAAGCAGTTGGGATTTATAGCTCAGGAAGTATATGACATATTCCCTAAAGCAATTTCATCGCATGGATATTATAATGATACTTTAAATATTCCTGACTTACTATCAGTAGACGTATCACAGATAAATTATTCATTATATGGCGCTGTTAAGAAATTAATAGAAATAAATAATGAAGACGAAAAGCATTTAAGTACTTTTGAAAATAGAGTAAAAACCATAAAAACTATTCTAAATATCGCTATTGAACTAACAACAAGTAATCTTATAGATACAACATCAAGTAATCTTATAGATACAACAACAAGTAATCTTATAGATACAACAACAAGTAATCTTATAGATACAACATCAAGTAATCTTATAGATACAACATCAAGTAATCTTATAGATACAATATCAAGTAATCTTATAGATACAATATCAAGTAATCTATTATCTGATACAATATCAAGTAATCTTATAGATACAATATCAAGTAATCTATTATCTGATACAATATCAAGTAATCTTATTATAGATAATGTGTAAAACAAAATCTACTATAAATAATTTATTTTTATGATAATAAAAAATGATAAAATATCATATTACATTAAAATCTATATACGAACATGAACATTATTAAGTCATTATCTACTTTATTATCATATTCTTCAATAGACATTAAAGAACATCAAATATTAGAGAAATGCATCGAAGATATTGAGGATATCGCCAAAAAACATCACCATATCCACAAAGATAAAGAATACAAGGATAGTAGTCAATTTAATGGGCTTTTAGAAAGTATAGCAGAAGAGTTTAAAAATAATATTGAGACTTTTAAGACTACAAGTAATATTGATAAGTTTAAAAAGAATATTCAAAAAAAATACAAATACACTATATCGAATGCTCAATTTATAAAGATATACAAGCATCTTAATTTAGAAAACCAGCAGTTGCGTAATCTTATAACAAAGAAAAAGTGTAAGTCAAACTCAGGCGTCCTTGTAATAACCGTGCTAACATCAGCGCATCCTGAATATATTGATGAAGAAAGTGGTGAAGTAAAACGAGCAAAGTTTTCTTGTAAGCACGATTGTGCCTATTGTCCTAATGAGCCAGCGCATGAAGGGAATAATTGGGTAGCCCAGCCAAGAAGTTATCTATACTCTGAGCCTGCAGTATTACGAGCGAATGCGAATGATTTTGACCCAATAAAGCAAATGAATTCACGTATATCATCTCTTATTAATATGGGACATATACCAGATAAATTGGAGATTATTGTATTAGGAGGAACATGGAGTGAGTATCCACGAAATTATCAAGATCGCTTTATAACCGAATTATATTACTCCGCAAATGTTTATTTTGATAGTGATACGAAGCGTCCTAAGTTATCTTTAGAGGAAGAGATAGAGATTAATGAAACAGCTAAAATACATATTATTGGGCTAACATTAGAAACACGACCAGATACTATAACAATCGAAGAGATCGCCAATTTTCGTCGATATAATTGTACAAGAATACAATTAGGTGTTCAGCATACAAACAACGCAATTTTAAGAAAAATTATGAGGGGACATACAATCGAACGAGCATATGAGGCAATAAAACTTCTTAAAAATAATTGCTATAAGGTTGATATTCACATTATGCCCAACCTACCTGGGGCATCTTGCGAGATTGATAAGGTTATGCTTGAAGAAATCTTGTATGACGAGAGAATACAAGTTGATCAGTATAAAATATATCCGACTGCTATAGTTCCGTTCACGCGAATTAAGAGATGGTTTGATGAAGGTTCCTATGTTCCTTATGATGACTTGCTATTATATGAGCTTATTAAGGAATTTAAAAAGAAGGTTCAAAAATATAAGCGGCTTAATCGTATTATTCGAGATATTCCAGGGCATTACATAGAAGGTGGATATTCGACTAAATTTGTAAATATGAGGCAACTTCTTCAGGATGATATGAGGCTAAATAAGTGGGGTTGTGAATGTATTAGATGCCGTGAGATTAAAGGAAACATCGTATCGCCAGATAATATTAGATTAAATATTGAGAAGTATAGGGCATCAGGAGGCGATGAATATCATATTAGTTTTGATACTATTTGTGATAAGAATTATTTGATTGGTTTTCTGCGACTTCGACTGTCTCCTAAAGATGCTGAAGTGAATGCTGTATTGCCATCTATTAAAGGTTGTGCGTTAATAAGGGAACTACATGTATATTCAAATATAAGTGATGTTGGAAATAATATTGAGGGTTCGCTACAACACAAGGGATATGGTAAGCAACTTGTAGCAAAAGCAGAGGAGATTGCGAAAGAGAATGGGTATAACAAGGTCGCTATAATTAGCGGAACAGGTGTAAGAGGATATTATAAAAAACTTGGGTACCAACTTGTAGACACATATATGATAAAGGGGATTGATTAATCATCGAAATTGATTATTTTTACTAATTAAATTTTATTTTTTATATATTTATTATTATAGAATTATGAAATATTTTGCTGGTTTAAGATCTGTGAAGGGTGTTAAGGTAGCCGCAAAGAAACCAAGAAATTACAAGAATGTAGGAGGAGTGGGTAGCAAATCGAGTAGTAGCAAATCGAGTAGTAGTAAATCGAGCAGTAGTAGTAAATCAAATAGCGCATCTCAAATAAGTAAAGAAGAGAATATATTATTTAATATAGGGAGCGTTTTTTCTTATTTAATTATTAATTATGGAAAATTGTTTGAAAAGGAAGCAATAATTAATAAATTTATGGTAATAGATTTATTAAGATTTACAAAAAAACAGAGTGGTTTAATTAAGAAAAAGATTGATAAAGTTTTTGTGAAAATTAAAACATCTACTTCAATTTATGTTGATGACACTTCTTATAGTGTGTATAGAAGGAAACATGATGAACAGATTGCTCAACTAGAAAAGATTACAGATGATTTTATAAAGCAATATAAGGGTATCTCACAAAAAAAGGTAGTTTTATATAGTACAGATTTAAGAAAAATCTTTATAATTTTGTTTGATATATTAAAAGGGTTCTTTGAATATATACGAAGTGAACTTAAAATATATGGTGGTATTTCTTCAGAAGATGTGAGATATGTAAATGGATATGTAAAGGATGAGCTGAGAATAGGTTATAATGAACTTTTAGAATATGACATTTATGATATAAGGGAATTTATAAAAGAAGAAAAAAAGAAGAAAGAATCTTTTGAAGATTTTTATGCTTCTGTACTTAGAGAAAGACAAAGAGAGAATGAAAGGAGATTTTATTCAATAGGAAAAGGAGATTTTATTCGATAGGAAAAAGATTACTTCAAATACTCAAAGGCGATAATGAATTAGATTAAATATATTTTATATAATTACAATTAAATTTTATTTTATTATTATAGAATATAATATGAAATCTTTAACTTATATTAAAGCGACTAAGGCTGTTAAGACTGCTAAACCAACAAAAGCAGCCTTAAAGAAACCTCAAAAATACATGAATGTTGGAGGAGTGGGAAGCAGTCCAAGAAGCTCAAGTAGTCCAAGAAGCTCAAACAGTAATAAAAATAAATTAATAGATATATCGTATGATATTGTTGAATTAATTGGTATTTTCAAAGATTTGAGTGAAGTGTCTATTAATAAATATAGCTTTATGATATTAGATTCTTCTAAAATAGATTTTTTAAAGTTTACACAAGAAAAGACTAAGTTAATAAAAGATGTGATTGATAAAATTTTTGTTAAAATTAATAAATCACCTGTTATTTATTTTGACGTAACCTCTTATGATGTATATAAAAAAAAATATGATAAACAGATTGATAATGTTATCAATAGAATAACATTTATAAATTATAAAGAATTTATAAAAGAAGCTATATATACAAGTTTTTTTAATGATTTACGTATAATATTAGTTGAATTTTTTGATTACATTCAAAAAAACATTAAAATAAATGACAAAATTTCTGATCCAAACATAATAGATACTGTTAAGAAAGAAATATTACGATGTGCAACAGGAGGTTATATGTGGATTAATGATAAAGAAGTAAATCAGAAAAATGGCGACAATAACATAAAATTATTTATGGAAAAACAAAAAAATAAGGTAATCGCATATTATGAGTATATAGAGTTTGCTGCTGATATGCAGAATGTTAAAACAAATGAATATAGAAGAAGATGAAAAAATAAGTGCTTGTCCGAATATATTATAAATGATATTATTTATACATATTTGTATGAATTGCCAATACATTAGTATTATTTACAGGGGTTGTATTAAAAGAGAAATGGTCTTCGTTGTGATGCCAGTTATCTGAGTGAATAAAATCAATATTATTGTAATAAAATATGAATGATACAGCGCAATCTTCTATAGTATAGGGATATGAATCTGTTTTTTCATCATAATGAAATATATCATAATTGATATTATCCATATGATTGATCAATATTTTAGAGGCTTTATTAGAAAGATAATAGAGGGGACCGAATAAAAATGCGGGAATCGATGGTTGTTTAGTATATTCCGAAATATTCATACCTTTTATATTATGTTGCGGATTATCAAAATCTTCTGGGTGATCGTTATAATAATATACAAGATGCATGCTATTTGATGATGGTTTATTAGCATATGATAGGTCTCGTTCAAATGAGCTGAGGCTTTTTCCTAAAGAACATCTGCCTAAAAAGTCAATATCGATTGCTTCAGTTCCCATTATTTTTTTAGGGGATAGCACGAATGATTGAAGGATATATTCATTAAATACCAGATCGTCGTTCGCACGTAATATGCCTTCCTTAATATCAAATATCTCATAAAGATACTTTAAGCTGAGTGCTAACTTTTTCAATAAATGAATATAGGAATCTTCGCATTTAATAGTCATCATGACACCTTCGAGTTTATAATCGCAATCTAAAAACAAATCACCGATCACATAGATAACTTTCCAACCATCATAATTGTCTTTAGGTAGTTTAAAATGTTTTAGACGTGTATCTAAATGCTTTTGACAACTCAATACGAGAATAATACCATTAACAGCTATCATTATTAATTTATTTTATTATTTATTACATTATTGTTAATAATACTGCCTTATATCCTTTTTATATTTTGATAGTATTCTAACTAATACTTATTATAGTTTGTATGTATAGCAATAACGGTATCTTTGTTTGGATTATTATAATAATCTTCAAACATAGATACCATATGTTCGAAACCAACCTTGTTATAATATAGGATGTAGGAGACAGCACAATCTTCTATAGTGTATGGATATGAATCGGTATATTCGTCATAATGAAATATGTTATATTTGATACTATCCAGATGATTAATCAAAATATTACAGGATTTGTTTGAAATATAATAGATAATACCGCTGGGTCCGATAGGAATATGTGGGCGTTTAATATATTTTGAAATATCAACACCTTTAAGATTATGCTGAGGATTATCAAAATCTTCTAAATGACACATATAATAATCAATCATGAATCTATCATTTGTAAATGATTTAATGTCGGCATCAGATATTTCGTGGGATAGCAAACTCTTACCTGAAGGCGACCTGCCTATGAAATGAATTTCTTCGGTTATGTCAGAATCTCCAGAAGGTGTTGTAAGAGCTTTTGTCTTGGATGATAACAAAAATTTCTCGAGGGGCACTTCGTTAAATATCAAATCATCACCGCATCGCAACACACCTTCTTTGATATCGAAGTTTTGATATATGTATTTTAAGGAGAGGACAAGTTTTTTTAATAAATGAATATAGGAATCTTCGCATTTAACTATCATGAAGTTTCCTTCAAGTTTATAATCACAATCTAAGAACAAATCACCAATCACATAGATAACTTTCCAACCAACATATTCGTCTTTTGGTAGATGAAAGTGTTTAAGACGTGTATGTAGATGCTTTTGACAACTCAGAACAAGAATAATACCATTAACAGGGATCATTTTATGTATATTATTAAAAGCCTATTATTTATATGCTTGATACTTTGTTGATATTTATTTTTTATCTAATAACTCCTTAAGTCCACCAATAAACTTACCATTTTTGAATATCATAGGGAAGTGGATATATGGTATTACTGTGTATTGCTTCATAAATTTATAGAAGTTGTCTCTTTCTCTACATGATCCAAGAAACTTATCACAGTTTATATTAGTACATTTTGCTGATTTTTTTTTAATATGGGCTTTTGCCATGACGCAGTATTTACAATCAGATATGCTATAAATTGTATAGTTTGTATTAGTCGGTTTTTTATATACCTTATCTATTTCATTCATAACAAATAATATCTACTATATAATTAGATAATAACCAAAGGTATGTCAGCAGGACCGAGAAGAAGTGGGCGTGTAGCTGATATGAATATGGCACAAGCTGTCGCAGCAGCACGAGGTAATCGTCAGCCAAGAGATGAAGGTTATAAGCTATCTACAGAACTAACTAAGAAGTCAAAAGATTTAATAGCAAAGAATGAGTCTGACTATACTACATATCCTATAAATAGCGAGGATTGGATAGTATTTTTTTGCGATTTTTTTGATTATATACAAAATAATATTGATCTTTGTTTATCTAAAATTAAAGGTCTACAACATGTAACTATTGTTGATCTTAACAAGGTTGATTTATCTGGTGGTGGGTTTGATAGTGATTTTGATGATTTTAGTAAGTTCAATTATAATGTAGGGTTATATGAGGCATTATTTACACAATTTAGAGATGGAACAAACAAAATAAATAATTGCGCCAGACTCAACCTATTGTTATCATATGTAGGGGCTGCGGTGCTACGTATGGCAGGGCATTATAATAAGACATCTGCGAATGCTTTAATAGAGTTTTACAGAAAGATAGCGACTATATTAGAGATTGCGGTATATCCTGAAGTATTTTTACATTATATGACTGGAGATAGTACAGGGAAAACGCACAGAGTTGATTTAAAATTTCATGGTCAAGCGAAAGCCAACTTTTATATTGGTATATGGATAAGAAAGCAAGAGTTTTTAGGCGTTATAACGAGTGATGGAAAGAACTATTGGAAAAAATATGATAATGGGTTGCGATTATTTGTAAGAAATTACATTCGTAGATTAATTACCTACATGCGAACATATAATGCGACATATCCTCTTGGATATGAGCTACCTTATAATTATAGCGCAAATCCCAAGGATGTATTAAAAAATCCGCTACCGATTGATGGTGTTTATCAATACGCAGCTCCTCTTGAGAATTATTATATTAGCCGTGAGGATTGGAAATTTATACCGAATATATTCTTACCGGATAATTGCCGATGGAATTTTGAGGACAAGGATTACAAAGATCCCAAAGATTGGAATCATTCGCCTCCGAGATGGTGGGTTGATAGAACAATAGAATTTTTTGATAATACTGAATGGTGGCATGTAAAAGATAGTGTAGTAGAATCAATATCTACAAAACTAAGAGAAACTGTAGAACACAAGAAATGGATGGCAATAAATTGTATATTGCCTCAGCAATATGAAAGTTATAGTGAATTATGGGATGTTGAGAATGAAGATGAAGAAGAAGAATATAGAGGTTATGGGGGTATCTCAAAAGTTCATACAAAGACAAAAGCTCATAATAATAGGACGGGTCACCATCAACCATTCAAAATAATACCTGATAAGGATAGGGCAATCCGATCGATTATACTTAGCGAATTAAGATCAAAATTAAGGGAATATTTTAAATTAAATGTTGTTGTTATGAAGCCTTCGAAGACTGCGAAGGCTTCTGTTAATGGTGTTCAAAGCCATTTACGAGATGATGTATATGTAGATAATTTGTGTAATTATTCTATGTTATATAATTCATCTCATAAAAATAATAAGTCAAGTAGTACTTTTACAGATAAGCGTAAAATACGTGCGAATACTGTATAATATTTTGTCTACTTGTTATTCTTCTTTCTCCATTCAGCGCCAATTTTTTTCATAATTTCAGGGGCTGAATCATTAGGGAACTTCTTGTGAAGTTCGCTGTACATTTTCTTAACAAACTTGTTATACGGGGTTAATTTACGTTTCTTTGCTCCGCCATTACAACTATCTTGAGACATTATGAACGATACTATCTATCTATATATATGTAATATAAAAATTGCGAGAGATGTATTTTTTATATTAGTATATTATTAGGTTGATATATAATGGGTACAAACATAAATCCATATGAAATACAATACAATAATAATTTTAAAAAATTATCACAAGAAGAAAGGATTCAATTTAAAAAAAGGATACAAGATAAAATAGATGAAGATAAAGAAAAACTTGCTGATATATATAAATTACCACTTGGAGCTCGAATTAAGAAAGTTGATTTTGTAGATAAATATGAAAAAAATATTCAATCTAATACAAACTACTTAAATTATATTAAACAAAAGGAAGCAGCTGCTCATAGATCTTCTTCTAAGTCATCTACAACACAAAATTTACAACCTATAACATTAGCATCAAAACCTTTAAAGCTGCGGCCTTTACCTACAGGGAAATCACGACAACCTCCTGAAATATCAAGAAGATTACCAGAAATACAACAACAAGTAGCAACATCAAGAAGATCACCAGCAACATCACCACAAGTATCAACATCAAGAAGATCACCACATGTAGCAACATCAGAGCCGGTAGAGATAGTATTTGAAAATGGAAAAATAAATACTATAATATATTATATTGATTTAAGAAGTCTATATTTATATAAATTTTTTACAAAAATATTTCAAATATTAATAAAATTAAATTTAAATAATAATTTAATTATTGAAAAAAACTTTAATAATATAAAAGAGGTTGATCAAAAAATAAATGACTATGTATATTTATTAGGGAATAAAGGTGATAAATTAAAAGAAAATAATAGTGATATTTCAATTAATAATTATAAGAATATATCATTTAATAATATTAGCGAAGAAGATATAATTCAAAAAATAAAAGAAAAAATAAAGGAACAAAACGAGCATATTGGAATTTTTTTAAAAAATCTTCAAAATATATTTGATGAAAATGAAATAACAAAATTTAAAGAATGGATAGAAAATCAAGATGATGATGGTAACTTCTTACAAATAAAAAAAGCTATAGTCAAAAAAAAAAACAGAAAATATCGAGAAGAGTTGGAAAAGCAGGTGGAGCAGGATGAGTCAAAAACAAATTTAAAATTAAACAATCTATCAATATCTTCAAATGATCAAGAAATTTTGGATAATTTAGGTGATATTGGTGATATTGATGATATAACTAAAGATGATATTGATAATATAACTAAAGTATACTCATATGATAATAATGATAATGTTAAAATAAATGATTATATTTCATCAAATAATGAATTTTTCTCTGAAGAACAAGATGGGGGTGGAGAAAAAAGAAAAAGGTTCAAAGAGTTGTTGGGAAATGTTAAAAATAATATTAAATATCTTGTCAACAAATATATAATAAATAGGGGTAGTGTTGCACCACTTCCAATAGATACAAAAACACCGCATGCTGCGCATGTAGAAATTGACTTAGCAGAAAAAAAAATAAAAGCTATAAAAGATATAGAGGCAGAAGTCGAAGTCCAACACAATTTAACAGTTGATGATAATAATAATATTATAGAAGATATAGAGAAAGAGGTTGTTAATGATATTGATATAATATACAAATATATAGAGAAAGATATTACAGATTTTATTACTGTTGCCGATATTGCTTTTAAATATATTGATATATTTTCAATATATTTAGATCGGGAACATGATATACCATTAGGAATTAATAAACTTTTTATTTATGGATTTTTTAATTCCTTAAATAATAGTCGTGACTTTTATCAGAAGAAATTAGATGAATTAAAAGATGATCTAATCATTATTACAGATGATGTTCCTTATGTTTCAATATATATAGAATATCGTGAAATCGAAAAAGAACTTAAAAAACTTAAAGTACAGTCTCTTGGAGGACGCAAGAGAAGTATAAGAAAACCACGAAAGAATACTAATGGGACTGTGAAGAAGGTTGTTAAGGCGGTTGTTAAGAAGACTGCTAAGACGGTTGTTAAGAAGACTTCTAAGGCGGTTGTTAAGAAGACTTCTAAGGCGGTTGTTAAGAAGACTGCTAAGGCGGTTGTAAAAAAATAATTAGAGATAGATATGCCAGAATTCTTTAATTTATATAGATACCAAGGCTCCTGTATCACCTGAAACAGTCGTAATATCAGGCAAATCCTTAAAAGATACTTTATTATATTTAGTTTTGTTTGTTGTCATATCGGCATTATGGGATCTTATAAAGGCGACTGCTTGTAAGCACGCATCACACAAATCGTCTTTTTTCTTGTTATTATCAAAAATCTCACATAAATCCTTGTCATCTTTAATGTAATTTCTACATATTTCTATACTTGTCTGCTTATTCATCTTGTATTTATCTCGACGGAATCCTTTAATATTCTTTGCGGACTTTGTGGCATCATCCATTTGAATCTGTATTTCAGGTTTAAAATCATGTGTTTTAGTTTTAAGTCCCGCATTAACAAGCACAACATTTTCTATAATTTTATCCCAATATTTTAGGAGGCTAAAATAGCAGTATATAATATATTGAATAGATTTCATCATACCGTTTAAGTTTGATGGTTGGTTTTCAATCAAAACATAATCAATTTCATGGATTCCTTTTTGTTTTAAAAAACCAATAATATTGTCGAGTTCCATATAAATACGCTCGGATATATCATCGATACCTTTGATATCTTTCTTTTTATCTGCTAATGAAATTATTCTCCAGTCTAATACTTGGATCTTTTCGTCAGTCCTTTCCAAAATACACAGGGCGAGATTTTTAATACCAATATCAAAACTTATATATATCATTAAGAGAACATATATATACTATAAAACATATATTTATATATTCGCATGCCTGCTCTTTCCTTAAATGCTTTTTTCTTGAATGCTTTTTTCTTGAATGCTTTTTTCTTGAATGCTTTTTTCTTGAATGCTTTTTTCTTGAATGCTTTTTTCTTGAATGCTTTTTCCTTGAATGCTTTTTTCTTGAATGCTTTTTCCTTAAATGCTCTTGTATAACAAGTTAACCGTCCTTTTATTAAATGATGTGATATTATGGTGTTTGATAAGAGTGGTGAGATTTAGCCAGAAAGAATCGTTAACATATTTATTATTATATTTATTTATTTTTTTATATTTCCTATATAACCATCTATGTAATTTCTCTAATACTATAGTATTTGACGGGTTATTCTTGACATACATCTTTTTATTTGAGATTAATCTTAGTACAAAATGCTTAAGCTCAGATATCTTCGCATATTCTTGAGGGATATTCTCCCATAGATTGTGGAACTTTAGATAATCATATGTAGGGCAAATTAGCAGATTGTCAGTATAATCTATAAATGTAGGGTTATTATCTATAATTATAATATTATTAACAATCGAATGGGTCTTAGGCATCTTTATTGCCTTTAATAATTGCGGTAGTATTTTATTAACTGATTTCTTAATATTACCTGACGCATCTTTTAAACAGTTATCTCTTGTAAATATAGGTCTATTAAACTTAATGTTATTTTGCTTTTCTATAATTAAAATCTCCTTATTAGCCCACGATTTCTCAGAGGCAGTATAAATAAAGAAAAAACTGTTTGGGAACTTTTTTTTCATTTCAGACATAAATGTCGCAAAATGTGGTCTTAACAGTTTTGATTGTAAATTATAGCAGTTGTCGAGCATTCGGTCACATGTAGTTTTATATTTTACCAGATTACCTAATTGAATATTATTATTCTTTAATATTATGTTCTTCTTTATAATTTCTTGTATATTATAAATATCACACTGATAACTACAATCACCTATAATGGTTCCATCTAAATCTAATAGAAATATATATGGTTCATTATTATTATTCATTTTAATACTATAATAATAATATATATAATTTATACTATATATATAATAATTTATAGTATATATATAATAATTTATAGTATATATATTAGAATGCCCAATACTCTTACAGAAGCACTCCAATATGCGAATAATAAAAGAACAATAAGCAATAGTATAAAAAGAGATTTACCAAGTGCACCCAAACTATATCCAAACTATCTTGAATACCGTATAAACAATAGAATTGTAAGGTATGATTTACCCAGGTATAATATACCACATTATCAGCAGCCACTACAGCAGCTACGACCACAGCTAAGACAGTCGCTATATCATCCACGAAGACAACTACAAAGACCTCCATCATATACTCATAATCTCATGTTTCCTATGTATCAGCAACAGCAACAGCAACAGCAACAGCAACAGCAACAGCAACAGCAACAGCAACAGCAACCTAATGTAGATCAATTTTGTAGAAGTTATGGATATAAAAAAATAGTTCCAGAAGCCCCTAAATTAATTAGAAGGGTATCTAAAAATAAAAGTATACGAAATGTACAAAGTATACGACCAATACAAAAACAACAACCAGTCGTATTACAAATAAAACCACATGATAATCAGCAAACAAATAGAACTCAAATGTATTATAAAACTCCTAACAAATCTAAATCTCCAAGCAAGTCTCCTAACAAATCTCCTAACAAATCTAAATCTCCAAGCAAGTCTCCTAACAAGACATCAAGTAAATCTCAGTAATATATATATAATTTGCTAAGTATCACCACATAGATCGCTGAGTTCAGCAAGTCTTAATTTATTTTTATCATATAATAACTCCTTGCGTTTGTCAATATAATCAGCCATACAACTAAACCCATATAGGATCATCTCATCGATCTGTTCATCCGATAATTCTAATTTAACACCTTTCCGATTCACAATAATGTTCATAGAATGTTGCATAGTTATATTATTGGGCATAAAGTAGTAGTCTCGATCTTCCTCTTTTAACTCATTAATAGTTACTTGATTTACACGCAATATTTCAAACATTTTACATATTTGTCGCAATATATAAAATATATTTATTTTAGTATTTGTAGGCACATATTCTTCTCGTTTTTTATACAATATCATCGCAATAATATTCTCTTTAGATATGTGTGAAAATATTTTAATAGGAAAATTATTAGAGAACGCACCATCATAATAATGTTCACCTTCAATAACTATTGGTGTAAATATCAAAGGAATAGCCATAGACGCTTCACACGCAGTAAACACAGATATGTCAGGAGTATCCTCTATAGAAAAAATACGATTCTCACATCTATTAATATTTGTTGTTGAAAAATAAAGATTCACACCAAACCTTTGTGAAGCCTCTTTAAATGTCATGTCTTCCATATCAGGATACTTGATACGCAATCTTTTTCTTAAATGTTCCATAAAATGCGCAATCGAACATAAGCCCAATTTTGATATAATTCTATAATAATTTTTAGTCGGTATTACACATAGATCTTTGTCATCCTTCGAATTATAAATAATCTCCTCAATCTCCTCTATTGTTAACTTAAAAGTAATAAACAGAGCTACAAAAGAGCCTATAGAATTTGCCGCTATATGTGTAATGTTTTTAAGCAACCCTTCAATATATAAATATCTAAGCGCTCCTATAAATATTACACCACGCATACCCCCTCCAGATAAAACAAGATGTGTAATATTTAATTTATTCATTATGTGAAAGAATTATAATTGTAATAGTAAATATAAAATTATATATTTTGTTTATATAATATTATTACAATACTATATATTCGAATTATACTCGCAGATATCCACATTATAATAGATTAACGCTTCTTTTGCCGTATTATTCTCGGCCTCTTTCTTATTGCTCCCAGTCGATGTAGCAATAATTGCGTTATTTCTGTCTTTTATACAGTAGGTAAAAATGCGCATATTATCTTTCATCAATATCTTTACTTCGTAAAACTTTGGAATATCTTGGAGGTTGTGCATCATGTAGGATACAAGCATATCTTTGTAATTATTTTTAATCCTTATGAGTTCACAGAAATCAATATAATTCTCTATAATATAGATAATGAAACTTTCAACTATAAAGTAGCCAGCACCAGTAAATGGTGCAATCTTAATAGTATTTGGAAGCTGAACCTTGTCGCTATCTGTCTGAAAGTCAAGAAATAGAGCACCTATAAATGCCTCAAATATATCTTCCATAATTTTGAAATTATTTCTGCCACCAGATTCCTCAACCTGCTTTGATATTATAGCAAACTTAGGGAAACCTATTTTATCTGACAAATATCCAAGCATCCGGCCATTAACAATTTTTGTTCGAATCTTTGAAAGAAAGCCTTCATTTTGGTCAGGAAATCTGCTGTATAAATAGTTAGCAACAATCATACCAATCAGAGAATCACCAAGAAACTCTAAACGTTCATAAGACATATCTTGAAGCGGTAAGCAATCTGTAGGACAGTTAATATTACTCTTATCAAAATCGATGTTCTTCATGGTACAATATGATTTGTGAACAAACGCTACACGATACAAATCAATATTTTTAAACTCTATGTCATTCAACCCGTTATTATTGAATATATCTGTTAAATCGTTGCTTTGTAGCAGAACATTCTTATTATTATAGGGCTGGTTATTGATGTCAATATCCTTTGTTTTGTTATGTATACCTTGGATGCGCTTCATATCTTTGTAATCTTATAAATATTCAAAGTAATATATTAATATCATTTTTTCATTATATCATTTTATTATTATATAAATATTAATTGTTTATTTCTTTTAAATAGAATAAAATAGAATTACATATAGTAAAATGGATGATTTTATTGTTCAGGACACAGAACCTATTGTCAAAGTAGATTCATTAGGGATCGGGTTAAATACAATTCAAGACATCCAACGCCTTTCCTTAAATGATAACGAATATTTAGTTGTCGGTGATGGGATGGGGACTGCGAATAATAATAGCAACCAGATGGATACAAAATGGAATATGTATGTTAATCATGACGGGGTCGCAATCAATACTTCACGATATATTACATCAAATTACAGGCAACCTAACACATCTCTTTATATTAATAGGAATATCCAGTGTGAAGGTACTATTAATGCCCATAGTATTCAATTTAGTAATATATCTATTAGCGGCGAGATTGGCAGCAACGCTTTAATAGACTTGATAAAAAGTGTAAATATCTTGTCGCAATCGCAGCCATTCAAAACAGGCGTGGTTACATACTTTAACAATCTATATGACACAAAGTATCCTGTTAATAATATATATACACCAAATTATCTAACATTAGGCGGATTGGTCGATACAAATTATAATCAACATCCTTTAAATATTAATTCGACTCCCAATAATGATTTTAACAATATTCATATAGCGCTAAGAAATGACACATATAATACAAGCACCGAAGAATTATCCAAGCTTAGTATCGGTATTATTGGAGGTAGTAATATATCACCTGCCGTCATCTCTACCACTAAAGGCATGCCTTTGGAATTTCATGTTAATAAATCAGCAGTCGAAATCAACTCCTTATATAATAGGGAGGCTGTTCCTACATATTTGAATGATAGCGACTATGCTGCTATGACGATTGATAATAATGGGAATGTATGTATCGGTAAAAATAAGGCGGTCAATCTAACATATTATAAGAATATATTGACGGATGGCATTAGTTCGAGAGTACCATTCACTAAGCAGATGAAATTTGATGTTAAAGGCGCTTCTAAATTTGACGATATCATTATATTTGATAATTTCGCAAATAGTTACAAGCACATGGACGATGTGTATATTCGTGCTGATGGCGTGGGTAGTATTCGGCCTTCACAGATTACAGCAGGTACTTTTACAGGTCTTAGTTATTCATTCAATATTGTAGAAATAAAGGAAAATTTGATTTCTAAAAATATTAACGTATCTTATAGTTTATCTTCAGAGATTGTTAATGCGAATAAATTAGTTGTCGCTGATAGTGCGACTTTTAGAGGGACTACGAGTTTTGAAAATACAACTGCGCTATCTATGAATCGATTAGAGATAGTTAATGATTTAGTTATTGGAGGAATCCGTGTTAATCCCATAAATATTAGCGACGAAACATTAGGATACACTACAATAACCAGCAATACGGATAATGGCGTTAATAAGTATTTTTTTACATATGTCCATAGTAATATCGCAAATCTCGACGCAAATCGCAATATCAGTTTTCCAAATAAATTGAGCGTGGGTCCCGAAACAAGCGACGGGTTTACAGGCGTTGTTAATATATTTAAATCCAGAAGTTCTAATAATAATTTTGAAGTCATACTACAAGACAAAGTTAATGCCAATAAATATATTGCGAATGTCGGACATCTCTCTTACTTAGATTTCTATGATAACAGTCTATTGATTAACACAAATCCCGTAGAAGGTAAAAAGCATAATATATATTTTTACCCTTCATTTGACATATCATCATTAGAAAATAACGTGTTCCGTCCTAACTTAATTAATAGTCCGCCTATGCTCGCTATTACAAATACTGGCTTAAGTATAAATACCAAGCTCCCTCACGAAGGCATTCATTTAGATATTAATGGTCAAATTGCTGCGACTGATTATAATATATATAAGGACGATGTTCTTACGAAGATGTCTGGATTTGTTTATAATGGCTATAGGAATTATTTTAATATTTACAACGAGGAAACCTATAAATATTGTATTAATTATGACAATATATCTTCTTACTCAACGAAGATGCGAGGATTTAATGTTAAATATGGTATTAATAGTGATGAATATTATCAGAATGATAAACTTATAGAAACTCTACAGGTAACCAATAATCCTGATAGTTTTTATACAAATAAGAAAATATCACTTGGGTGGAGTGGTGAAGATGTTCATCTACCTTTACAGATACGTAATACAAATATTGAAGATTATAATCATTCTATAATCAGAATATTTAGGGGAGTTCGCGGAGGTGGTCTTCACAATAACGCAGATTTTAGTGGGATAGACATATGTGAATATGACAGGGACTTAAGGGATGATCGAGATTTAGAAAAATGGTTCATATACAAAAATCACAAGTATAATGATATTGATTCACGTGATGTCGCAAGAATCGGTCCTCTACAGATCGGATATACGGATAAGACGATAGAGCCGACTTCTTTTGGTATGTCCATGTATTACAATACGCTTAACTCAAATTATCATGTTGACTTTAATAATCCTACTGTAAATTACGATTTTATCAAAGCTGAAAATAATGTTGCTGTGTCTATTTATGGCGACTTGGATGTTCATGGTAATATTAATATTATAGATAATAGTAGTAATAACTTCAATTTTCGCCTTAAAAAATTAGAAGGACAGACTGATCTATCAAAGTATATTGATGTAGTATCAGTATCTAATATTATCTATAAAAATGTGGTAGACTATGAAGATATTGAACATTCGGGCAAAAACATCGTCTTTAAGCCCGTAAAGTCTATTGTGGTTGATTCAATAATTAATACAGATATTCCTTTTGTTATTAAGCAGAATAATGATCGGTTATCTGTCGCAAAATTCATTACATATACGTCGAATCTTCTTACAAATAATGCTGTGAATGATGCGAATAACGCTATTAATCATGATCATGATTACTCGGCATTAGAATTAGGTATTTATAAATATAACGACTTTGATGTTAACTATGATAAGGATCGCAATAATATTAAAAATATGATTCAAATTCTTGTTTCAAATAATAATGATATTCTAACTGATAATACTAATTTAACATTCAGCTATTATAAAAATGACAATAATAATGACTTTTATCATTCGTTTGTAGAGTTTAATAATAGTTTTTCAAAGACCTACATGCATTTGGGACAAGGTACAAGCGGATACAATAGTAATATTAGTTTACATATAGATGATGACAATATATACGGCTTACAATTAACCAACACCTATAATCCTGTAAAAATAAACATGGCTAATATTGCTGGAGACCGCAATAAATATGCTACAATATCTTCAGGAAGTACAGCAAATAACTTTCGATTTACTATAGATGCAGCAGTAGTTCCGGCAAATACTGAGCCCAGCGCAAAAGACTTACTTAATATACTAACAATAGATCCTTATACGACTGGTATAAATTTGCGAGATGGTGTTAGATATGGGTTTAACGAGACTACGCCATTACAGACGATGTCTATTAATAGTGAATATGATGAACAGACTATGTTAATAAATGCGAGATATACGAAGGATTATATATATAGCAAAGTTTCTGTTAATAGTTGTAATATTGTATTAACAAAACAGACTAACGCAAATTACTGGGATAATAGCACAAAAATATATGATACCACGTATAATAATAGTATTTCGTCAACGTATGTGCCAACATATGACATTTTTGGAAGTAATATAGCAAATAATAATACGGTTGTTTATAAAACTCTTAATGATATTAAGAAAATCACGTATTTATCTATACATTCTAATATTGATTTGACATATAAGTTTAATGAAACGAATGCTAATATTATTAACAGCAATTATAAAGCAACAGATACTATAATAAATAGTACGCCGGCATATAGGATTGATTTCAATAAAGAGAATTTGCTCGAGAATGATAGGGTGTTGTTTAGTATTACTCCGTTATTATCGGATACAAGTAATGAGATTATGAGTTTGGATGAGATGCGATTAGTTAATAACCAGACATCTAATGTTTTTGATATAACTTTGAATAACAATATAATAAGCAGAAACTACAAATTCTCTTGTATATTTAACAATATCTATAATATCCCTTCATATTTATCAGATATCACCACATCAAACACATATTTTACATCAAATTATGCGATGATCGTGGACACCAATAGAGGTATAACAAGCAATATCATATCACTTAATAATGAAATATTCAGTTATTTACCAAAGGTTAATAGTACAACAAAGAATATATCTAAAGTATTTATTAATAAAAATCTAATAAAATTGGGTGATATCAATTCATTATCTAATGTTTATATCAATTCTACAACATCCAACATAGTATGTTATAATTTTACGAGTGGTACAGATCTAACCTATGCCTACAAAGGTAAATTCGCAATCCATCGAAAGAATACTTTCAGTATCAACAGTTCTAATATTATTCCAAATACCCTATCAAATAGCAACTACATTATAAGGTATAATTCAAACATAACGTATGCTGATTATAATACGGGTTATAATAACATTTCGAACATATTAAACATTAGTACGTCGAATGAGATTATAGATGGGATGTATAATACTGAACTGATTTATGTAAGTTCTAATATACAGATAAAGGATGAGTTTTCAATATATGGCGTGGGTTTAAGCAATTCTATTATTGTTGAAGAATATTATAGGCGATATGTTAAGAATAGTAATCTAAATATACAGCTTACTAACTTTAATAGAACCAATTTGAAGCCTCATATAATATTTGCGAATTCTGTAAAAGAAGATTATTCGGATAGGAACAGTCTAATAAATGAAATATATAGTTATGATGGTAATTTAAAATTTAATTATCGTGATAATCAATTTGAGCATCCACAGCTACTTATTGACAAATATGGGAATATCCAGTATTATGGTGATGTAAGGACAAGTAATGATTTATATATAAGTGGTAATATTTTTAATGTTAGTGGCATAAATGTTATAGAAGACCTTGACAGAAAGATATTAAGTCTTGAAACAAACAATTGTAATTTACTTTTAGATAGTGTTGCGACTTTGAATGCTACTATAAATACAAAAGAAGCAAGCATGAGTAATTATGTGTTATCTACTAATAATAAATTAATAAACAAGGCAGACTTGAATGATTTTAACATGAGTAACTATGTGTTCTCTACGAGCAACATCTTAGTTGCGAAGGCCGACTTAAATAATTTTAATATGAGCAATTATGTATTCTCTACGAGCAACATCTTAGTAGCAAAGGCTGACTTGAATGATTTTAATATGAGCAATTATGTATTCTCTACGAGCAACATCTTAGTAGCGAAGGCTGACTTAAATGATCTGAACATGAGCAATTTTATTTTGTCGATTGACAATAAATTAATAAACAAGGCAAACACAAATGATAATAACATGATAAGCTATGTATTATTTACAAGCAATATTTTGGCAGCAAAGGCTGATCTTAATAATACAAATATGAGCAATTATGTATTATCTACAAGCAATATTATTTCAAGGAGAATAACAAATTTAACTACAGATATGATAAATGAAAATCTTAATGGTTCTAAAAAGTTTATTATAAATAATAGATATAATAATAATTTAGAACTTAATGGTACTTTAACAGTAACTTCAAATTTAATAGTTCTTGGCGCAAGCACTACTTTGGAGACTGAAGTATATACAACAGAACGGCTTGAAATAACGAATGCGAATAATACATCGAGGGCGCTTGTTATTAAGCAGAATGACATTATAAATGATATTATACGGGCATCTAATAGGGATAGTAACGTATTTACTTTGGGCAATAATGGTGATGTCAGAATTACAGGAAATTATATAAGGAATAATAGAGATGTCTTGTTGGATACGAGCAATTATGTATTAGAGACCAGCAACGTGATTGCGAGGAGGATAGATAGTAATGTAGCGACTTTGAATAATACTATACGGGTTAATGATGTATTTAATAGTAATTATGTATTATCATCAAGTAATAATTTGGCATTTTCAATCAATAGTATTAAGTCGGCATGGGTAATAACATCGAGTAACGTATTTAGTTTGACGAATGTATCTATAGGAACTACAAGCAACATAGATACGCTAACAGTCGATGGTGCTATTATATGTTCAAAGGGGATAACAACATCATTCTCAGACAATAGGTTGAAAGATTATACATCTAATATAGAGAATCCAATAGCTTTAATTAATAGATTGAATGGTTTTCATTTTGTTCCGAATGATTTAGCTATGAACTATGGGTTTACAAAAACTCCTGATGTTGGCTTGAGTGCTCAAGAAGTTCAAAGTATTCTTCCGGAGATTGTTAGATTGGCACCATTCGATATGACACGAGACAATTATAATAATATTGTATCAAAGAGTGGTGATAATTTTTTAACTATTTGCTATGAAAAGATGGCGCCATTATTTGTGGAATCTATAAAAGCCCTAAAAAAAGAGTTAGACGAGTTGAAACTCGAAGTTGCTGAGCTTCGTAAAGGGTGTAAATGTAAATAAGGGTTAAATGCGGTGATTATGGTGGTGGTGGTAGTAGTGGTGTTGCTGTTGGTACTGCTGGTTCTTCTTGAGGTTCTTCTTGAGCTGCTTCTTCACGTAAATTTTCGCATAAAAGTTTCTGTCTATTTATTGAAGTTATTATTGTACTAATTACATGGTCTTCAATTTTAGAGGCTTTGCGTATAGAATCAAAATGTATACATACACTTAAATATAGCGTATATAGTATCTTTACGAAAGCTTTTATGTCATCTTTTGTTGCTGAATAATAATCTTTATTAATAACATGTAAGTTTTTGTATAAGAAGCTCTTAAAATATTTGTGAGATATCATACATATAATATCGTTTTTTGTAATTAGTCTAATATTAAAGTCAACTTTTCCTTCTTCTATGGGTTTTAAATTACCCTTGCTATTATTTAAATTAGTTTCGATATCTTTAAATTTATAAAGGATTAGTTCAGATTTTTTCATGTAATCATTTATTATAAGTTTATTATAGTCAGTAAACCATTTGTCTAACCCTTTTATTTTTTCATGTAAAGTTTCACATTTCCTTACAAAGTCGTCGTTATAGTTTTTCATAAAAAATTCAAGATTTTTAAATTCATCACAATCTCTTATTATACTAAGCATGAAAGTATTATCTACGATACTATATCCTTCGCTACTTTCATCATTCTCATCAATATGTTTAAAAAAGTTTGCTGTTTCTATTATCTCAATCAATAATATAGCAATATTTTTATAATCAAAAGTTTTAGATAAATTTAATATTTCATCAAGTAGGTCGAAGATAATATTAGACTCGTCTGTATATGAATTGTAATCAAAATGTTCTGGATCTAATAATTTTGAGGCAATAAAAGACATTTTTATATTTGCTAAACCTTTTATTATAATTAATATATATATAAAATTATATAAAACTTATAATTCATTTAAGTTTATAAGAATGAGTGTAAGTGTTGCGAAGAAAGTATCTGGTAAAAAATTTAAGGAATATCTGATATTAGCTGTTGATGATGATCATGAATATACGCTCGATGATACTAAAAAGATAGCTGTATCTGTTTTTAAAGATGCTCTGAAGTCAGGGCAAAGTAAGAAGAGGGCTGTTAAGCTCGACAGCGATGGTGTGGTTATTAAGAAGCCTCCGAGTAAGTATAACTTATATATCAAAGATGAGATGGCGCGTTTAATTACTGAGTTCCCTGACAAAGAGAGGAAGGAACTAATGAAACAGGCAGCAATTAATTGGAATGAGAGCAAAGCGAGTAAGGCAGCAGAAGAAGATGTTGATTAGGCTGGACTGATGTTGATTAGGCTGGACAAAATATTTATTATTTTTTAGTAATATTAATATTAATATTAATATTTATATATATTAAGTATAAATGACAATTAAAAGAATACCAACTAAAGGATTAATGGTAAATCCCAAGTTCTCGACAATATACAAGGATTACCAGAAGTTAAACGATACGGAATGTAAAAATTTATTATCATATCTATATAAAGGCACTTCAGATAAATGGGTAAATCCTCTTACTGATAAAGAATTAAATAGGAATAGTAAAATCATTATTAGCTTCTTATCATTCATTTATTATTATTTGGACGATGGTTCTATTGTTAGTATAGAAGGATATGATCTATCATATAGAGAACATGTTCTAAATTTCATAGACGAGGTTCATTTATATGAGAAGGGTAGGGTATCTACGACTGTGATATCGGCTTCAGCACGCTCTCCTTCTCCTACGAGAGGCACAGCACAAGCCGCAAGAGGCACAGCACGCTCTCCGTCACCAGCAAGAGGCACATCACAAGCCGCAAGAGGAGCACCAGCCGTTCCGGTAAAAGCAAAATCCAGTTCTTCAAGCGCAAAGATGAGTTATTCTTCACCAACAATATATAAGACTGCGCAAAGTATGGTAGTACGGAATGATACCTCCCATAAACTATCAAAAGACCAGTGTATTATTTTTGCTAAAGAAATAAGAAAGTTGAAGAAAGGTTTAACAAAAGAACAGATAAAAGACCTGAAGATAAAGAACCCTATAACATCTAAAGAGATTGGTTTTAAAAGTCCTATTTTCCAGAGGTTATTGTTTAAATGCTATAATAATTTTGATGATGATAACGTAAAGAGGGCAATTAGCAAAGTGATTTCTAAGAAGTTTTTAGAAGATTTAAACACACAAATAGGCGATATTCAAAAGGATCAGCGGACAGCGGCTGAAAAAGCAAGCGAGACAAAGCGTTTAGCCGAGGAGAAGAGAAAGGCTGCAGCACAAGCAGCAGCACAAGCAGCTATAGATGAAGAGAAAAGGATACGGGCTGCTAATAAACCAATCTGTGATAAATATATTGATGATTATATGAAGGATTTTCATAAGTGTTGCGACAAATTAGAATCTGAATGCGATAAAAATGGTGTGTTATCAGAGTATAAATATATAACAGATGTTGTAAATGCGATAGTTGTTGTGATATTTACAAAATATTTACATTTGAATTATTATTATGATGATTTGTATAAAAATTATAAATTCGATACTCCCTTGCCAGTCAATTTAATTATGTATGACGATGAGATGAAAGAGTATTGTGATAGCATAGGGGTAGACCCTGGTGATAAAATTATTGAAATTAGTGATAAGGTTATATATCAGCATAATGATTTTCAACAGGATATTAGCAAAACGTTGATTGATACTATATTAAGGAATGATGAATCATATAATGGAAATACTTTGTTAAATCGTCAATATGTATTTAATATGCGTAAAGACGGAGATAGGTATTTTGTTAATCCTGCTCTTTCATATAATAAGTATAATCAGTTAAAAATAATAGAATACATACCTATGTTAACATATAGAACATTACCATTTCCGGCTACACTTGAATTTGCGAAGAAACAGTTCGGTTTTAAGCAATTCAATTATAATATTACAAATAGTGGACTGCCTCGAAATATTTTTGTAACAACTGAAGAGGTATTACGTAGACATGCGCCATTCAACGAACTTTTAAAGGAAATAAATAAGAGACTTGCCAAAATGCCAAAAATAAAGGAGATAAGAAAAGAGGCAACTTATCGATACGATTTCTACGAGGGAACATTACAAGGTATGGAACGACAGTCTTTTGGTACTAATGATGAGATACGGCGTAATATATTGTATTCGCTTAATGCTCAAGCATCAAATTATGTTAATAGAGCGCCTAATTACTACAGAAACATCTTTTATAACTACAAATATACTGGAATGTTGCCGATATTTTCTTGGATACCTTTAAATAAAAAAGATAGCCAATCATCATATAATATTTGTAAGTTAGCAGCCATCTTCAGGTGGCAACCTTATGGTTATGATAAGAACGCAAGATTTAGAACTCTTGGCGACGCTTATAAAAATTATGGAATAGCTCCGTATAGCAAGATGTTGAATGAAGTAATTTACAAAGTCATAAGTAAGGCAAATAGTTCGGTTCTTGATATTCCAAATATTGATTATGAAAAAGATAGGCTGATACATAGAGTTAAGGAAACTGTAGGTGTTTATAAGAATATGGATATAGATGACCAGTATGTAAATAATAATGTATATTTCTATCATGGAACTGCTAATCGATTACATACCATGAAAGATAGGAATAATGATATAGAGATATTAGGGTTTTTATCAACAAGTCTTAATATTTATACTGCTTCATATTACAGCGAGGCAGCTACAAGGGGTGCTGGATATATCTATATAATAGAGTGCGATGATAAGAAGACATATATAAACTTAAATGATCAGTTATTCCAGTTCATTCTTTTGCCAAACTCTATAATAAGGATATTATACGAGTTTGATAGAGGTGCGCACACAATAATTATGTGTCGTTTAATTATGACGCCTACGAAAGAAGAAAATCATGAATTGTATAACAAGCTATTAGGTATTTCTCAGCCTGCGAGAAAAAGTGATTCTGACGATGCTGCTGCTGGTATTTCTACAGGAGGTATATATTCTATGAAGCAGATAAAAGAAAAATTAAAAGATAGTGTCGCTCACGCTTCTCACACTAATACTATTATAAAACCACAAAAGGATGTGCGTAAAATTGGGGATATGCCAGCAGATATTCGTGAATATTATGGGCTAACAGATGAAAAAGATAATAAACATGTAGATATTAATAATGGATGCCATGTTAGATTAATTAGCAGAAAAGTAGTTGATAGGATGATAGAAAATAGTAAGTAAATTAACTTTTTTGAAAATATTGGATTATATCGTTAAATGTTGGTAGATATATAGCACAACCTAAGCAAGGCATATATAAGTAATAAGTTAATATATATATTGGATATTATTTTTTATATTATAATAATTTATTATATCTTAAATATATTAGAAGATAATATAGTATGTCTGGGTCAGGAGAAAATTGGCCAAAGATGAGATCGCTTGCAAGAGGTTTAACTAATCTTGCGACCTTAGGTATAAAGGAAAGAGTGGAAGACGCATTAGAAAGTAGAAGGGAAAGCAAAGCTTTCAGAGATGGTGCGAAGCGTCGTGCCAGATTGCATACTGCTTATACTGTTTCTAATAATCTCGATAATCAACATTTTGAAGAAGGACGTCGAGCAAGAAATTCTGCTGATAGTGCTGAGAGAAAATTAAACGAACATTTACAAAAATTAGAAGGACGCAGCAGAGTAGGTTTAAGAGCAAGAAGAATAAAAGCTGAACTTGAATCAGCAGCAGCGGCAAAAAAAATAGAGTATGATAAACAACAGGTTGAAATATTAAAGAGACTTGAAGAATCAATATTACTTGAGAGAAAGGGAGTAGAAAAAGATATTAAAGAAGCACAACGAAAAGGAAAGACACTAAGTGGTACAGCTAATGGTAATAATTTTCATATTTCCAGAATTTTAAAAGATCGTGGTGATCTGGGATATTTAGGTTTAAAGACAAGCCATGGAGGTGTAAAGCGTACCATGAAGCGTCCTGTAAAGCGTGTCGTGAAGCGTGTCGTGAAGCGTGTTGTTAAACGTCCTGTTAGATATGTGCGCGCGCATTAAATAGCAAGTAATTTGATTCCTTATATACAAAATAATTTTTTTAATAATATAACACATATATTAGAATAATAAATAAGAATGGCAAGAAATCTAAGAAGGGCATTAGCGGATAGTAAAGCAACCGCAGATTTTTATGGGTTTACTCCGGCTGAATTAAAAGAATATGAAAATATACCGAGGATACAAGATAAGAAACAACAAATAGAAGTAGAAAAAAAATTACTGGAAAAAATTGGGATATCTATTGAAAGAATTGAAATTTCAATAGGAAGACAATATAGTATTATTACAGAATTAAATCGTGAATCAGATAATAGTAATTATAAGTTAAGTACAATCAAGAGCAAAACCCAAAAATCAAAAAATTTAATAAATGCTAATAATGAAAAATTAAAAGAAAGCATTTTTATTGAACGCTCTAATATGCGGGAGTTAGAGCATAATCTGAATGAATTTAAAAAAGAAAAAGGTAGAGTTGAAAGAAAAATTACAAGGTTGATGGAGGAACTTGAAACCCTACAAAAAGGTGGTAAGAAAAGAGTAGTTAAACGCAAGGCGAGATCTGTGAGACCCGTAATACGACGAAAGCCTACTGTTGCTCGTAGACGAATATAATTGGATTATATCAGTCTGATATCAGATGTAATTGTATATATATATTATTTTTATTTTATCTTTACAGAGGTTATGAATAGCAGTATTAGCAAAAAATACGTCAATAAAAACAAAGATTTGTTATTAAAAAAATACAAGAGGTTTATTAGTATATATAGGGCATCTTGTAATGAAATATCACAAATGCGAGTTATATCTTACGCATATTATTTGAGACACATGAAAAAACTAATAGTATTATTACATTTTATACATCAAATATATCGTATAACTTTTAAGAAGGATATGCCTCAGATCAATATGTTTGATGCGCATACTATGAGAAGGTACGGAGACGCTGAAAAAAAATATGATGACTTTGTCTATTTTTCAACTGATATAACGCCTATAAACATCATAACACGTGTTGAAGATAGTAAAATAATACCAATATCCTATTACAATTATAATATGCCAGCAAATCCTCAGTTTATTCTTAAGTTCTCACAATCACAATCACAATCACAAAGTTATAGTATGGGTGGTGGTGGTGATTACAAGGAATATTATGAAAAGCTCTTATATTCAACTATATTACATAGGTGTATTCGATTAACATTCAAAGGAAATAAGATGATATTTAATGGGGAACATGAGAGTAAATATACAGATAGTATTGCGAGCAACCTTGAATATGCTAAATACATGTCAATATTACCTTCACATATAACTTTAAATATTGTGGATTTTGCGGAGGATGACAAGGATATAATTCCGTTCTTTGGGGATAATATAAGAGGTATTTTACAATCGATCAATCTATTACACAAGGGTTTCCAAGAAGACTACGAGATAATCCATGATAATAAAGGATATGAAAAGCAACTCAGCGATATTAAAGGATATAGCGATGACAATACCATTAAAACAATATTATATACGATTAATAATAACAATAATAACATCGCAAATATATATAAGAATAAGGGCGATAAAGATAAGGGAGACTACTATTATTGGTTTAAATATAACTCGCCTTTGCCTGCGATAACAATACTGGATACGGATACATATATATCAGGTATTCATACATTTCAGCCTTTACATATAACACCTAATCGTCTATTAAATATTCAGCAGTTTTACATAGGATCACAAGAACCTTTTAGTAGAATAGTTAATGGTGCTTTACAGAACTATATAGCAAATGGTGTGGTAATGGAGAATGCCGCATATAAGAGGGTTAGATATTTATTGAAGTTTTGTAGTGAGGCACGTTATAATCTTACACATAATAAAAAAACAATTTATGTTTTTCATGGAACTCGCAAAGACTTTCACAGTTATCACAATAAGGACTTGGTTTTAACATCGTTTTTATCATGTACTTTTAATATTAACATAGCTTTGAAATATGCTTATGAAAATCTTAAAAATAATGGATCTGTATATATTTTAGAGATAAAAGATGATATTGATTATATCAATTTTAATGATGAATTATATCAGATTATTTTACAACCAGGGTCAAGAATATTAGTAGTGAATACTTTGGTTGTAGGAGGAGTTAAATATAATTTATGTAAAGTACATAACACACCTAAAGAATATATGGAGATATTATACAACAATATATTTGAAGGAGGCAAAAGAAGGCAATTCAACATAAGAAACTTCAAAATATACGAAGAAAAATCTAAATATCCGACGGCTATTGCTGGGGCTATAGACAATAATATCACATATATATGCTTAGGAGCACAAATAAACGAGGATATGACACCTAATACATATTTTAATGTTAAATATACGCTACATCAGCATTTTATATGTGAATGCTACAAGTTTTTTAACATTAATGTTATAGACTATGCTATATATTACGATGATGACGCTGGTATAAGTGGAACAGGAGGAGGAGCATTCTATACAGGATATAAAAATGACGCTAACTATGAACCTATTAATATGAGAAGTCGTGAGTATGGTCGTTTTAATTATAACTTTGACAACTTATTTATAGACAGCTTATTACATAATGATGATGTATTATATCCTCAAAATTACATGAAAAACACAAGAAGAAGATTTGATTATCGTCTTAGTTCTTTCAGAAGCGTCGGATTATTTGATTACGAAGGATATAAGAAGATTAACTTTAATATTCACGAACCTCCTTCTGCTTCCCTTAAGTACATAGATATACTTAGAGAATATATATCAGGGAACGAAGATCGCAACAACCTATTTATAAATGATGTTACGAGAGACTATATGAAATTAGTTATTAGTAATAATATTAACTACTTAAGGGATTTTCGAGACAATTTTGTGGATATGCTTAGAGACAACTACATAGATTTTATAGGGGTTAATATGAAGATTGATAATACCACAGAGGAATATAGCGATTTAGTGGAGATGTTTAAGGAACTTGCCCATAATTTGAAGAAAACTGCTGATTATTATGTTATAAATATGGAGAATGGTAATATATATAAGGAAGTTGAACCATTTATATATGACAGAGACATGAAGGTTGATGCTGATATGGCAGCTGTTGTAGGTGGTAAAGTTAGCACGATTAGTAAAAGAGCTACTGTAAATGTTAAGAAGTATGCGAATGATGCGAATGCCGCCAAGTCGACGAAACATACATCAGTATATTCTAAGACTATGAAGGATATGAAGGATATGAAGGATATGAAAATAATAGCGACTGATGAGGCAAATGCCAATAACAATAATAAAGGATATGTAATGCCATATGATGATTTTGTTAAAGTAATAAATAAATTTCGTATATTGAAATAATATAAAAATAAAAAAATAAAATATTATTTACTCTTTTTTAGCTTCTTTTTCAACAGTCTTTGATTTTATTAGCAAAGTTCCGTAAGCATTCATGGTAATAAGCGACGGGTCTACTGTGATTGCTTCGAAACGAATATTAGAAACCTTGTAAATATTTGCCTTATCACTATCTAATTTTCCTTGCATACTTATTAAACAATCATGTCTTGCTTTATCAAAAATTGTATTATCAAACCCTGAGCTACCAAACATATTCAAAAAACCTGTAGCAGTAGACCGAACAATATTGATAGCAACCGATTCACAAGTATGTATAATGCCTATTTCATTATATGAGTTATCCTTATTATCTTGTGTTGTCAATCTATTATCAGTCAAAATATATACCTGGTCTGCTGTTCCTCCAACCTTCTTTTTACTTTTACTCGGAGCATGCGATTTTTTATCAAGTTCACAATCGCAATCTGCGTGTTCTTTAGTCTTAGTCTCCTTGGTTTTACGAGGCATTTTTTATTATTCTATTATATCAAAGTATTATAATATAGCTAACTATTTATTATTATTTATTTTTAATAATATATTTGTATTCTTTAACAGTTATTAAGTCTCCCTTATATTTTACATATTCTTTTTGGTCTCCAGATTTCTTATAGATACACCTTTCTTTCCCAAAGATAACCTTTGTCTTTTGTGTTTTAATTGCTTTTCCTCCTCTTTTTGAAGGTGATTGATAGTTTGATGGTACTATATTTGGTAGAGGTTTTAAAGTGTTTAGTCTTCGTCTTCCTTTTATTTCGTATTCATTAGGTTTTTGCGATGATGATGTTGGACGATTTGATGATGACGTAGGAACATAGGTAGATTCTGAAAAAGGCATGGTTATTATTATATTTCTTATGTTTTCTGTCATAGGTTTTATATTAAGAAGTTGACTACGGAGCTCTCCTTTCATTTGTTTGGATGTTAATGGAACGTCTACATCTGTATATTCGGGTCCATCTATGTTTATATTATCTAAAACTCTCTTTGTATTTACCCAAGATAAACTATTGTATATTACTGAAATACATTTAGAATTATTACAACCATAACTACTAATATCCACAAGATATTTATACCGCCCTTTCATATTTTTGTAATTTTTAAATACTCTATCAATATAGTTAGTACAGTAATCATCTTCAGTTAATATTCGTAATAAAACATGTAAATGAATCTTCAACTCCTCATTATCGACATAGGTTTCAGTTATAATTGAATTATCAAAATAAGAATGATTATTATAAATACTTGGAACTGGAAAATTTTCAAACGAATAATCTATTTGATCATAGCATATTTTCAACAACTCTTTAACAGATTGCTCTTTAACAAGATCTCTATTATTTAGCTCTTGTGAGCCTTTTGGAGCACCTTGGTTACTTATTATTGGATATGTTGCTCTTATTTTAGCAGGTCTCTGTATTGATTGTTCTTGAAATGAAGATTTACGACTTACACTCATATTTAATTATTCTATGATTCTATTATAAATAAATATAATAGTTATAAGATATAGATATATATATAAAGGGATATTATGAATATATATGTTAAATACCTTGTAGCTTCTATTGTACTTATGTTTTTAGATGTAGCATGGATATCATTTAATATGAACGGATATAAAAACGCAATTCTAAAAGTTCAAAAGTCAGAGTTAGAACCACGTATCGAACACACTATCATCGCATATATTATTATATTGTTTTCAGTAATATTTCTAGCAATCCCTTTTACAATTCAAAATATAAAAAAAAGCGAGGATACAAGTATAGAAAATAAATTATTAAAATCATTTATGTATGGAGGTGCTGTGGGATTCTCAATATATGGCATATATAACTTCACATCTCTCGCAATCTACAAAGATATGGATAGTTCTATAGGTATTATGGATACACTTTGGGGAACCACATTATATACTTTGACAACCTTTGCCTTCCTATTATTACCTGATTAGAATCGATTTGATTATACCAAATACATTATGCTATTTTCGAGTTCATTAAAAGTACTTCCAGATTGAAGTAATTTACACCTTTCTATTGACATTTTCTCAAGCAATCCAGCAATCTGTTTATATAGAGCAATTTTACAAGGAAGCAAATATTTGCGCAAGCTCAAAGCATGTTCTACAGATGTTATATTAGGTATCTTCGCAAGAGTAGCATCATCATATTGCTCAAAAATATTTATTACATTTTCAACAAGTTCATTTAATGAATTATATTCAGTCTTATTATAATTTAATATTATGCTATCACCAAGTTTAAAACGGATTACCTTTAATTGCTTAATGATATCCAAATCCTTTATATTTGTCATCATAATATTGGGAGCATCTGTTAGCAAGGTTTTGAGTGGGATATAATCATATTGACGCTTATGCTCTGATATATCATATGTCAAAGATGTCGAAGATATTTCTATTTGATTATTTGTATTATTTACGCATTCTTTCGCAAAATGCCCATCTGTTTTACCACAAATAAAGCACCTATTATTTATACTATTACTTATTTTTATAAGCTGCTTTTTAGTTTCTGTATCTAAAATAACAGATGAATAAGAACCACCACGAACATTATCAATTCCATACTTATCCATATATTTATAGGTATATTTCTCTTCATCATAATCGTCGCAATTTGGAATAAGTTCAAGTATTTTTAGGGGTTTATGAAGTTTAGTCCATTCTGTACCATTATATGAAAAATGATTATCAAATCGAAAATGCGGGTTCATAGTTTTCCCAACATAATATTTATCATTCTGTAATTGTAAAACATAAATGTATAGCATTATTATAATAATCTTTTTATATACTATATATTATATCAGTTTTATATGATAATTGAAGATTTACAAGGATTTCTCAAATAATCCGTTTTGAGATCCTTGGCAAACAATTGTTGGTTCGCACCAATATACATTTAACTTGATATCTAAAATAGCTCTATTTAACCACATATCTATTGGTACTGTTATTTTGTCATTCGTATCTTTTGCGTCCTTTAGAAAGTAATCGTATAATTTCTTAGCACATTTATTAGTTATTATATAACTATCTGTAGCACGTGTATATGGATTTTTATATACATGCTTGTCATCTGTTATGATCTCTTTATTAATATGTAGATTATACCCACTACCAATAAACAACATATCGTATTTTTCAGGGACTTCATTAGCTTCATTAATATATGCTTTAACAATTTCATTAAAATCCTCGCTTAATATAACATCATCTTCGAATATTAAAGTAGGGTCATCATCTTCATCGTCGTATTTTGTTATTAATTCATAAATATAGACATGCTTCAAAAATAAGGACATTAGGTTTCTCTTATAATCTTTATCAAAACCTTTGCTTTCATCTTCAGTTATCTCACGAGCATCATATTTTTCGATAAACTCAAAGTTATTTATATTATGCTGTCTAAATTGTTCTAATATATGCTTCTTCCGCTTCGTTAAATTGTTGCTATGTAATACATATACTTTCATAGTATCTTCAAGATATAGCTTTATAGTTTATACAAATCTATATCAATTTTGATAAAAATAAATAATAAATAATAAATAATTTAGCGACCTCTTTTGGTAGCTTTGCTTGAGCTTGATCCACCGCTTCTTAAAAATAGATAATATATAGCATATAAGACACTTATTACTAAAATAATGATGATGAATATGTAAACTAACATGCCTGCTATTCCGGCAGTTCGGCTAATTTGACAATATAGCGTATCATCTGTAAGGGGACATTTTTCGACATTATTAGAACCTGTATTACTCATACTCATAGAAGCTGCTGAACCTCCTGAAAGTAATGCGCCACCTACTGCTCCAGCTGTAGCACCAGTAAGAACACCTGATCCGGAATTTCCGGTAGTGGGAGCATCTGCACCATCTTGAGCTTTTGACGCACCTCCTTTGCCACCGCCTTTAAATCCTTCAAAAAACAATTCTGCTCCAGTCAAAACCATCTTATTATACTATATATATTATTCTATTATATAATGATATTTATTATTTATTTTTTTTAGAAGACCCCTGAGTGTTGAAAAATATGAAAGTTAAAGAATATAAAATAATAAAAAATATAAAGATAGGAAAATAGGGATTGTCTTTCAATTTATTCTTGTTTCGAGAAGATGACCCTCTACCACCTCCGCCACCGCCACCACCACCTCCGCTACCACCGCCACCGCCCTTGAATGGTTCTGGTTCTATAAAGAGGCTTTTAATTAAAGCGAAGCCTTCTAAATCTTCAAGGTCATCTAAAATCATTATTATTTATTATTAGGGTATATTATTATATATTATACAGTATATCTTAAATCTCAATTATCAATCTAACTGTAATATATTTCTGCTATATTAGTAGAATTAATATTTAATGGCAAATATTTTAGAAACATTTATTATTGTTTTTACGATAATACTATCTACAATAATAATACTATGGTATATTCATAATTTAAATGATCATAGTATGGGTATAGGCTCAAATACAGCTACTCTTTTAAATATAAATTACAAAGAGAATAACAAGCAAATGAAGGGTGGCGCTTCGGGTTCATGTTCATCTACGTGCGACTCTATTGATCCTGTTAGCGACCCTCGATATAATATGCAACAAATTATTAAGCAATCTATATTATTAGAGGAGCATCTTACAAACAAAAATAAGAGATGTCGTGATTGTATTACAAAGCATTTCCTACATATTATAGGGCTTGCTGAGGAGGCGCAAATGTTAGCAACAAATAAGATAGACAAGTACCCGTTAATAAACGAATCAGTAATACTTTATAATGAACTTTTTAAAGTATGGATTAAAAATAAGAATATGAATGGAAAAGATGAAACATATGTATTGTATTGTACTGATAAATTAAGAGACCACCGCAAACAATTAATAGTAATCTATTTCTTTAATGAGAAATATAATATTGTAACAAATGATAAGGATGATGACAAGCATAAGCATACACCAAGTAATCATACTATGTATTAATATGCTAAGTATTTGTTTTTCTATTTATTGTATAAATGGTATATTTTTGTTATTAACCGCTATCTCAACAACATCTTTAATCTCAAGATAGGTTTGTTTGTGTGCTTCGTAATGTTCTGGGTGTATTTCAGATACTAAATCTATATTTGGATATGCGAAAGGAAATGTGGTAGCATAAGAGTTTATTGATGAGTATAGGGCTACGTCTGCGACTACCTGATATGGACACTCTATGAAATTATATTTATTATTTTTAAAATATTTGCCAACTAATATCTTTGCTCCTTCTCGAGATATAATATACATACCTGTGGAAGGCAGTAAGTATTGCCATTTAATAAAACGGATATTATGTGCTACTGAAAGATTATACAGAGCTTTGACTGTGGGGCCATATAAAATCAGCAGCTGTACAAGCTGAGCATCTTCTGGCAGTTCACTAATTAACTTATTATAATTAATATTAAAAGGAATCACTATATCATCTTCCATAACAACAAACCATTTATTATTTTTATCCTTAAGTCCTTCAATCATCGCTTTGATATGACTGGATATACAAGCAAATTCATATTCACACCTTACACACCCAGGATGTTTACATGTTAAAGGTCGCTTATCTTCAAGAACTTCATCAAAATCGTGTGGGGTGATTGCTGATATCCTTTCATTATCTAACTTATTATTTTTAAACTGCTCTTCCATGAATGCTCGTCTATCACAAGATGTATCAATATTAATCCAATAATGTTTCATAAGCTACCTGACGCCGTAATAATATTAATTATATTAAGTAATATATTCTTATTTCTTATATTCTTATTCTTAAATATAATCTTTGTTTTTGATGTGTGATCTATATAATATATTATTTTTGTTATTATTAATTAAATGAAACTAGAACTTAAAAGGTTTGACCCTACAAAAATCAAGAATGATTCTGTTGTTGTTTTTATTGGCAAACGTAATACAGGAAAAAGTTTTTGTATGAAAGATATACTAAGTTATAACAAGGATGTACCCGTCGGTGTTGTTGTATCGCAAACAGAACGTGCTAATGGATACTTTGAAAAGTTTATCCCAAAGATGTTGATATACGATGAATTAGAACCAAAATTAATTAGCAAGTTTTTAACAAGACAGATTAATATAACGAATGAGAGAAAGAGAGATTTGGCAAAGCATGGAAACTCTTCGATTGATCCGAGAGCTTTCTTAATATTAGACGATTGTATGTATAATAAGTCAGCGATGACAGATAAGAATATTCGTTGTATTTTTATGAATGGACGACATTACAAGATATTCCTTTTAATTACTATGCAGCATGGACTTGGATTGCCGCCAGACCTACGTTCAAATATTGATTATGTTTTCATTTTTCGTAATAATATTGTAAAAGAAAGAGAGAAAATATACAATCATTATGCTGGTATGTTCCCAACATTTGATGTATTTAATCAAGTTATGAACCAATGCACAGAAAACTTTGAATGTCTTGTTATTGATAACAAGGTTCAGTCAAATAATATATCAGATATAGTATTCTGGTATAAAGCACAAGATGTTAATTATAGGATGTGTTCTCATGATTTGTGGGAGATGCAGTCATTACAAGACCAGCGAGATTTAATGGGACTTACGAATGATGAAGGAGAAGACGTTGAAGATTATGATCCTGGTGTCTTTGTTAAAAAGAAAAACTCTAAACTCATAAAGGTAAAGAAACAAACTTATTAAAATCATTATTATTATTTATTATTTATTATTTATTATTTATTATTTATTATTTATTATTTATTATTTATTATTTATTATTTATTATTTATTATTTATTTTTTATTATTTATTATTTATTATTTATTATTTATTATTTATTATTTATTATTTATTATTTATTATTTATTATTTATTATTTATTATTTATTATTTATTATTTTTAGATATGTTATATATATATTAGATAGCCAAGCATTTATCAAATAAATCTAAACATTTATCACCACAATAAAGATCACATATATCACATTTTTTTATTACAATATTACAATTCTTACAAACAAATACTGTATTAGTATATATAATATTATCAGCAGAATAACAGAGGAAACAGTAGGAAGACCTCTTAATATCATTTAACATTATTTATTATTTATTATTTATTATTATAATATTAAAATATTTTTATATCTTTTATGGTATATATTATTTATTTTATTATAATATATTAGTAATTAAATGAATAGCTTAGAGATAATAAGTTCTATGAAAACTAAATCTCGAAAAAAATACTATGATGAGAATGCGATTGAAGCATATAAAAATCGTTTAAAATCATATAATAGCAAGGATCTAAAAGATTTTGGCGGTATCCCCTATGATTATGCGGTAATTAATAAATTTTTACAAATAAATAATGTGAATAATGAAGGTACAAATTCAATAAATTTAAAAATGAGCAAGGTAAATAAAAAAAGAGCAAAGAATATTATTGAATTAGTCAAAGGGATTGATAAAAGGATGGTTCTATTACCACATAATTTCAAAAAGCCTCTTTACAAAGGTATTACTCATATTAGCAAAATAACCTTAGATAGTAATACCCCCGTTATATATAAGGCTTATTGTTCAACAACAACAGATTATGAAACAGCATTAAATTTCACCTATGATAAGTCTCTAAAGAAGGATGAATATAGTATTGTTCTTAAATTACAATTAAATCCGACAATAAAAGTATATGATTATGAAGATTACACTTATGAATCAGAGTTTTTACTTGAAAGAAATACTGTAATTTCTAATTTTGTTTTTAATTCCCATGATAGGAAGAATGGTGTATATATATATGATGCGATAGTTTCTAAATATAACCCAGAACCATTATTCATACCTAAAAAAACATCTCCTGATTTTTTAGGTTTAAAATTAAGTAATGATTGATCACCAAAAGAGATAAAAATATTTGATATAAATAAAAATAAAAAGTTATTATTAAATTAGTGTTATTATTATCGAGCTCTAAAGATCTTTAGAAAAAACTCGGCTTCTTACCTTTAGCCCCCTCCTTAATATGTATCTTCTTTATCTGACTTGTATCTGTAATATTACTTAAGGAACTTGTGACACTCGAGACGCTCTTGGCGTCATCATCATCATATTCATGCTTTTTATTAGATTTGCTGACGCTGCTTGATGTGATTGCTGTGCTCGCAATTCTCGTGTCTTCATTATCATACCTTTTAAAATCAATCTTAACATCATCTTTATTTTGCGATAATGAATTGTATTCGTTTTTAATATTGTTCCATTCCTTACGAATAATATTTGGCTCTTTTTCTCGAATATCTTGATTGCCTTTGTAGCCTTCTTCGTCTTGGAGATTTTCTTGTTTGCTTTTAGTAAGCGGTGCGAACGTTGAGAATGATATTTCTTGATTTTGATAGCTGACTGCCTCATTTTTATATTTATCATCATTAAATTTTGTTAATGGTGTATCTACTATATTATTTATTTTATTATCTTCAAGCTCTGCGGGTATTAAAGTTTCCCTCATGACCTTTTTTGTTTCTACAATCTCTTTATCAACCTTGTCATCTTCCTTATCTTCCTCAACATCTACTTCATCTTCATCGCCCTCTTCATCATCATCTTCATCATCCTCATCATCGCCATCCTCTTCACCATCTCCACTATCTCTACCATCCTCATCATCGTCCTCATCATCGTCCTCTTCGTCGTCCTCTTCGTCGTCCTCTTTACCATTCCCGCTATCCCTACCATCCTCTTCATCTTCTTCACCATCATCCTCGTCTTCCTCTTCATCTTCATTCTCATTATCATCTCCCTCTTTTTCATCATCTTCATCATCTTCATCTTCTTCATCGTCATCATCATCATCTTCTTTGTCTTCATCATCTTCTTCATCTTCTTGATCTACTTCCTCAACTTTTGTTGTTTTTGTAGCAGCCTTTTTAGGAGACTTAACATCAATCTTCTTTGTCTTCTTAGATGATTTAGCAATCTCTATCTTATTAGCTTCGTCATCTTCTTCATCATCCTCGCTGTCTTCTTGGTCTTCACCAGTCTCCTTATATTGATTTACATTCTCTGTAAGGTTATCTTCGATCTGCTTAAATATTTCATCGAATGGTACAAAGTCTCTGAAAGTCTTCTTTATGATTGCTCTGATATTTTCTTCAATAAGATTCAGGTTGTTTTGATATTCTGCGTCTTTTATGTTGTTCCTATTATAAAGATAGGCATTCTTCCATGAAAATGATGCCGCATTTATATAACATTTATGAACAAAATCTTCAGGATTTGGTATCTTGATTTTAATATTATCAAATTGATCTCTATATTCATATATCTTTATTTTTATAGTTGTTATGATAATGATCTTAATTAAGTTTGACAAGTATTTACATTTTGTATATTTGACAATCTTCTTATATTCGTCATTCACTATATTATTATTCCATTTGCGGATACTATATAGTTCGTTTTGAAATCCCTTAAGCCCCTTTTTCTCTTCCATGATTTCGGTGTATATCGCATATATTCTCTTTGAAATCGCAACACTCAAAATATCCTGTATATGTTCAATATATTCGTTTCGAGTATCTATTAAACCTTCCATATATATTTAGTAATTTACAATATTCTTTATATAGTCGAAAATCTTATGTATTATTTTTATTAATATTTTTAGTTATATGGCTATTTATTTTGGATATATACTATGTGTTGTACTCATTAATTTATTTCGAAAGTTCATATCATCTGTATCGGCTGTATTCGCTGTATTATGATATGCTGTAGCGAAGGCTGCGGCAGCTGCTTCGGGATATGTAGCAGCATATTTAGCTGGATATGTTATCGGGTATGTAGCTGGATATGTAGCTGGATATGTTGCTGGATATGTTGCTGGATATGTAACAGGATATGTAACAGGATATGTATTATACATCATGGTATTCATCATATTCATATAATTTACTTTGTTATTTTTGTCAAATAATGTTAAATCTACATTTAATTGAGGTGATGTATGTGTAACTATAGCAGATGTCTTACCATTTTTGAAGCGTTCTCTAATAAAATCAGGAATAGGGTACTCTAAATGTTCATAAATAATAATATATTCTTTAATGATATCCCTTACATCTTCAATATTACAATTAGACGGATCTATTAGTAATTTATCTTCGATATTATGATATAATTTGTCCATCTTTATTTGCGCTTGTCGGAATGATAATTCACGTTCAGCAAGCTTAAAATTACCTATCAGACTCAATATAGTTACTGTACAACTATTAAGAACAATATTTGCGTATTTAATTTCAATAGTATTTATATCATTCATAGAGTTCAGAATAGTCATAGCACCAGATGACAATATCAAAGGTACGTTTATCAACGTTCTTATCCATGAAAAGAAAGCGCAGCTTTTAGAGCAAAGGATTGATGTAACAAAAGCCTTATCTTTTATATTTTGTAATAGTTCAATATGCTCCCTTTGTAAAACACATGTGTTATATTTATTTTGATTATGTGGATGCCGCGGATTCTGTATAGCTGATTGATAATTAGAAGGTATATATACAGGGGTCATGGTTGGAACATCTATTATAGATTGATGCGGAGCGCTGTTTATATAATGTATGCTCGAGCTCATATATTAAATAGCATATATTAAAACCATGTATATTTACAAATAATGATGATTATTATATTCAATATACCAATCTAAAAGATTTACGTGAAGAAGGTCTCTCATATATCAAAAAATTTGAAAAAAGATATAATAAAGAAAATAAAGAAATTAAAGAAATTAAAGAAAAGAAAATTAAATAAATACCCAGTATATTAAGTACATTAAGATTACATCTTAAGTCCTTCAGCATATGACGGAGGACTTCTTACACTCTCTTGTGAGAAACTGAAAGAGTTATCTGTCGAGTAAATAAACATACTCATGTCATCATAAGGGCTTGCTTTGTAATACTTAGCATTCATTCCATTTAATGATAATACTTGGTAATGTGCCTGATCTGTTATAATAATAGCATAGGTATATTCATTCGCCTTATATAACATTCGTGATGACCCCTTCTTTTTATTTAAATCGCCAAACTTTTCTCCAATCCTGCTTCTGATCTTATTTACTATATTAGCATTCTTTATATCAATCTTCATAGTTCTTAGTATATCATTATCAAATGTCATTCTCTTTTTTCCATAATTATATTTGTTAATAATATTCATAGTTCTTGGGTTCTGCGAAGATGAGCTTGATCCTAAAATAATAGGTAATATAATAACCTTGAATGCGTCTTTTACAAATTGGATTGTTAAAATAAACTCGGGCATCGAAGGCATTCTTGCTTCTGTTGGCAGATGTTTTTCAAGCAAGTTTTGTATTGAACTATTTTTACTTAAATCAGCTCTTAAAATACCTGCTTCTATTAAGGAAACAATCTCTATTTTATTCACACTAAGTATTTGAGAGACATCCATTAATTCATCGTGCATTTCTAATAATCGAGCTTTGTCTGAAGAGATTGCTTTTAGTAATGATTGCGCCATTTCAAGATAACTCTTAAATCGCTTATGACTTCTATATATTAAAAACTCAGTAATATACTTTCTTAATTGCGTTCCGTTGTGTATTTTATAGTCATATGACGCATTCGCAAATACCTCTTTGAATGTTTCATTATTTTTAATAGCAATATATACGGAATTAAAAAAACAATTGTTATTCTTTCCAGATACATTTAATAACTTTAGATTATCACGAGGCATATCTATATGCTTGTCGAGTCACTTTCTATATATATGTGATATTATTATACAATATCCTATACTAATTATAAACAATTACTAATTATAAACAATCATCGAAACACCATTCGCTTTATCAAAGCAAATCTCAGCAGTCTCATCTACAGAATCTTGGATAATATCTATATGCGAGAGAATCACAATAGTATTAAAGTAATGTAAGAGACTTTTGAGAAACACCGGAACAATCGACAAATTATTCTTATCAAAATTAATGAATCCTTCATCTATAAAGAGTTGCCTACACAATACATCATAATTATTGAAATATAAGGACATGCGAAGAGCAAGGGAGATTGCGAAGCGTTGAAATCCAGATGCTTGCGATACTGAAATATATTGTTTATCGCTACCGCTACCGCTACCAATATGCGCAATATTATCATTATGAATTAACCAATAGATATGAACCATATCATTCGATATATCGACATTATAATTTAGTTTAAAGGGTTTAGTATTAGCATGACAAAGAGTTTTAATAATTTTATTAGTTTTTTTCACCAGCCTATTAAGTATAAAGTTTTCATATAGCTCCTTCCTAAAAGATTGAAAGTTTATTAGGATAGTATCAAGAACCTCTATAATATTATTAATATCGCTTTCTACCACCAATAGTGAACTATAATTATTCTTATTATCATTATTATATGCGTATATTGTTGTATACTTTACAAGATCATCATTTAATTTTTTAATAACCCTATCTTTATTCTCTATAAACGCATGTAATTCTATCTTCTGTTTAATAAGGGGTTTTAACATCTCATTATTTTGATATTCTTTGTATAAATCATTAACCTCTATAATTTTATTTAACCTACAGTAATGGTACCCATCTATAATTTTTTTGTTTCTCTCATACAACACCCATTCATCATAACATCTCTTAAGTTCCCTATATTTAGCTATGCGTGGTTTAATAATCTCATTAAAATGTATGGTCTTCTCTAATTCCTCAACACGCATCTTTGTTTTATTATAACTACTTTCCCATACCTTATAGGTCTCGTATAGGCGTATATTGTTTATTTCTTCATACAACATAAATGAATATGAAATGAAATACTCTGTATATACAGTTATGCTTTGGAGTTCTAATTCTACACCATTCAATCTATCATACAAGGTATTTTTAGAACTTATAATAATATTTAATTCCTTTGTAATCTTGTCATAGGCCTCTTTAAACTTATAATAGTGATACCATTCAGTAAGTAAATAATATCTATCTTTTATTATCTTATTCTCTTCAAAGCGTTTCCTAACAATCGCAAAGTCATTCTCAGAATAATCAATATTATTTCTTGCGATTTTTAGAGTATTAACAATAATCCCTATCTCTTTAATTCGAGATACCCAAGGTCGATTACAGCAGATACAGCATTCAGGATTATAATTATACTCATCATTTGCTGAAAATACCTGAAGCTCCTTATTATAGCATTCTATATCAATATCAAGCTTATTAATCTCTTCTTCCTTTTGATGATATTCTTTCATAATAACTTCATCTTCAGCTATTTGAGTATTGAGTGTGTCAATATTAAATTGCTTGAGTTCCTTTGCTACTGATAAGGCTGTCTTAAATTGTTTATATGTTAGGGGTTCTCTTGGAACATTAACATATTTTAATCGTTGCTGGTTAGAGAATAAACTGTTAAAGTCTTTTTCTAAAGACGCAATCATATTCTTAATATTTACTATATCATCTTCAAGTGTTTCTTTGTTCCTTGTAATATTTTGAAAGTGCTCTATGCTTATAGGTTCTGTTATTAGAGATACAGATACTGCTAATGATGATGCTGATGCTGATGATGGTTTAGTATTTGAAGATATAAAATCATTAAATACATCCATATCTCCTCCATAAATTTTTAAAATTATTGAAGTTAAATTCTCAATATTTATGTCTGTTCCCTTACATGTTCCTATGTCCCTACAAGGAAACTTTCTTAAAATCTTGTTGGGTTTATTAGAAATCAAATCACTTAATATATCCTTATTTTTTACTAAATCACTCTTTTGAGTCATAAGAACAGATTCATCGCTTTCGTCGCCTTCGTTACTTTCGTCGCTTTTGCTGTCTTCCATGTTAATATATTCACGCAAAGCAATCTCTTCATCACGAATATATGAAATATCACATGGTTTATTCACACATTCACATGATAATTTATTAAATTCATCTTCAAGTTGCTGTGAATATAGTTTAGCTAATTTTCTTAGCTCTTTTAGATTGCTATTGTTATCATCATTAATACAATATAAATACTTAAAATGTGCGTGTCTCTCTTTGTATTTTTCATATACTTCTTTTGATAAAATAGTATTCTCTTCATTTGCTAAGATATCACCAATAAGACTTGTATAATCGGTGTCGACAATAGCCAAATATACGGGATTATTAATATCAACATTTATATTATTATAAGCTTTCAATCGCTTATTTTTATTAATATTAAGTATTCTCAGTTCTTCTGTAAGTTTCAAGATAACCTCTTCATTAACATCGCTATTTATTCCATTAAAGAGAAGCTTTTCGTAAACCTCTTTTTTACTTTGTATTACTTTTCCAAAATCCTTGTATTTATTAATAGCAGTTTTAAAGAGGTTATAAAGGTGATATATAAACTGGATATTATGGGATTTATCAATAGTCGCCAAAGTATCTTTGTAGTTAAGAGCAAGAATATCATTATCTATGCTCTGAGTAATCATAGAGGTTGAAAGGAACGTATTCATATCACCAAATAGAGATTTAACTTCAGCATTACATGCGCTATCTTTTTTCAATATAACTAACTTTGAAAGGTCTGTGTGTCTATATAGTATTGATGATTTGTTATTTATTTTAAAGGTTCCCTTCTTTTTACAAAAGTCTCTTTTAATACGATAAGTTATATTATCAACCTCTATATCAATAATAGTATATCCAGAGTCTTTGTTATGATTTATAAATCCAGCTGAGTATGTATCAAACTTATTATTAGTTGCCCATATAGCCAACTGAAGGATATCATAGATAGCTGATTTACCAGTACCATTAGAACCTTTAATCATAAATGTTTTAGCATCCAAATCTTTAAAATTAATCCAGCATTTTTTTTCATAACATAATAATCCTTCCCATTCTAAATATTTAATCAAGAAAGATTTTTTAAGAGATTGTGTGTCATCAGCGATATTACACGAGTTAATAATAGGCTCCAAATCTTTATTTCGCTTGATACATTCACTATGTAAATCTTCAGGATATTTATTGATATCAAATAACAACGTCTCTTTATTTTTTATTATTTTTAGTAATATATTATATTTGTCAGGAGATAGAAGTTTTTTAAAATAGTCGAGCAAATAGTTAGTATCCAAAGAGCATTCTGCTTGGTTATCTTCGTTGACATTATGGAGTTCAGATGATGGCTCTGATAAGGCTGATAAGACTGGTAAGGCTGGTAAGGATCCTTGATTATTTATGTTGTTCATACTGTCTAATTTAGAAACAATATGGAAAGATATATTAAAGGAGTTTAATATGATGCTAAGAGACTGATAGTTTACATTTGAAAAAGCTTTTATTTCTAAATTCTTAGGAAAATAATCAATATTATCTTTAATATATGTTTCGAGAAGCTCTGTATATCCACCATTCGTTCTAATAAAGATATTATGAGAGACATCTTCAATAATATTGATATATCCTATATCATTATAAATGTTGACTTCTTTGATATCAGCGATTCCAAGGTTCCATATAAGATACCCATGGTGTATAATATCTTCTCCAAAGTTCTGCTGTATAAGACTTCCAGAATAACCGCAAATAGTCTTCTTCTTATAATTGAATACTTGGCGCTTATGGATATCGCCAAGAAGTACATAGTCAAACTCTTTAACCCATTCTAATGGATAAGGGTTAAAAGTTTCCTCTATTGATTTTCCATTACATAATTTAGCTGACGCAAATGTGCCATGAAATAGCGCAACTTTGTATTTAACGGTCTCTGCTATTATGGGAAATGCTGGCAAATCTTGAATACGTCCACTATTTCTATATTTATCTAAAGTTTTATCAATACTAACAAAAGAGAATCCTACATCATCAATAACAAAGGACGTTGATGTGTTTAATACAAATACGTTAGGGATATCAAATGTCGAAGAATAAACGAGCGAAGGCTTATTAACATCGCTTTGATCGTAATCGTGGTTTCCTGATATGATATACAACCTGCCTATTTTAGATAATGATTGGACAAACTCACGATATATAAACAATCCATAGTTTCCAATAACATTCTTATTGTGGAAGATGTCACCTGTAATAACAATAACAAAGTCTTCAAAGGTTAACTTAGAATCTTCTATATTACTATTTAAGGAAATGATTGTTTCTTTGAATACTTGGCTATACTCTTCATACCTCGAGAATGTATTATCACCATTACGGATATGTAAGTCAGATAAATGAAATATATGCGATAGAGGCATCTTTTAATATATAATAATTATTAAAAGTATCATTTTTTTATATTATAATATTTCATGATTATGTATGTGCGTGGCTGTGAAGATATGAATATAATATATAATATATTAAAGAAAAAAAAGATAATTACGAGGTTATATAAGTTTACGCTTATTTAATGTGGTGATTAGCTCCTTTTTATTAAGAGCAATATACTTACCATCAACCTTTTTTGATAATTTAATATTATTATTTTTAGCAACTTCTTTTAATTCCTTTATTTTATATTGCTTATCGAGAACTATAAGAGCCTTCTTGGGTTTAGGTACTGATTGTTTAGGTACTGATTGTTTAGGTACTGATTGTTTAGGTACTGATTGTTTAGGTACTGATTGTTTAGGTATTGGTTTAGATGTTGGTTGTTTAGGTGATGGTCTTAAATCTTCTCTTTTCAAAATCTTCATATTACCCCCCTTCAATTTTGTAGCTTCATTTAAAGTTCTACTAAGATTAGTTCTTGACTGTGTTGTTCTTTGTTGGACGGACGTTGAAGATGATGTTGATACTTGCCGTTTTTTTCTATCATTTTTTTCATCTTCATTTCTATATATATTTCCATCTTCATTTTCCTTATTATTTTTACGTTCTCTTTTTTTAGTCAAAAGTCTTTTTTGTTTTGCCTGATATTCTAACATCATCTTATCTAATTTTTTACTCGTATCTAAATATTTAGATAAATCAGCATCTCTTTTTTTTTCTTTTATTTCTTTTTCTCTTAATTGTATCTCTAAAATTTTTGTCATATAATGAGAATATTTTGTTTGCAATTCCACGTTTAGTTCCACGTTTAGTTCCACGTTTAGAGGGTTATCTGGTTCATATCCTACTATTATAACCCTATATTCTTCTATTCCCTCAACAATTAATTCAGTAAAATGTTCCAATATATTAAAACAAGTTAGATTATAAAACGCATTATAAAAATGCTCATTTTTAATAAATTCTGTTGTATTACCATATTCATCGACTAAATCTTCATAATTTATAGGATCTTCTAATAAATCTTCACCACTCTCATTTACAACAAATGATGATTTAAAGTCGCTTGACAAAGCATGTATATTTGTAATATAGCTTAGATATTCATTATATGAAAGTGTGTCTAAACTTCTGTCATCTTCATGAAAAAAATCTTCAAGTCTTGTTAATTTAAATTTATCTACCTTTGATTGTAACCAATCAATAATATTGTTAGATCTACCTTCCATGTAATCATCATATTCTTTAATAAAATCAAAATCTATACCATCTATTAATAGTGTTTCTGGTAATACTGTGAATGACGATTTTTCATTTTCATCAGATACTTCTGAATCTACAACATAAACCGATGCGTTACCTGACAATTCTTTTTTATATAAGTCTTCGCTAATTACATCAAAATTTCTTTGACTATTCTCATGTAAAATCTCTTCTTTTTTTCTATTTTTAAGATGCAAATATAATGTTCCTACCATAATTGATAATAATTTATTTTTAATTTCTTTATTAATTAATTCTAATTCAGTTTTGCTTCGTAGAGATATTTTATATTTTTCTGGATTTAATATTAATTTAACAAAGACATAAATATCATCATGTTTTTCTATTTCATCAGCCATTTCTACGTCTACGCCACCCTTCAATTTTAAATTTTTTTTAGTACGTTTTCCTCCTAATTGTGCTTTCTGCCTTGCATCTCTAAAATTACTATACTCAACAAAAAGCTCCTCTATTCCTTTTGTTCCGTTTGTTCCTGTTTTACAGCTGAAAGGATTTGGTTTTTGTGCCATGGAACTATTAAACATAATCAAATTACCAGAAGTCGATTTAACAGTAGAACCACTTAATAATTTAGGAATTTTTAATAATGTTGTAACTTCATTAAAATAGCATGCGATCCCTGCTGCCAGATAATCGCCTGTAGCAAATAAATAATCATCATTACTTTTGACTTCAAAACTTTGAGACCAATCACCTAACCTTTTGATATCAGTAGTTGGTGATATTCCTTTTTCGTTAATTTCACTAAAGTTTTTTGATGTAGATAAAACATTTAAAATACTTTTTCCACCATTAATATTACTAAGATATTGATATATTCCTGTAACTTTAGTAATAGCACCTGATACAAACTGTTGAACAGCAGATTTAATTTTATCCTTATTTGGATCAGATATAAGTGATGAAATAAGTATATACTTAGTATTACCAGGAAGAAGAAGATATCCTTCCCATCGAGGTGTAACCTTTGTTGTTACTCCATTATTTAATTCAAAATTGTCATAACCTAATATACCTTCAAAATCAGTTCCATTAAAAAAAACCTTGGAAGCCGAAGTATTATTAAATTGGGTTCCTGAACCTTTTTTTCCGCTCTTATCATAATTACCACCTAAACCTATTGCTAAATTCCATGAAATTGTACCACTTACTTTACCTATATTAGTAAAATTTGGCGCACCTTGATCATATAAATAATATAATTGTGCACTATTAACTGGGCTCCAAATAATAGAGTTAAGTTGTTCTTGTTCTGCTTTTTTAGCATAAACCATACTTGATACCCTATTTATAGGAGATAAAGCAGTAGCAGGTACGTTAGCCCCAGAAGGCAAAGTAAAACCATGTTGACAGTATCCTATTAATTTATCACCATAAGCATTATCTCTCCTCTTTATCCATCTTGTAAACAATTCAAAACCTATTTCTGTCGCATTAGCACAACATGTTGTTAGCCAGTTGTGGTTAGTCAAAAGTGTTTTAGGAGCTGCGTTACCAGTTAATGAAATAGAACCTATATTATTAAATAATTCAGTTTTTGTAGTATTTAAAATAGTGGGAATAGAGGTATTATCTATATTAATAGGTAATAATGTATCTCTTTTATGTATATAATAAGCTATCCAAGATTTCCACATAGGCTTATCCTTCGCCTTATCATAATGATCATGTTCAGTATCTAATAAACATATTACAAATTTTTGTCTTTTCCTTCGCTCATCAGGATCATTTTCCATAAAACACCATAAATCAAAGTTATTAACAATATTTAAAATTGATGTCGAACCATTTATTATACTATAATTAATTGGATTAATAGGAAGCTGTGCCATTCTTATATAATAATAATAATATAATTTTTAATCAAAAAGTATTACGATAATATAATAAAAATAAGATACTTATTGTGTATAAGATTAATTATCTTCAAATTTTAATCCCAATCAGGGTTTGAGTGATGCTTAGTAGATACAATCCCTTATATACAATCCCTTATATACAATCCCTTATATACAATCCCTTATATACAATCCCTTATATACAATCCCTTATATACAATCCCTTATATACAATCCCTTATATACAATCCCTTATATACAAATCCCTTATATACAATCCCTTATATACAAATCCCTTATATACAATCCCTTATATACAATCCCTTATATACAATCCCTTATATACAATCCCTTATTTCTTCGATTTTGGTATTTTATATATCTTAGAATTCCCTCCAAGACTTTCATCAGATAAAAAGCCCCTCGGACTCATATTATCGGGGCCATATAAAGGCTGATGTTTAGGACTTTTTTTAGAACTCTTGCTCTTACCAGAAGAACTCTTGCTCGACGAGCTCCCTTGTTTTAATTTTTCAAATCTAATAAACTGTTCAGCAGTAATATGTTTCTTATATTCTGAATCAGTAAATAATTCTTCAGGTATATCCTCAACTTCTAAATAATATATATACTTTGGCTCTCTTCGTATAATATTTGATATACGATCCTTTGACAAATAATGTATATACTCTGGATACTGTCTTATATATTCCAATACATCTTCATCAGATAGATTGCGTAAAACGGTAGATACATTATCTATCGACGTTAAAGTTGATAAATCGCTGAATATTCCTTCACGTAAAAGATTTAAATATGTTAAGCCTACCACTTCTCCTAAATCATTTTTATAGCTTATATCACCTCGTGTGCTAATTCCCTTTACTGTTTTTGTTTTAGGTGTTATTGGATTCTTTAGAAATTCTTTTAATCTTTTGATTTGCGAAAGTATGTTCACGCAAATATCGAGGTCTTTCTTAAATCGTGCTGAATAGTATTTAGCAGGCTTATTAAAGTAAGCTGTTCTGGGCATTTCAGGATATTTTTTTAAAAACCTTGCTGTTTTCTCTTCATTAAATCTTAATACATAACTTATATAGCTACAATCATTCTCTAAAATAAATCTTACTATATCAAATGTACTATTACGCTTTGATCTTTGACGTAGAAAAGCTAAAATAAAAGGATCTTTACGTCGCACTATCAATCCCTTTAGTTTTGTAACTGATAAATATTCTATCAACATCCAGTTTTCCTGAATAAAATATAATTGATCATATAGTGATACATGTTTGATATATTCAGGTCTTAGTTTCAATATAGGTTTCAAATATGTTGTTTCTAAACTATTAAAATAGTATCTATCATAATTAATTATGGCATCATATATTATACCAGCAGAACCATCATATCCTGATCCACCCTTGTCTAATAATTCCAAATAAGCATTCTTCAATATTTCTGGTTCATTATATAAATATTTAGGATTTTTTTGTATTTGTTCTATAGCATAGTCTAATAATTTTTGTTGATATTCTTTTATTCTTTTTTCTCCTAAATCTTTAATATAGGCTGGCTCCTTATTAAATAAATACTTTAGCTGTTCTATAGATAAATGATTCATAATTCCTGCTACGCTCCGATCGCTTCGAGACCTCAATCTATCTAAAATACCAGGAACATGTTCAGGTAATATATATATTATGTTAGTAGGATTCTTTATTATAACTTCATATTGTTTTTGAAGATGAAACCTCTTAATATATTCAACATTATTACTGGCAAATGTATATAGTTGCTCTGATGTTAGAGCATTTACATAGCTTTCATATTCGCTCGAATATTTAATAATCGCAGCTATCTGTTCGTCGTCCATCTTATGTAAATATTCATATGCTATAGGACTTCTTATGATATCTATTACTTTGAAGCAATCTTGTATCTGTTCTCCTGAACAATATATTAATAGCTCAGGATATTCTTTTATAATATTTCTCAACTGCTCCTTCTGTTTTTCATCTCTCCCAAGATTTTTAATAAAATATTTCCTCGCATCTTCTGATAAACCATAGACATAGTTTATATATTTATGAGGATGATAGAAAGGGTCATCTCTGTATTTAGGGTCATGATTAGGCATATGACGTTCATCATAATCACTATCTTTTTTAGGATCATGTTTAGGGTCAAATATTCTTAATTTTAGTGCTTGCTCACCTGTAATACCTTCAAGTAAAAGGTGTATATATTTATCATGATACTTTTCGATCTCTTTGATCTCTTTTATAGTATCTGTGGTTGATGAGATTTTCATTACCCATCTCTTCGATATAAGGTCTGTAATCTGTTCATCTGTCATATATTGTATATATATTTTACATTTTTCATAGCCTTTTTTAACATACTCTTCATCATTAAGAATGCTGAAAATGGTGTAGCCTTGATTGCGATAATTACCTGATACGCCTTTAATATTTAATCTTAATATATAGTATATCTGAACTGCTGATAAATATTGTATATATGTTTTATATTTTATTAAAATTTCTGGGTGTTCTAATATAAATCTTCCTTTGTATTCAGCCTTTAAGTAGTATAATAATTTTAACAGAGCAACATCGTTGTTCTTTTCTTTTATTATTTTGTAGTATATAATTGTTAACTTAGGTATATCTAAAAGATTATATAGACGAGGTTCGGTATCTGTGTATTCTATTAATTTATCATCATGTAGATAGCTTAATAGCTGTCCATTTTTTATAGAGTGATTTATAAAGTTTTTCTTCACTTGTTCAGGTGTAATAAGATTTAAATTAATTAAAGCATCTACTTGTGAATCTGAGAAATACTTTATAATCTCTGAGTTTGTTTGTAATATCATAAATTGAGTATAAGGTGTTAATAAACCTATCAATACTATTTTTTGTTTATCATCTAATCCTTTTTTTTGTGATTTTTTATCCTTACTCGTACCTTTACTATTACCAGGGCTTTTACTGGAACTTGAACTGGAACTTGTATCATTACCAGTATATTCTAATATATATATAAGTTGTTCCGATGTAAACTCTTGAAATACTGTCCTAAATTCTTCATCTAATTTTATTATTTTATTTTTAATATATTTTAGAATATATTTAGGAAGCATATATTTTAGGATATATTTAGTAGTTGAGTCAGGTAAATAAGGTATTATAAGATCCCTTATAATATATATGATCTGGTTGTCAGTCAATAATTTAATATATATGTTATTGGTTTCTACAACATCCTTAAAGTTTTCAATAAACCACCCAGTATTATTTAATGACAAAAATTGTATACAGCTTGGATCTGTGTATAAAAACTGTAAAACAAGTTCTGGAGTTATATAGTATCCTATAGGGTTATCCTTTTCACCTGCGTATACTATATATTCCCTATTAGCTATCAAAAACTCGACTCTCTGATCATCAGACAAATACTGGAAATAGAGAACATCCTTTTTTATAAAGACTTCAAATTTAGAGAATGGTAATTTAAATATTAATTGCGGGTTCCTTACTATTATTGATTCGATAGCAAATACTGAAGCATAATCCATATAATATCTTACAGTAATTATATCTATTAAAGGGTTAATAAGGAATTCTAATAATTTTGCGGGCATTAAATAGAACATCATAGGAGGGCTAATATAGCCTAAATGTGTTTTTATAATTTCTGTAAATTGTTTATCAGATAAATTTTCTATTATATGCGGTGATAGGAAATGCGCTATTGTCTCTATAGCATGTATTAGCCGATCAAATCTAATATCCTTTATATACTTTAATATTCCTTTTTTATCACCTACGTCAAGCAAGCACATTTTTAAGAATATATCTGATTGTTCGTCAGGTAAGTGATTTACAAAGTCGTCGAGATTTCTGTCTCTGCCATTATAAAACACATAATCTTTTAAAAGATGTTCATCATATTTTTCTATTTTATATGGTAGTATATTGTTTGTTGACAAACCTTGTATTTTTGTATTATTTATAGATTTACCAAATAAAGATTGTTGTATGACTGGTCTCTCTAACATTTTTTGAAGGTCATACATTCCATAGAGATTTCCTAATATTTCTGGAGCTCCTATAGTCGCCAGTTTTTTAGTTAACTCGTCGACCTTTTCTTGTTCAAATATATTATATTCAACAATATAATAGCTAATACTATTTTCTAAATTAATAAATTTATTATAGCGCTTTACAATCAAGCGGGTTTCTCCTGATGTCTCTATTATAGAAGTGTCAACATTTTCATTCCTAATATATTTGTATAGCAACCCTTTGTTATTTGTGAAATAATAGTGTTCTATAATATATTGATATATAGGGTAATTCCTTTTAAAAGTTTCCCATATAGATACGTCTCTTTTAATTTCAAGCAAACTATATGAAGAATTGGTATCTTGATACTGGTAGATATCGCCATTTATTTTAATATAATAATAATAACAAAACACATTCCATAAGGTTAGTTCTTCTTCAACATTTTTATAGCTACCATACAAGTATTTTAATATTATTCTTAATTCTTTTAGATACTCATTATATTTTAGTAAATCAATATCATTATCATCACTATTTGTAGATACCATATTGCTTCCTGGTTTATAACAGCATACAGTAGCACAACAGTTATCTATTATCTTATCTTGTATCTCTGTTAGATTGGTGTCATACCTGGTAATATATTCATGTCCATACATTCCTCCATACATTCCTCCACGTATTGTTAGGGATGCTGTTGATTTTGCTCCTCCTTTAGCTTTAGGCTTGTTAGCAGATAAGATTAGATTATCGATACTGGTTATCAAAATATCCTTTAATGGTTTTACGTCATTAATTACAAAGTTATATTTTTTATTAACATTTTCAATAAAATCTATTATTAATTTTATATTGTTTATATTGAGAACTTTTAAAATACGGCGTATTGATGCTTCTTTTGTTTGAAGTTCGCTTTGTAAATTAAACATACTTGGTGTTATATAGGTAATCTCGGGATTTTCAAAAAGATTGATATAATATTCAAAAACGTAATACGGTTTAGTAAGTGTTGCTAATTCGCCTATAGTTTCAATAAATGTGGTAATTAAATATGAAAAGGCGACCTTAATAGTGTTGTAATAACTTACTATTTTAATAAGAAAATTGTCCCAAATAGCTTGATCTTTTACAAAGGTGTTAGAGTTAAATGTTATTATATATTCGAGGTTAATAGATATTGTCTTCAGTTCGTTAATATAAATATTACATAGATTAGAAAAGTTTTCAAGTAATATTTCAGGACTGTCTAATACATTAGAACATGAATTCTTCTTTTTATAATTATTTGTTAAAAATTTATTAAAGGCTCCTAATGGGTCTTTTTTAATATTCTCAATACCATGTTGTAATATTTTCAAATAGCCATCAGCAGTTTTTATTTCATTTTCGAGTGTCTCCTTATTACCATATCCTAAGGTTGACCAGTTACCATACTCCATAGAATACTTATTGATAAAAAACATGTTTAGATTAGTAGTAAATCCATCATTACTTCCGGCGTATCCCGTATATTCGTAAAGAGCACTCTGTTTAGCTTGTAAACCCTCAGTAAAAACTTTAATCTCTATAAAAATATTGTAATATTTTGTGGTTGTTTCTATATGTTTTCTCAAGAGATTTATGTTATTGAATGGAGGTACAGTAGTGAATTGTTCATTTGTTATTATATTATTATTGGTGTTCATAAAAAAATTAGGGTCTTTTAAAATGAACTTAACATTCCCTATATTTGCCATAGGGTTTGTAAAGAAAGTTTGAACATCAGTTTGTTGTAATGCTGATATATCATATAATTCATAGCAAGGAGCTCCAGATTTGTTATTATAAATAATAGCATAGTCATTACAATATAGTCGATACAACCTGGTTTCTTCCTCATTAAATTGTGTTAGCAACTCATCTACTTTCAATAATTTTTTAGATTTATTATTATAAACAATAGGTTTACTATGCGAGTTTTGAGCCCTTTCAGTAATTATATGAGTTTGTTGAGCTGTTATAAGCGCATTTATATCTTTTGACAATAAAGGTGGTGCTTTATCATTATGTAAAGGGTCACATATTACTTTAATATTTTTAGCAGACATATTCCATACGTCAACAATATATTTATTTAGTAATTTAGAAGATGAATCATACAAATAGCAAGGTTCGATAGTTGTTCCGAGCATAAAAGGACACTCTAAAATACAAGCGATATATGCTAAGAACCTATCACATGTTAGTAATATAATATTATTTATGTAAGGTTGGAGACAATTTAAAAAGCTTGTAAGGATCAATTGTCCAAAGTCTCCATAGCCTTTTACACACATACATGTGGTTGTTTTAAATAGTCTTTGGACTTCTTTATCACCTGACGAACCCGCTAAAGTATTTTTAATATAATCTACGAATACTTTGTCGAACATTCCTTTATCGTTATTTAAGAATGTACAAATGCCAGCTACTGAGAATCCTTTTTGACCTATGGTACAGCTGGAAGAAGTTAATTCGGTAAGATTACTTGTTTGATAAAAGGATAATCTAAGTTTTTTTTGAGTGGAATCGCTCATATTTGCCAGAGCAACTTTGTTTGTTATATCAGCACCTGAATTCATATATTTAAATATAAAAAACGTATCTTTATTGCTAAAATATTCAAAAAATCCTTGATAAAATATAAAACCGATATTATACATGGTCATTTCATTATTACAAAATGTACAAGAAACAGCGTCATAACTGTTCAGGTTCTCTTTGTTATAAGCACAACCGGCTGAATCAATAATTTGTGCTATTGTAGATATTTTTGAACAACACATGGACTTTTTCAAATCTATTTCTTCTTTTAGGGTTTTTTCGATTGTATCTTCTAATTTTTTAGCATTCCCGTCTCTTACGCCAATATCCATACAATAGTATTTTAGTCCTGATAATTCAGTCTGTGATGATATAAGTTCTACTTTGCTATTAGGTGGAATAATGTATCTATTTTTTAATTCATCGGCTATAGTTCCCAAAGAAAACTGTATAAAATTAACATCGATACCGTTTGAACATCTATTGCCTTCATCGTCAAAATCGTGGCGCTGATCTATTCGAATGGCTCTAAGTAGGATGTTCATACGGTCAATAATTGTTTGAATATTTTTACCATTATTTATGTCATAATTATATATGTCGTAAATTAGTTCTAAAGCGACTGTTCTGTTTGTACATGGTGTATTTATAATTGCCTGAACTTTGCTATCGATTTTGTTATACCATACTAATTTAGCTTTTATTTTCAATATTTGAGCCTTGTCGATACTCAAAACATGTATATCTAAAGGCATCTACGTTATTTTGACTCTTAATAATATTAAAAGATAAAAATGAGTATCGACAAGGCTCAAATATTGAAATCAGGATTAGTTATGGGCTTATATGATATGTGTAGTTAGGAATGATGATGATATGTTAGGAATATTTAAGTATATACTAATTTATTAAATAAAAGTATGTGTATATAATAGAATTTGGTAAGAATATAGGATACAAATGGGAGGAAGTTTTAGTAAATTTAAGGAAGACAGACGCAAATTTATGCCTTCTTCTTCTGAAAAGGAAGAAGATGAAAAAAATTTTGCTATAAAATCGAGACAAACAGCATTAATATTGCGAGATAAAAATGCAGAAAATATAGTTAAAAAACAAGATACAGAAGAAAAAGCGAAAATATTAGCAGCAGCAGAAGTAGAAAGATCAAATTTTGATGAAGAACTGATGAGAACAGCTAAAAATTCATCAATACTTAATGATGACGATATACGAAAACTTCAAGATAATAATAATCTTTCTACTGAAGATTTTAAAAAAAAGCAAGAAGAACAAATAAGAAAACAAGTAAAAATAAATCAAGAAGAAAGAAGAGAAAAAGTAATGAAAACATTAAGAAAAAATTCAGGTGGCGGAGGAAATAATAAAAACAAACCCATTATTATAGTAAGGAAAGAAATCTTAGGAAAGGAAAGGTGTATATATAAGAAGACAGGAGACCGGAAGGAATATGTAAAATACAAGAGCAACTTAATAACTGTAAAGGATTATAAGAAGATAATAAAAGCAAGGAATAATAAAAAGATCTAATATTAATTTATCCAACTTAATACTGTGTTATTGTCATATGTTTTCCAATCATCAATAGTACGTTTTACAGGGTTCGAGAACTCATCATCAGGTAGCTTAACAATTTGTTTTGTAGCTCGTCCATAGGTATAGAACTCTTTAACATCAAATTCTTTAGCAAGAAAGAAGAATATGCGATTAAGCCTTTGTCTTAGTAGCGACGAGATTGCTTGGCTTTTAGTTTGCTGTTTCACTATTAACTTGATAGTAGCGTCATCAACACCTTTACTTACGAGGATACCACGTGTTTGGACATCAAGACCTTGATCTAATATCATTTTAACTACTCTTTTTTCAACACCTTTACGCAATAACAAGTCAGCAGTTTTGCTATCCATAATTTTGCTACCAAGTTTAAAGAGTTCACTTTTAGCATTCTCGACATTAGAGTTATAATTTACGAAATATGCTTTAAAAAAGGTTATAACTTCTTGAAAATTACTGAATCCAAAGTGTTCTCGTGATAATTTCTCTTTTATCTCAATATCATAAGAATCTCTCTCAGCAGGTGGTAGTAAATTCTTGATATCACGCAGTATTAGATAGAGCATCACACTTCCTGTTCTACCAGCACCAGCTAAGCAGTGCACAATTATACTATTTTCTTTTTTAGAGGTATCTTTTATTTTTGATATTTCATTCCAAGACCACAAAAAGCCGGCAGTCATGTCTTCCATTTTTATATCATAGTATTTTCCATTATTCAAATAGCCTAATTCATTAGATGTAAGCATCAGGTCATCTATATCTTTTTGTGTCATATATGCGTAAGGCTTCATCTCGTTACATTTACTTTCAGGTTGAGCTAAAATAAGTTTTTTAGCGGCTTCCCACATAAGGTATTCGCATTCTCTGTCATATGGATTGCAACCTATACCAAGGTTGATTCTATTATTTAGTTTATTTGTACCACTCGAACAGCCATGTAGATCGGCTATATTATATATTTTCATATGAAATAGATAGATCATGCTATTAAGCAAGAGTTCTCTATTAAATTGATGAGGGAGTTGCATGCCATATATATGTAAATTATTGATAGGTTGAAAAATTGTATTAAAACCGGTAGGATCAGGATAAGGGAAATTTTCAGGTTTAAACTTACAAACAACATTATGAACATTAATATTACCGTCATTCATATTTTGGCGCAAGAGCATTCGTATATCATAGGATTTGGCGATTGGTATTCTTGCGTGGTCATTAGCATAGCGAAAGAATTCTACTTCATCATCATGTTCTGTATAACCGTAACGATTTTTAGTTACTCTATCAGCTGCTTTTAAATAGTACTCCATTTGTTTACTTAAATATTGAAAGAATATTTTGTCTTCGGGTGTAGGAGATGTAGGAGATGAGGGGTTGCTACCTATACCTCCTATAGTTTTTCTTCGGGATAGATGTGATGATTGCGATGCTTGGGATAATTGTGTTAATCTTCTTAAGTGTCGTGTTCTTTGGGACTGACGTTTTTGTTTTTCTTTTTTATAAGTTTCTTCGGCATAACTATCATATCCGTTTATTATTTTATACCAGATAATCCATAATTTTCTTTTTAATTCATCTTGTATTATTTTAGATGACATTCTAAAGTCTTCTTTTAATTTTTCATCATCTACAGTTTCATCATCAAGATATATGCCTACTTCTGATAATAACATGTCATAAGTAATATATTCTGGGGGATTATGGGAACTTATAGGGACACCATTTTTATCTGTAGCATCACCATTATGAAGACTGTGTGTTAAATAGGTAAAATTCTTATTAGCTTTAAAGTTTTGAGGCTTTATTTGAATTTTTAAAGGTTTTGGGAACTGTGTGTGTATATAGTAGGATGAAGATAATGTAGGGGATGATTTTAGCTTATTAGAATAAGGAAACATATGCGTAGCGTTTTTTTTTCCAAATATAGTGGATTGTTCGATATTTTTTGTATTAAAAGATGTTATACCACCTTTTAAAAAAGAGTTCATTTTACTATATATAAATAAAAAAACAAAATGGGAGATATATAAAAGCTCATTATAAAAATAAGGTATAGATTGGGGGATTTAAATTATTTATAGTGCTTATCAGATGTGTGAGGTAAATGCGGTGATTATTATTCTATCCAATTCATTACTTCGGAATATCTTGGATCATTCGAATCACTTAATATTTTATCAATATTATAATGTTCCCAATCGGAAATTTTTACTGTATAAGCTTGACAAAACTGAACTGTTAGTAAGATATTTTCCTTGTCGTATGTATCAGGATCAAGAGTTATTTTTGATATTTTCTTTAATGAATGACTAAAGTCTCCGGGCTTCTTTCCAAAATCAGTATGATGATATGTAACAAATTCTTTTATTTCAAAGTGTCTCGCAAGAAAGACAATTATAAAGTTCAGTCTCTTTCTAAATAGTATAATACGATCTATATCATCCTTTTTTTCTCCTAATTCGAATAGTTCTGCTATCATATGTTTAATAAAATACCTATTATCGCTCAGAACATCATCATCAACTACTGTAAAATAAGGTAATAATTTTGTTTCTATAAATGTTGGAATACTATTGCAACCAAAATAGAGTTTAGAAATATCTTCTTTTATATTGTTACTCTCTTCTGGTTGTGAATCGCGCATTAATAGGTAAAGAATAACACTACCTGTTCTACCTGCACCAGCTAAACAGTGCACAACAAGTTTGTTATTTTCACCTTTTATATTTTTAATAGTTGATATAGCGTTCCATGTACGCAAGGTACCTGCTGACATATCAGCATATTCAATACCATAATATTTAGCATTATTAGGAGGTGGTGATACATCTGCTGTAGCGATTGCCAGAGCCCACATATCAATCTCGCAATTTCTATCAAACAGGTTGCATCCTACCCCTTTTGTAATCATAGGATGTCCACCATTAATTCCACTATTACAGTCCTGTAAATCTACTATACTATATATACCAGATTTATGTAGTTTATACATAGTTCCTAATAGTTTAACTCTATCAAATTGATGAGGAAGTTGCATACCATAAACATGACAGTTTATATTTGGTCGGTAAAGTTTATTAAATATATATGAATCTACATATTGAATTGAATTCAAAGTATTACTACTATCATAAATTTTTCGTCTATATTCTTTAATCTGGTCTTCGGTAGCATAATCTAATTTTCTCTTAGCATGGAATGCTTTAACAACACTATTTTTTCCATTATCTTCTTCTTCATTAAGTACATATCTGAAAAATTGTTCTACTATTGCTTGTTGACCTTTATCTGTTAACCCTTTTATAATTTCTTTAGATTTTTTTTCCAATTCAACTCTATATTTTATACATTCTTGATCTATTCTTGAATTAATTTCGGTATCAAGTTCGAGTGTTATCCCAAAAACAGTTTCTTTTAGCCTTTGTTTTACCATTATTGCAATTTTATTTAATTTTTCTGACATTCCTCCTTTATATTTTTTTCCATATTTAGCTTTTCTTACATGTTTTATATTTTTTTTCCCTCCTGTTTTTTTTGCTTGTAAAAAGGCATTAATATTATCTTGTAATACTTTTTCATATTGAAGTATTGTTGTGTCACTATAATAATATTTTTCGTCACCTTCTTTTATACCTCTGTTCTCTTCATTTATATTATTAAAAGAAAGTGTCTCTTCCTTTGATACGTTTGGTGTTGTTGCGTCAATTATTTTTTTACCTGATTTTTCTTTTGAATATAATTCTAATATTTCTGGTGTTGTTGCGTCATTTATTTCTTTATCTGATATTTTAATTTCTTCTAATCTATCATTTATTTCTTTATCTTGTGTTAGTGATGATTTTTTTAATTCTAATGCTTTTATTAATTCATCATATATTTGTATATCTTTTTCTAAAATTTCAATTTCTTTTGATTGTTCTTCTGTTGTTTTTAATTCTTCTTTTGATTGTTCTCCTGATGTTTTTAATTCTTCTTTTGATTGTTCTCCTGATGTTTTTAATTCTTTTAATCTTTTTATTAATTCATCATATATATCTTCTTTTGATTTTTTAGGTTCTTCTTTTGATTTTTTAGGTTCTTTTTTTAATATATCTATTAATTTTGTCTTTACCATTTCAGCTTGTGCTTCTTCAGCTGTTTTTGCTGCTGTTTCTGCTTTTGTCGCTACTGCTTCTACTGAGTATTTAAAGTCTTCTAAAATCATTTCTTTGCCTCCTTTTGATACCTTCTTCTTCTCGACTTTAGCCTTATGGACTGCTTTAGTCTTCTCGACTTTAGCCTTAGGGACTGCCTTCTTCTTCTCTACTTTCTCCTTATGGACTGCCTTCTTCTTCTCTACTTTCTCCTTATGGACTGCTTTAGTCTTCTCGACTTTAGCCTTAGGGACTGCCTTCTTCTTCTCTACTTTCTCCTTATGGACTGCTTTAGTCTTCTCGACTTTAGCCTTAGGGACTGCCTTCTTCTTCTCTACTTTCTCCTTAGGAACTGCCTTCTTTTTCTCTACTTTCTCCTTAGGAACTGCCTTCTTTTTCTCTACTTTCTCCTTAGGAACTGCCTTCTTCTTCTCGACTTTCTCATTAGGAACTGCTTTCTTCTTCTCTACTTTCTCTTTAGGGACTGCTTTCTTTTCAACGACAGCCTTAGATAATTCTTTTGGTACTTTAGTTTTGCGTGGCATTCTAATAATATTAAAATAAAAAATAAATTCATATAATATTTAATTTAATAAGGAAATCAAATGGATTAGACTTTCATATAAGATACATGATATGAGGATAAGTTATTTATTAAAAATAATTTATTTTTAGAAATTTTTAGGAAGTTATAGAGAATAAAAAGTAAATGCTAAGCATACAATAAGTAATACATGAGATGTGTCGAACATCAGCTTACTTTGTGATAAACGACGAATATCATGAGTTAATGAGGATATTGTTATATAAGAGGGGATTAAAATATTTAACATTAAAGAGGAATGAGATAGATAAAAGATATGAGACATATATGTTTACGAAGGATGAAGGGAATA